TTTACTTTTTATGATGTTATAATGATGCTTTTGTTAGCAGCTATTGTATATTTTGTAGGCAAAAAGGTAATAATTAAACTATTATCATTTAAATATAAACGATCTAGAAGCAGGTTAGAAGCTCGTATAGGCCTTAAACATAGGTTAGCAATTGATTCTACCATAAATAAAAAGACAAGGCCTAGAATTAAAATTAGAAAGGCTAAGAAGGTTAAGGTTGAACAAGCTGCATATAATGAAAATCAAGATGAAAGTACGAATATACCAGAGGATAACAAGATTAAAGATAGAAATTTATCTTTCGATGAAAGGCTTGAGAAAATAAGAACTAAACCAGCTTAGAAAGGAGTTACTATGTCTCAGTTAATGATGATGATTGATTTTAAAACTAAAGAAGCTAGGGTAGGACTAGATGAAACTTTAAATGAGGAATATAAATCTTGGATTAACCGGTACCCTAATGGAAGAGAAATAGTCAGGAAGCGTGGCTACAACAGAAGGCTCTGGAATCTATGGAAAGCCGAAGATAACGAACTCTACAGAAATAATTTCTAAATTCTGAAAATAAAGGCATTTACAAAAGCATTCTAGTATGTTATAATTATACTATAAAATAAAGGAGGAACATTAATGGATAACATGCAGCTTATGGCTATTAACTGGATTACTAAAGAAAAGATATGCGGATCCCCTCAAACGGTTACCGATGTCTTTAAAAACTGGCAAACAAGACATGAAGATAATGAAGCAGAATTAAAGAAACTGAATATAAGAGCTTATAATAAAACCCTTTGGGAAGTATGGAATGAGTTTCCAAATGAAGGGGAAACAATGCACTTGATGTCTTGTCTACAAAAGGATAGAAAAATTGATATCTGTAATTCAGAGGAATATCAACAGGTTACTGAATTCTTATATCTACATAATTCAGGATTTGCAGTTTTAAATATTGATTCAGATGCAGATACTTGTATCATTGAATTGCTCTAAAAATAAGCCCCTCTTTACCCCAGGGTTAAAAGCTCTGGGGTTTTCTTATCTAAGAAGATCAGAGCTCGAAGTTTTCTGCAGAGCGCGGCAGACGCGTCGGGCAAAATGTTCTTTGCAACTTAGAGCACTTTTCTTTAATGAGCTCTGTTTTACTAATAGTCTTGAAAGTTTAAATTGTCCAGAATGTTTAGACAATTGAGACAATGAGCTCTGGTTCGCTGAGCTCTGAGTTTGACATGCACACCGGTAGAGTTGGTTTATTCACTAACCAAACTAAGTCCCTCGAAAAGCGCTAAAAAAGGGACCCCTTTTCGAGGTCCCTACCAAAGAATTTTGAAATTATACTGCAGCTTCTTTTTCGGCTTTTTCAGCGGCCTGTTCAGCTTTGAAAACCTCAACCATGACTTTCAGTAATTTCGGGAGTAATTTTACATCTGAGATTTTGGCCAGATATTTCATGGTTCCGAGGTGTTTTTCGTGTGCCTGTTTGGCTGAGATTCTTGTGAGGTTGTATTCCTTTTCAGTTTCTGAATCCAGAACCACGTTGATTTCGATTGAAAGGGAATTTTTGGATTTTAAGATTTTGCAAAGCCTCTTCTTGCCTTCGAAAAAACTGGTTCCTGTGGAAATTTCTGAGCTGATGATTTTAGTACCTTTGATTGCTGCTGTGGTATTTTCTACTGCGATTTCAAAAGGGGATTTTACTGCTGCCATATTGGGCCTCCTATGATCCGTGGCCTTGGTGCCACTGCCGATCTAATAATTATTTATTAATTATTATAGATTTATTATAACACAGTAGAGCGGTTTTGTAAATACCTTTTTATTATTTTTTTCATTTATTTTTAGCCAAAGAATATCATTAATTTTTGGTCATATTGCCTATTTACAAAGGCGTTCTATTATGGTATAATTAAGCTATAATTTAAAGGAGGATACAAAATGATTAATTCATATCAAAGCCCTAAAGAAGGCGAAATATTCATATCAATGTGGGATGGCGACTGCATGATTTATACCATCTTCGATACAGAGGAAGAGAAGGCAGCAGAAGTGGCCCGAAGGAAGAAGATAAACGATGAGGCTAAAGAAGCTCACCAAAATTACATAAAGTATTTGGAGTCAATCGGGGAATAAGACTGGAGTGGAGGACTCGGCTAAAGGGTCCTCCTAAGACCAGCTGACAGGCACCCACCCATGGGCTCAAAATTTCGCAGAAAACTGCGCAAAAAATAAAACGCTTTTTAGGCCTCTCTCGGGCGACCAGATTTTTTGACTTTCAGAATGTTCTGTCTATTCTTATCTCTAGTTAATCAGTTTATCTAAAAGCGCTTTCCCAATTAGTTTTACGGTTCATTATACGGTCATTTGAACTAGGCTAACCAGGGTAACGTTCTATGCGAATCCACAATATCCACAATCAGTTCCACAGAGTGCTATAAATGCTATTATAGACTAAATACGACAATTAATTCTTAACGGCCAATACGATTTGTTAACGTTTATTGAAAAATGAGTTTAAATGAATAGTAATCTTAATAACAAATCTAGGAGGTTATAGAATGAAATTAGAATTAGTTGAAAACGGGTCAATATTAAATATCGAATTAAGTAATGGAAAGCATCTATCAATGTCAGAAGAATTCTTAATGCAACTTGCTGATGTACGAGATGAAATGAAACATCGTTCACCGGGCCTAGGTAGACCTAGCTTCGACGTCTACGAATATATTAAAAATCAAGAAAAAATGATTTTAAAAGAAGGAATAAGATGCTAATAACTAAAGCTATAAATAAGAACGAAAGCGTAGCTCATTATGAGTTGAAGCAAATAGCTAAGTATATTCTATATAGCAAGGGCTTTACATGCATAGCTACAGAAGTTGGAATGGAAAGATATGATAGTTTGCTTTCAGAATATAAATGGTTTAAGTCTACGCATAAGATCATAATCGATACTATCGGTATTAAAGGTAATTTAGAATCTGTAAGAAATTATGGAAAAAGCCTAGATAAATATAAATTGATGGGCATAGAAGCTAAAGCTAGTTATGGTGATTTTCTAAATGGATTTTGTTGCCAGAGTGAATATACGTATGTGATAGCCCCTAAAGGTGTGATTCCTGTAGATAAGATTCCTAATAAAATTGGATTGATAGAAGTAGATTTAGAATCGTATCAGATTCTAAGGACTAGTAAGGGATTCGAATTCTATGGAATAGAAACTGTGAAGCAATGTAGCAGTAGAAAGAAAGAGATTTATAGAGGCAGAAATGATTTATTTAGAAAGGATATGTTTAATTACTTAAGAAAGATAGCTTATAGAAGTTCTGTGAATGATATATTTAAGAAAAATGAAATTCTAATAAAAGGATTTAAAATCAGAAAGGAGCAGTAATGGATAGATATGATGACGACTTGCAGTTAGAATATCTTAATAATTGGAAAGAAAGACGTGAAGCTAAGAGACTAAAGAGGAAATTCTATGCAAAGCAAGTAAGAATGGATTTTATATTTCTATTTAGAAACTTAGGGCTTCTATTAAAGAATATGTAGGTGATAAAATGGGTTTAAATGTAGAATATGTATGTGAAAAATGTGGTAAACCTGCAGATGAAGATTTGTTAAAATCTAATAAGAATTGGAAAGTATATAAAACAGAATGTATTTGTGGTGGAAAGATAGTTGCAAAAGCTGATATGGAGGATGATGAAATGGCACAATGTACTGCGAAATGCAAAGCGACTGGTGAAAGATGTAGAAGGAAAGCAGTAGAGGGATATAATGTGTGTACTGTTCATGGCGCTGGTACTAAAAAAAGAGTTGAACAAGGCATAAGAAAAAGGCCAGGAGCACCTATTACTACCGGTGGACGAAGTCAGTATATGAAGAAAGAAGTTTTAGACAAAGTTCATGACTATCAGAATGATCCCGATTTAGAAAAGCTTGATTGGGAATTGGCGTACCTTAAGACTCTTCCAGATAGAGTAGAAAATAGTGATATGTTAGAAACTGACAAAATATTGTTATTGGAAAAGACATTAACTTCTATATTTAACAATATGGATAAAAGGGAAAAGATTATCGAAGCTAGAAGATATTCTTTTGGTGTAGAAAAATTGCAATTATTGATTCAATACATGTTTGCTTCTGTTAAAAAGCACGTATCTGACCCTAATGTATTAATTGCTATAGCTAAAGACTTAAGGGAAATTGCAGGGCAGACAAACAATATTGATGGAAATAGTGCAGGATTTCCTACGATCGAATAATATAATACCAAAAATTGTTAATTATAATGTGAGGTGCAAAAATATGAGATAACAGAGGGACAATATTATGTTGAGTGAAAAAGATTTCCTAATAGTTCCAGATGAATATGGCTGGAAATTAATAAATAATCATAAACTAAAGATTTTAAGAGAAAAGTATAACTCATGCGATCCGGCAGTTTACAAAGGAATCTGGAAACAATGTCATACACATTTACTAAGCAAAAATATGGCTTATGTAATGAGAGACAATTTGATTAAATCAAGGATTCCTAAGACTAGAAATAAGAGAATTTTAATGTCTCATATTAGGATTGCAGAAGATGAAATATATATTTCTAAAATAAAGAAATTAATTTACACAAGAAACAATAAAGGAAAGCAAGAATACTTAAATGAAAGAAGAGAAAGCTCTAATTATAGATTAAGTAAGCAGAACAGGATTAGGAGGAAGAAGTAGTTTACAATCCAAAAATAAATAAACAATTAAAATTTTATACGTTGCTAGACCCTGATAGAGGTAGGTATAATTAATTCCAAATATTAATTTATTAGGATTAAAATATAAATTTCTATCAGGGTCTAGATAAATTGGAGGTTAAAAATGAGATTAAAATTCAAAAACTTTAATTCACCAGAGGAATTATGTGCCTTTGTTAATGACGATGAAAGTTCTATAAATATCTTTGGTATCTGTCAAGATGAGTTTGGTAAATATGTTTTGTTCTTTGGTTCAAATTCTACAGAACGAATAAATAATATAGAAGCAGAACCAAGATTAGATGTAGAAGAATTTTGGGCAAGTAGATATGAACGGAGGAACAATAATGGCGGCGAAAATCAGTAAAAAAAGCAAACAAAATGACGTTTTTGCAGAATTATTTAGTAGTTTAGAAAATATGATGAAAGAAGATGACCCTAAAGAAATGTCATTTGGTTCTGCTTTAAATCAAATGGCTAATTTTTTTGAAACAGAAACTAATAAGCAAATAGATGCTGGCGAAACATTTGATGAAATTTGGGAATTTGAACCAGTTGATTCATATACGTTCTGTACAAGCGAAAAATATCTAAACTTAGGAAGTGAGATTTATCCAGTAGTATTACAAGATTTAGCTGACACATTCCCCGGAGACCCTAAAAATATGAATCCAGAGCACTCTGAAATTATATTTGATGAAGCGATTGGTTCTGGTAAGTCATTCAAGCTTTCTATATTAGCTTCTTATATGGCATATAAACTATTATGCCTTAGAAATCCACAAAAATTCTTTAAATTAGCTCCAGGGTCAAAGATAGCTATAATGAACATGTCAGTTTCTGCATCTCAAGCTAAAAGAGTTGTATTTGGTGAAATCAAAAATAAAATCGACTATAGTCCATGGTTTCAAGATCACTATCCACCGAACCCTAGAATAAGATCAGAATTACAATTTGACCCTTCTCCAGAAAGCATGAATAAAAGAGAGATGGGAAGAATCTATAAAAACATTTATATTATACCAGGTTCATCATCAGGTATGGCACCATTAGGATATAATCTGTTTTGTGGGATTATAGATGAAGCAACATTATGGAGAGATACTGAAAATAAAGACTATGTAGAAGATGTTTATGATATAATCCGACGAAGAGTAACATCTCGTTTTATGGATAAAGGGCTAATAGTTTTAGGTGGATCGCCAATGTATAGTACTGACTTCCTTGAAAGACGAATTAAAGACGTTAAAGACAGAGAACTTAAGAATGTAATGGTAAGAAGAAGAAGTCATTGGCATGCTAAATATCCAGACTATAAAGGACCAATGTTTTATTTTCATTTAGAAGACTGTAAAGTATTTAAAACAGAAGAAGAAATGCTTTTAGACAGAGATAAGGTAGCTAAAAGAGCTGGTGATAATTGGGAAAATGCAGTAAAGTTATATGATGATCAAATACATCAAATTCCGATGATGTATTATGATGATTTTCATAAAAATCCCGAAGGTTCTAAGCGAGATTTAGGTGGTTGGCCATCAGATGCTATCAGCTCATTTATAGAAAACCAATCTATTATAGAAGAAAATATAAATATGGATAGAGTAGACCCAGTAAGAGCACCTTTTCTATTCAAAAAATGGTTTAGGCCAAAAAATAGAAAAGCTTGGCACGTAATTCATATTGACCTTGGTATTACCGGAGATGCATGTGGTATTTCGATGGGCCATCCTGAAGGTTTTACTGAAGAAGGTGGGGTTCTAGTGTGGATAGATTTTATAATGAGAATACAGGGCAGTAAAGAAGAGCCTATTCAGATAGAAAATATTCGAGAAATGATTTATAGATTGTCAAAATTAGGGTTTCCTATTGGATTAATCACGATGGATGGATTTCAAAGTGTCGATAATATCCAGATTTTAAGAAAAAAGGGATATAATACTGAATATTTATCATTAGATAGATCGCTTCTTCCCTATGAAGAATGGAAAGCTGCATTAAATGAGCATAGATTAAATATGTATGAACATGAAACATATATTAAGGAAGCTAAAAAGCTTGAAAAAATCAAAAATAAGAAAATAGATCACCCTAGGGGTGGTTCTAAAGACTGTACAGATGCCGTTGGTGGTGTTACTTATAATTGTAATATAGTAGCACATTGGGATCCACCAACAGATGAGGATGATGAAAGTGAAGTTTACAGTTTTTAAGGAGGGAGTAAAATGGCAGAAAAGATCAGAAAAAATAGTCAGCTAGATGGTAATACTAAAGCCACTATAATCAAAGATACATCTGGCGATGCTATAGTTGAACTTTCGACTGAAGATATGCTTACAAGTGTTGTTTTTAAACAAAAAGAAACTTCTAAAAAGATTAAAAAACCAGTTAATGGAACGAGTAAACAGATTGAAGACGAATTTGTTGACTTATATGGTTCTGATATCATAGAACCCCCATACAACCAACTTTTATGGGCTAGTTTAATGGAAACTAATACACGATTAGCAAAGCTAATTAGAACATATGCTAGAAATACTGTTGGTTTAGGTTGGAGAATAGTTCCCAAAAAGGCAATTACTAAAAAAACTACTGCTAAAGAAAAGAAAGCTATTGAAGAAGAAAAGGAAATGCTCGAAGATTTCTTTAATAATATAAGTGATATCTTGCCTTTTGAAGAAATATGTTTTAGAGCAAAAGTTGATGAAGAATCTATGGGTAATGGTTATCTTGAAGTTACAAGAGATTTAAAAGGAAAGCCTATGCATTTATTTCATATTTCCGGACATACAGTTAGAGTCCTTAGAAATAAAAAAGGATTTGTTCAAATAAGAGATGGCCAGAAAGTTTACTTTAAACTTTTTAATGGCGATTATGATATGAATTATCTAACTGGAGAAATAGTTGCAAAAGGCGCACTGAATTATGAGGAAAGAGCAACTGAAATTATACCTTTTCAGATATATACGCCAAGAGATTCATATTATGGAATACCAAGATATGTAAGTACTGCAGATGCTATAGCAGGAAATAAACTTTCTGCAAGAAGAAATTTGTCTTTCTTTAAAAATGATGCAACTCCAAGAATGGCAATAACAGTTGCCAATGGACAGCTCACTACTGGATCTATACAAGAAATTAAAGATTTTGTAAATAGTGAAGGTAAAGGTGTAGATAATGCTCATAGAGCTATGATTATTCAAGCAAAAGGTAAAAATATGGGTGATGCTAGCCAAAATAATGTAAAAATTGATGTAGTACCTTTGACTGTAGGACAAACTGACGACGGCTCATTTATTAAATATAGAGAGGCAAATGATGAAGAAATAAGAGAAGCATTTGGTATAGGCGAAGTATTTCTTGGTTCTAAAGGTACTGTTAATAGGGCTACAGCATCTATCCTTAGAGAAATAACTAATAATCAAGAATTTATACCAGATGCTAAAGTAAAAGAATTTATGATTAATCAGACAATCTGCAAAGATCTTGGTGCGAGACTTTGTAAATTAGAATTTGTAAGGCCTTCTGCTCTTGGTGAATTAGATATGGCAGATATTTTTGCAAGATATTTACAGGGTGGTGGTATTACTCCTAATGATATAAGACATCAACTTGGAAAAGATGAATATTCTGAAGAATGGGCAGATAAACCAATACAGATAGCATTAGTTGAATATCAAATGGGATTGTTAGCAGAACAAGGCGCTGCCTTAGGTGGCGATAATGGTAAGACTGATTCTAACAACGACGAAAATAATGAAGGTAATAATACCGATGAAGATGAAAATAATGACTCTAAAGATGGTTCTAATAAATCTAATAAGGAAAAAAATGAACAAGTTGAGAAGATAAGATTGAAAATAATAGATACTGTTCAAAAAATGTTAGATCAAAGTATGACAACAGCAATCATCAGCTTAGATGATGATAACTAAGTATCAAACTATTTAATTATTATGTGAACTAAATTTAAAGAAATGGAGATGAAAATATGGTTAGGGAAGTAGTTCTTAATAAGCAGACTTTTGTAGGATTTGCTTTGGATACTAAACCGTCTGGCATAATTGCTTTAAATTCAGAATATATTGAATTTGATGAAGACAATAAAACTATTACTAAATACAAATTCAATGGTATTGACTGGATTCAATTTGAAGTTAATACGTATTCCGGTGCATCTACAATAGTTGTTGGGGGAAATGAGGACTTATTGCAGGGAAATATTACTTGTAATGGAGCTAAGCAAGCTATTTCTGCAACTAGTTTACCTTGTAAAGTAATAACTCTTCAGGCTAATCCAGCTAATACAGCCAATATTTTAGTTGGTAACAGTTTACTTGACGATACACATTATGCATTTATTTTAGTGCCCGGCGGAAATATAACACTATCAATTTCTAATGCTAATAAAATATTTATAAAAGGTACGACTTCTGACAAAATAAGTTTTGGTGGTGAAGCTTAATGCTTTTAAGATCTGGTTTTGGGAACAAAAGAAATAGAATATCTACTCCAGCAGTTTCAAGCCCAAGTATTATAAATCTTTGTATGAATCCTAGTTTCGAAAGCGATTTTCAAAATTGGGTTTCAGAGATGGAAGATACAAGCCTTGGATGGACTTCTGGAGAAGGTACTGGGATTACTATAGATAGTACAAGACATAGTTCTGGTTCTAAATCTATAAAATTAATGGCAGACAGAGTTTTATGTTATGCATCTAGACTGTCTAATGAGATGATTCTTAATCAAACTATTGCAAAAAAAGTTGCTTTTGAAGCTGATTTTTATTTTGACAATATGGGTGATTATAGAACTTTTGAAACTAAATTGGAAATTTATTATAAAGGGGGAGGCTGGTTAACTACTATCCCTGATAATAAATCTTGGCAATCCGGGACTCTTACACCTCCTAGCAATTCGCCAAATGGTGTATGGATGCATTATAATGCGGTTTTAGATATGGGAGTCGAACCTATATCTTCATTAAAACTTCATTTTATTCTTACAAATGGATGGACTTCTCAAAAAATATTTGTTAATATTGATAATATTAAAGTTTACGAAATTGATTAGACAAAAGAATTAAATCAATTATGATTTAATATATAATTACTATTTTAATCTATAATAATGAAAATAATTTTTAAGAAAGGAGGATATATAATGGCAACAATAGATATTAATAAATCTTTTGAGTTTGGAGTTAGACCTATAAGTGTTTGGAAAGATGATTCTACAAATAAACATTATGTTAATGCAGTCGCTTCTGATACAGAAGAAGATTATCATGGTGAAAGATTATCTTTAAATGCTTTAAATGGTCTAGTTAAGTGCATAAATAACAAAGAACCATATGCAGTAACATTACTTCCAAGTCATTGGGATGCTTTCGAAATAGGAGTTTGTGAAAGTTCAAAAGTAATAGATAGTCAAGATGTATCAGGAGCTAAAGCATTATCCGTTGATATTGAACTTGATCTTGATTATCCGGAAGCCAGGTCATTATATAATGATGTCAAAAAAGGCAAATCTAAAAAGCAGCTTTCTATAGGAGGCTATTTAAATCCTGACAATGAGAATGCTTATTATTGGGAACCAAAGATGAAATATGATGATAATGGAAATTTAGTTCAAGATTGGGTCTTAGTGCTTGATGATGTTATTTTAGAGCACATAGCAGTAACAAGAGCAAATAAGGCTGCTAATAATAGATCTGGTTTTGTAGGCACAATTGCCAAGTCTTTAGGACTAGAAAAACCAAAGGATTTTATCATTAAAGAGCAAGGTTTTAATGTTCTTAACGATACTAAAAATAAGTTCTGGGAAGTTAAAAATTCCGCTAAAAATAAAGGTGAAATTTTCATTTATGGAGACATTGTTAGCTATAAATGGTGGGATGAAGATGTTTCCGCAAACAGCCTTATTAAAGATGTAAAAGATCTTGGAGATATTTCAGAACTTGATATTAGAATTAACTCCGGTGGTGGAAGTGTATTTGCTGCTGCTGCTATTTTAAGTTATTTAAGAAGTCATAAAGCATTTAAAACTGTTTATATAGACGGTTTAGCTGCTTCAGCTGCTTCTGTAATAGCTATGGCTGGAGATAAAATTTGTATGCCTTCTCATGCTATGATGATGATTCACAACCCAGCTACTATTGCATGGGGCGATTCAAGAGAAATGAGGAAAACTGCAGATACTTTAGATAAGATTAGAGACTCTATTGTAAATGCATATCAGACAAAATGTGGTAAAGATTACGAAACCATTTGCAATTTAATGGATGAAGAGACATGGATGACTGGTAAAGAAGCGGTAGAACAAGGGTTTGCAGATGTTGTTCTTGATAATGTAGAAATATCAGCATACTATGAAAAAGATATTTTAAATGTAAACGGTTTGAGCATTGAATCTTCAAGATTCAAGAATAAATCAAAAATTACAGAAATTATGAAATCAATAGAAAAGGAGGGAGGCATTAGCATGGCCAAAAACGGTGTAAACAAAGGTATGGCAAATGGATGGGGTAAAGCCGTTAATAATTTCTTAAATCCTGCAAACAATGAAAATGAGAAAGCTAAAGCTGAAGAAGCTGCTAAAATCGAAAATGCTAGAAAAGCATTAGAGGTTTTAAATTCGCTAAACGGGCTGGATAACTTACCCGAAGATTTAAAAGCTGCTATTAACAGTCTTAATACTGCTCCTGCAGCTAATACTGATGAAGTTGATCCTGTTAATTCCGGTTCAGAAGATCCTGTTGTAGATCCCGAAAATACTGAAGGTTCTGAAGAACCTGTTACAGAAGATAATCCTACAGACAATCCTGAAAATACTGAGGGATCTGAAGGGCCTGAAACTAATCCTGCTACAGAGCCTGAAAACTTTAATCCTGAGTCTTTTAAAGATTCAATTATGGATGAGGTTAAAAACTTAATTAATGGTATTCAGGAAGAAAATAAAAAATCAATGGAAAGTGTTGGAGCTTCTGTTGGAAAAATTATCGGAGAAGTTGTTAAGCAGCAGCTGGAACCTTTAAATTCCAAAATTTCTGCTATTGAAAAATCTGCTGGTGGAAGTAAAAGTTTAAGCGGTCAGGAAAAGCCTGCTGTTACTAAGCAGAAAACCACTACTGAAGATACAGTTGATGAAAGCAACATGTGGGATGGTTTTATTAAAAACGCACTTCCTACAGATTTTAAAAACAAATATAATGAAACGGAGGAACAATAACAATGGCTAATGAATTAAATAACAGTCAGGAAGAAGTCCTGAAGACCATTGAGACTGCTGACTTTGGTAATGGAGGTTTACTTGACCCCAAGCGCCAGAAACAATTTCTTACTTATATAAGGGATTACGGTAAAATGCTTCCCATGGTAAGATTTGAGAGGCTTTCACAGTCTCAGATGACTCTCGATAAGTTATATATCGGAGAACCTGTTACAGAATCTGTTGAAGAAAACAGCAACGCTGCTAATCCTGCCAAAGTAGCTACAAGCCAATTACATTTACAGACAAAGAAGCTGAAATCCAGCTGGAACATTACCACAGAAACCCTCGTTGATAACATCGAACAGAAGGGTTTTGAAACTACAATGATGCAGGGAATGACCAAAAGAATTTCCACTGATATCGAATTACTGGCTATCCAGGGTGACAGAACTAAGTATAACGGTGCAACAGATACATTCGGTCGCTTATTAAAAAGAGCAAACGGCTGGGATGCACTTACAGAATCTGCACATATCTTGGATGTTGGTGGTGCTACAATTCAGAAGGGTATTTTTGCTGAAATGGTAAGAATGATGCCTCAGCAGTATCTTCAGGATGCTGACTTAAGATGGTTCGTTTCCAAATCTGTAGCAATTGACTGGATGGATCTTCTGGCTGACAGAGGAACTGCAGTTGGTGATAATGCTCTTAACGGAAACAGTGTATCTCCTTACGGTATTCCATTAGTTGAAGTTCCTTTACTTCCTGATAATAAGCCTGTTACATCATATTCCGGTAAAGCTGCAGTAGTAATTGGAAATCAGCCCGATCCGTTTGAAATTGTTGCTGGCGAAAATGATAAGATTAAAATCTCCATAGATGGCGTTACCGCTGTTACTGTAACTCTTAAACCCGGTACACATCGTGTAGGTGCAATTGCGGCTATGATTAATGCTACTACAGGCTTGGCAGGTATTGCTTCTGATGATACACATGGTCGTTTGGTTCTTAAATCAAAGACAGTTGGAAATTCATCTTCTATTGCTTTAACTTCTATTGCCGCCGATGCTTATGATGAACTTGGGTTATCTGAAGGCACCAATACTGGTACTTCCAGCGGATCCTTAACTACTACAAACGACGGTTCATTTATCTGGTTGGCAAATCCTAAGAACTTTATTGCTGCCATGAGAGGTACCACCAGAATTTATACTGAGTTCAACAAGGACTATGACCGCGTTGAAACAGTTATCTACAATGAAGTTGACTTCTCAGTAGAAAATGATGATGCTATCGTTAAGGCCGTTAACCTTAGAAAACGCGATTTAATCTAAAGTTAAAAACATATAGGCCCTACTGAAAGGCCATTAGTCTTAAATGGCTAATGGCCTTTTTTATTAAGATATTAGGAGGAAAATAATATGTCTACTATTAAAAAGCAAATTGGTAAAGCTTTGGCACATATGCCTGAACTTGCAGAAGGTTTGTATAGCATCATTGACGATCTTGAAGAACTTAAAGCTGCATTGGAAAATCATAAACATGATGGAACTACCGGCGAATCAGATGCAGACGTGACTTTAAAAACTAAAAAGGAAATTTAGAATATAAATTTTAAGGAGGAATAAATAATGGCTGTTTTAACTTATTTTGATCTAAAATCGGCGCATAGTTACAAAATGTCAGGTCTTTCTGGAAGAAGATATTGTTTTTATAAAGGTAAACCTGTTGAAGTAACAGATGAAGAAGATGCCAATAAATTTAGGGCGCACACAGATTTATTTTTTGAATGTGATGAAAGCGGAAAGCCTATCGCAACAAATGCTCAACATAATAATGCTAAAACTTTTGTTACATTTCGAAAACACATTGCTGACAGGGATGAAGTTATCGAAGAGAGTAACAAGCAAGCAATGGAACAAAGGAAAGCGGGAGTTGATGTAAATGCTATTCTTGAAGAGGCAAGTAAAGATGCTATTAAGTCTGAGTCTTCTACAAAAAATGTAACTAAAAAATCTAAGGTAGCTAAAAAAGACAAAAATCCTCTTGAGTGCGAACTTTGTGGATATGTTGCTAAAGATCAGGAAGATCTTAAAGCTCACCTTGACCAGCACAGTGAAGAGGATTAATAAATATGGCTATTCTCGCTTATTCAACAATTAAATCTGTTAGGGAAATGCAAATCTCTGAAGCTAAAATGTCTGATAGCGAGGTGTTAAAGCTAATTCATCAATATTCTGCTTCAGTATCAAGATTAGTCAATTCTTGGTTTGTTCCTGTAAACGTAAAGCAGAGGTTTAATGGTGGAGGTAATGTCATTTATACTGGCTTACCTCCAGTTATTAAATTATTTAGCGCAAATATAGTTGAGTGGAACCAATCTAGAACCCTTATAGACCCATTAGAATATGATGGCGTAGGTAAAATTATTAGGTTCAAAAAAAGAACTCAAGAAGGGATTAAGAATATTGAGATCGATGGGCTATTTGGTCATATCGATAATAATAAAGTAGTCCCAGTTAAGACAACTACAGATATATCTCAAGGCTCTGTTTCGTTTGGAGTTGAAGATGCCTCAGAACTTGAAGAGAGAGATGTATTTATTTTTAATAATAGAGTTATAATTGCTAATTCAATTGATTATGAAAATAATACTGTTATAATAGATAAACAATTATCATCTAAAATCATAGAATCTGGATCAGAAACTATATGTTTTGGTTGTGTCCCTTTTGATATTGAAAGAGCAATAAATCTTATGATAAAGAATGGTAAAAAATTAGAAAAACTTATTGGTGGTAAATTAAAATCAGAAAAAACAGATGATTATGAGTATGAAGTTTTCCAATCCGGAGATATGAGTACCGGTATTCCTGAAGTTGATAGAATATTGCAGACTTATCTTGAAGGTGAAGTAACAATAAATTATTTTTAGGAGGGATATTATGAGTCCAATTATGATGAATACAATGGATATAGAAGTTAGAGTCCTTATAAACGATTCTAATAAAGATGCTTTCCCTTCCTATCAACACACAGAATATGATGATATTTTTAGACAACCTACAACTCCTGGTGGAAAGAAATATACAGACCCTATATTGTTAGAAGATATAGCTCAATTTAGAAATAAAAAAATGAAAAAATGGAATTTTAAAGATTCTGATAATCTTACTTTAGAAAGTGAAGCTCATTTAACATTTTCTAAAGAAGATTGGGATGATGCTACGTCTCAATTAGGCTGTGAGCTAAAAAAAGGCGATCTTGTTGTTTCCGTGGCTGACAACCCAGTGGATTTAATAATAAATGAAATAAGACCTACTGGATTTTTAAATGGAGAAAATACACTGATAATGCTAACTTTATCTGATAATACAAAATCTATGGGAGGCGTTATTTAGTGGCTCAAGTTTATGTGAAATATACTGGACAATGGGAAGAATTCAGAATAATTATAAAAAATATGACTCCAAGGATTAGATCAGCTTTAAAAGCAGCTGCAAGAAAAAATGCAATATTGATTTTAAAAGAAATTAGAAATGGTATAAGAGAGCAGGCTCCAGGTGGTGAAGCATTTCCTCCTTTACATACATTAACAGTTATTGAAAAATCTCAAATTAGAGGTGTTGGCAGTGTAAAATCTAACCAAGCTCTTATAAGATATGGAGACTTATTAAGATTATTAACTTATTTTATAGATGAAGGTAATCCTGGATCTTTTAAAGTAGGCTATCCAGAAGGAGCTACAAACAGATACGGGATTGATATAAATATGATTGCTGCTGCTATGGAAAAAGGCTTTACTGTTAATGTAACAGAAAAACTAAGAGGATATTTTGCAGCTAATGGAAGACCACTTAAGAAAGAAACTACACATCTTGATATACCGGCAAGACCATATTTTGAACCAGTATTAAAGAAATATAGAGATGATATAGTTATGAACTATGTAATAGCTTTAGATAATGTTTTCAAAGCAAATCCTAATTTAGGATCTATTGTAGATGGTGATGAGAGTGGAGGTTGGATATAATGGCTGGAAATGACACATTGATTAATGCAATTGGAGTAATCTGTACTGCTATGAAAAATAAAATATGTGAAAATGTATCATTTCATCCTCAAGCAGATTTTGTTGAAATTTCTAATGAAAGAAAAGATAAATTTCCAGCCATTATAGTTAGAGGGCCTCAAATAGATGAAGATTTATTATTTAGAATAGAAGATCCCAAAATAGTATTTGAATTACAATATGGAAGATATATTAAGACTCCAACTCCTGTAGTTTGTGATGTATATTTTAATGTTATAATCTTATGTGAAAGTGATATCGAAGGGTTGCAAACTTTATCAAAAGTTATTTCATTTTTTAAATCTATGCCTCAAATCACTGTAAAAGACAGTCCAAATGACACCAAAGGTAAAATATATAATGTAATTTTAAAAGGCTCTCTATCGGAGTCTAGGACAGCAAATATTTCTGATATAGTTAGATATGAAACAAAATTTTTAATTGAAGGTATAGAGTTCTCGTCTGGTGAGGATACTATAGGTAAAATTGCTAAAGAAGTTAATCTTAACATTAACAGCAAATAAAATATAGATGGGAGGTCATGAGAATGGTTAAAGTGAAAAATAAAAACAATTTTCCTTTAGTGATTAACCTTAAAAAAGGCAGATCTGTTCACCTTCCTCCATTTGGAGAGGTTGAAATTCCGGATGAAGATAGCAAGTCGCCTGATCTTTTAACTAAGATCAAAAGGAAAATGATTGAAGAATTAACTTCTACACCGCAAAAGGCTGAAGTTAAAGAAGCTGAAGAATCAGCACAATTTACACCAAAACAAAAAATTAAGAAAGAGGAGGTTGACAAATAATGGCTCGTAAAACACCTAACGTTTATATTAACGAAGGTTCAGGCGGATCTAAACCTGTTACTGGTGCTTCTACTGGTATAGCTGCTTTTATAGGCTGTGCTCAAAAAGGAGAACCCGGAGTTGCTACATTAGTTAAGTCATTTAAAGAATTTACTGGAATATTTGGTTCCTATATTTCTAATGGCTGGCTAGCTTATGCAGTAGAAAATTTCTTTATTGAAGCTGGAGATGGAGCAGATTGCTATGTTGTAAGAACTGTACATTATACAGATATTACAGATCGCGATACTAATACAAATAGTGTTGCTTCTGTAATACTTAAAGATGCAGCTACTACTCCACAGAATGCATTAAAAGCTGAAACTCTTACAGATGAAGCAAGCGATCTTAAAGTAACTATTGCTGCTGCAACGTCTGGAACTACAGATAAATTTAAAGTAGAAATATACAAAGGCAGCGGTTCTACGGCTATTGCTTCTTTAGATGAGCAAACTAATTCAGAAATAGATGGGGTTACTCTCGGCGGAGTTAAATTTACAATGATAACTACAACAAGACCCGCAAATATTGCAAAAGCTGCTCTTACTGGAGGTAGTGATGGTTTAACTGGAATTACAGACAATGATTATATTGGAAGTCAGGCAAGTAATACTGGACTCTATGCGCTTGACTTTATTGATGAAAATATGAACATAGTAGTTCCGGGTATTACTTCTAGATCAGTTTTATTAGCTACGGCTTCATACGCTGCTAATAAAAAATGCTTCCAAATCGGCGATGAACCTATTGGACTTGATTATTTAGAAGCTAGAGATTTTAAGCAGGCAATTGGAGATTATAGTTCAGAAGCTGCTATTGACAGCGATTTTTCTGCATTATATTATCCTTGGATTTATATCAAAGACCCCGTTACAGGAGGTAAGAAACTATTTCCTCCGGCAGCAGCTATGGCTGGTGTTTATGCAAGAGTTGCTGGTTCAAGAGGAGTTCATAAAGCTCCAGCCGGTGTTGAAGATGGTAAATTAAGATGTGCTATTGGAGTTGAAAGAGTTATTAATGATACTCAACAGGCAGAACTTAATCCCAATGGAGTTAATGTTATAAGGTCTTTCTCAGATGCAGGTATTGTGGCATGGGGAGCAAGAACTACTTCTTCCAATGCTTCTTGGAGATATATTAACAACAGGCTTCACTTTAACTATATCGGCTCTACTTTAAGAAAAGCATTTAGATGGGCAGTATTTCAGCCTAATGATTCTATATTATGGGGTCAACTGAAACTGGCTGCTGAATCTTTCTTAGAAAGAGAATATAGAAAAGGTGCTTTTAACGATGGTGGTTCTGGTGACCCTGCGGATGCATATTATGTAAATTGCGATTCCAAGAATAATACCAGAGAAACAATTGATCTTGGTGAAGTTCATCTCGATGTGGGAGTCGCTCAATCAAAGCCCGGAGAATTTATCGAGATTGGAATAAATCAGTGGGATGGTGGAAGTTCTGTTACCGAGTCCTAAAATTTAAGAAGGAGGTAGAATATAATGGCAGTTGAAGCTTATAAGACTAATTACTATGACAAATATGCATTTCAAATTGTTATAGGTGGCTTTGTAAGAGCTGGATTTTCAAAAGCTGATGGACTTGAAGAAAGTGCAGAAGTAATTGAATATAACGAAGGCGGGCATTTAAGAGCACATAAGAGTCCAGGCAAAATCTCATCTAAAGATGTAACCCTTGAAAGAGGTGAGACTGATGCAATTGACATGTTTAACTGGTGGAAACAGGTTGCAAACAGAGCATCAGATTCTGGTGGAGTAGTTGATTCTGATTATAAAAAAGATATTCAGATCATACAGTTAGATAGAGCTGGAACGGTAAGGAAGACATGGAATGTATATGGTTGCTGGCCAAGTACATTTGGTGTTGATGACTGGGATGGTGGTTCTTCTGAAAAGCATGTTGAAAAACTCGTGCTTGCTACAGATGGAATTGAATTTGTTTCAGGAACATCAAAATAGCTAAAACTTATCGCTTAGTTTGAAAAATCAAATATAAATATTCAATGCCTTCATATTTTATTATGAAGGCATTGTTTTATTATAATAAGGAGGATTATTCTATGGAAAATTCAGAATTAAATGTTATTGGTACCGGCATGCCAACTGACAAACCAAAAGAAGAAAAAAAGATAAAGTCTGAGGTTGTACCGTTACCTTCCGGTCATTGGGTTGAATTAAGAGGTATGAAAACTCAGGAAATGGATATTCTTGCTAATAAAAAACAGATGAAAGATGGAGAAGGAATTAATGATATAGCTAAAAATTGTATCATGGCGTCTTCAGATGGATTTGATTACGACACGGCTTTACAGGGCGATAGATACAAGATAATTATATTCTTAAGAAAAATTACTTATTCAGGTCCTTATGAATTTGAAATTTCAGAGTGTCCTGAATGTGGAGATAAACATGAATTTAGAGTAAATCTTGATACTTTAGAAGAAAAGAAACTTGATGGACGGCCTACTAAAGATATAGAATTTAAGTTCCCAGTTTGTGGAGTTAAAATTAAATATCACCTTCCTACCGGTACTGATGAAGCTGAAATTATAAAAGTAAGAAAACAGTATCCCGATAGTACAATAACACTTGCTCTTATGGTTTATACTGACTGGATTGAAGGAGTTAAATTCAAAAGCCTTGAGTGGTTTAGAGATCTCGATGCAGAAGACGTATTAGCATTTCAGGAAGATCTCGACGCACATAACTGTGGTCTTGAAACCACCATTAATCTAACTTGCCCTTTTGAAAAAGAAGAGTTTGAAATGGAACTCCCTATTACAAAAAATTTTTTCTTACCCAAAAAAGCAAAGAAGCTCTAAGAGAACAAATATTCGTACTTGCTTATGGAGGGTTAGTTACTATTGGATACAGAGATGTCATGGAATGGTGCGAAGAAGAGCGAGAATGGTATCTTAATAGATTAATAGAAGAAAAACAAAAAGAACAATCTGAAATAAATAAGACAGGAAGGAAGTAAGTTGATAAATGGGGCTTAATACATTAGGACTTGGAATAATTTTATCATTAAGAGACGGTGCATCTATTCCAGCTAATAGAGCAGCTGCCTCATTGGGCCAGTTAGATAGTGCAGCACAAACATTTTCTAAAAACTTTAATTCAGCAATGGCTACTGCTTTTGAAGGAATGAATATGTTAGCTGCTGGTGCAATGATGCTTGCAGCCCCAGTTGACTTTGTTAAATCTACTTTAGAGACTCAAAAAGCATTAGCTTATGTTGCGTCTTCCGGTATTGAAGATTTAAACTTGATGAAGGAGGCTGCTGAAGATTTTACTAATTATTGGGCTGGAACTACACAAGCCTCCTTCTTAAATACTGCATACGAAATAAAATCTGGTTTATATGAATTGTCAGATGATATGGTTGCTAAGATGACTAAAACAACTGGTATTTTAGCAAAAGGTACTAAATCAACAGTTGATGAAATGCAAGAGTTATTACCTATCATGTGGGGTATCTTAAGGCCTTCTAGAGGTGGAATAACCGACGAAGCATTTATGAATGAATTATCTGGTGCCTTAGCTGAATCAGTTAAAATATATAGGGCTACAGGTAAATATATGGGTGATGCTTTTTCACAAGCAACAGCCATTGCAACACAGCAAGGTATTTCAATGCAAGAGCAATTTGCTATTTTAGGTCAGTTACAGCAAACCATGACTGGTTCAGAAGCTGGTACTAAATTAAGAGCATTAGCAGTTAATACTCCTAGAGCAGTTGAACTTGCAAAAGAAAATAATATAGATATTAAGCTTATAGATGAAAAAGGTATGATTTTACCTTTGATTGATATTATACAAAATGTAAGAGATAGATATGGTGAAAAACTTAACGCTACAGCTATGGAAGAACTAAGAAAAGTATTTGGCTCAAGAGAAGCAACGGCTACTATTATTAACTTGTTACCATATGTAGATAAATTAAAACAAGATTCTGCAGCAATTAAAGCAGCTATGAATGATGGTATGCCAGTAGCAATGGAAATGGCAGAGACAGCTGCTGACAATATGGGAGATGCATGGGAGATATTTGCTCAGAGAGTAAATAATGCTAAGCAAGCTATTGGTGAAGCTATCATACCAATTTTTAGGCCTGTATTAGATATCATAGGTAAAATATTTATTGGTGTCCAAAGCTTTGCTGAAGCTTATCCATGGGTAATAAGAATAGCCAGTGCAATAGTTTCATTAGTTGGAACAATGTTAATCTTAACAGGTGCTTTATTCATTTTAAGTGCCGGGTTTAAAATAGTAAACGCCTCTATTGAATTAATGAAATCAAGAATAACTTTGCTTAGAGCTGAGTTTCAAAAATTTATGTTGACTATGTGGCCATTTTTACTAATGGCTGGATTGATGTATATAGCATTTAAATCTAACTTCATGGGAATTGGTGATGGGGTTATGAATTTAATAGAAAAATTTAAAAAATTCTGGAACAATGTTAAATTAGTATTTCAAGGTTTATCTGAACTTATTGGATCGTTTAGTAATGATAAAGGTATGATCTCAGAAGACTTAAAGAATAAATTGGAAGATGCTGGTTTATGGGATTTAACTGTAAAATTATTTATGCTCTATACAAGGTTAAGATATCTTTGGAATGGTATTGTACAAGGTTTCAGTGATTTTTGGCATGCACTTGTAATAGTACTTACTCCAATAGGAAAAGGGCTTAAAAAATATGTATTAATTCCATTTACAAATTTACTTGCAAAATTAGGAATTGTAGTACCATTATTAAATAAACTTATTGAACCAAATCAAGAAAATGCTAATACATGGGAAAAAGTTGGATACTGGATTGGTGTTGCTGCTAGTGCGCTTATGACTTTTGCTATTGCATCCGCGATAATAAAATCAGTAGTTGGAGTATTTAAAACTGTATTAGCTGTTGCTAAGGCTTTTGGTAAAGTAGCTAAGGCAGTTCAAGCGGTATGGAAATTCTTATCTAAGTTTGCTCCAGTATTTAGGTTTATAGGAAAGATATTATTAGGAGTAGGTAAGGCATTATGGTCAGTATTTATATGGGTCGCTGGTATAGTTGCCGGATTACTTGGAGTTCCTGTTTGGGTCGGAGCAATAATAGTTGCTGCTGTTGTAGCAGCAATAGCATTAGTTATAATATTTAGAAAGCAAGTTGTAGCAATAATAAAAACTATATTTTATGTAATTGTTGGTATAATAATGGCTATTGGTGCCATTTTAGCAGCTGCAGTTTATGCTGGAGCTTTATTAATAGCTACTGTAATAGCTGCAGTAATAGGAATAATCTGGGGAATACTGAATGTTATAATCTCTATAGGTGCTGGGATATTTGGAGTATTAGCAACAGTATTTGCTATATTCCAAGGAGTATGGCAAGCTATTAAAGCAGTAATTGTTGGAATAGTTAAATCAGTAATTGCTATTGTAAAAGCTATCTTTACTGGCGATTTTTCTACACTTGGTGAAACTTTAAAAGGTATTTGGAAAGGCGTTTGGGATAAAATCAAAGATATAGTTTCAAATACTGTAGAAAAGATTAAAGGTATTTGGGAAGGCGTTGGAGATTTTATCAGTGGCGTTTGGGATGGACTAAAATCTGAAGCTAAGAAATTCTTTGACTGGATTGGAGAAAAATTTGAATACTTTGGTGGTTTAATAGATACTCTTAAAAAGGGCTTTGGATGGGTAGGAGATAAAATAGGTCAGGCTTGGAATAAAGTAACTGGAGGCGAAAAAACAAATATAGAACCTCATGCCACTGGTGGTTTATTTAATGGACCAAGTATTATACAAATTGGTGAGCAAGCTGGAGTTAATGAAGCTGCTATCCCATTATCCGGAAAACATATGATTCCTTTTGCAAATGCAATTGCTTCAGTAATGCCAAAGCCTAAATTAGATACCCCTACTACCAATTCTAACACAGGAACTGTTAACACCATTATAAATAATAATTACAATACAACAAATAATAACCAGAATGGTTCTAGCAGCAATACAGCAGCAGATCCTGAACCAAAAATTTATAAAATTGAAGTTCCAGTTAAGCTCAATAATAGAGAAATTGCTAGAGGCGTTGCAGAATTTGTAACACAAGAAAGAAATAGGTGATAAGATGGGCGTTTATGAAAAAGTATTTAAAGCTGCGATAGTTGATTATAATACACAAGAAATGAAAGAATTTCAATATAATCCTAGTAGTTTTTCAAATAATAAGTCAATAAATTTTTCTGCAATTACTATACCAGGGTTGAATATGCCAATTTATCAGTTCGTATCTGGTGGCGAAGAAATAATTGATATTAAACTATTTTTAAACGCTCTAAATCACCCAAAAGGTGGCGCTGGAATTAAAAGTGATTATTTATGGTATAAAAAAAGAACAGTTGCTAAGAGAGCTTCTAATATGCTTGATGTTGCTCCTCCAAAAGTTCTTTTTGTATGGCCTAAGATAGGCACTTCTAAATGTATTATTTCTTCATGCAATGTAGAATGGACTTCTTTTTTTAAAAATGGATTACCAAAAACTGGAGAATTAACATTGGAACTTAAAAAAACTTATTAAGAGGAGGTGAATAATAATGTCTGTATTGGAAGGTTCTAGATATGAAGGAGCTACTGTTTATAGTCACGAAGATAAATATTATATAGGTTCAAGAATAATATTACAATATAAAGAATACCCAGACAATATTATTCATACAGTATCTGAAAGTGAAAGGCTTGATACTATAGCTTATAAATATTGGAAAAACTCAGAATGGTGGTATATAATCTGTGATTGGAATGATATTTTTAATCCATTTGAGCCCTTAGTGGCTGGTACTATTCTGAGTTTACCAAGTTTTAATAGAATTGCAGGAGGTGAGTTATAATGCCAATACCTGAGGCTTATGATCCATTTTTTTATATAAAAGTAGACGGTAAGTCACTAAATTCTAAGCTTGCTACAAAAATTAGTAAATTCGAATTTGAAGAAATTGATGATAAAACAGATATTCTAACATTTATTGTTGACAATCAATCGCTTGAATTTACTGATGAAGATGCATTGGATGTTGGTGGAACAGTCACTTTTCAATTTGGTTATTTAAACAGAAGAGGTAAAATAAGAAAAGGTATAATTAAAAATTATGAAGGATTTGAAGAAATAAAAATTGAAGTATACCAGACTAAAGTTGGCAGTGCAGATCCGGCAAAACCAACTACAAAAACTGCTCCTTCAAAAGTTACTTCAACTCAGTCATCTCCTAAAAAATATACAGTAATTAAAGGTGATAATCTTTCATCTATTGCTAAAAAATTCGGTTTATCAAAGTGGCAAGACTTATATGAAGTAAATAAAAGCATAATTGGCAAAAACCCAAACTTAGTTTATCCGGGACAGAAACTTACTATACCTGGTACTGAAGAAAAAGTTTCATCTGCCACTAAAAAAACAACAACTTCTAAATCAACAAATGTTTCTTCTAATACTTCTAAAAGTTCACCTGCTGTTAAAACTTCTAATCCTTTAGCTCAAAAATCTAGAGTATGGAAGAAAAAGACATATTCTGAAATAGCAAAAAGTATTGCTACAGAAATGGGATTATTAGCTGATATACAGACTACAAAGATAAAATATGATAGTGTTCCCCAAACAAATGAAGACAATATAGAATTTTTAAGAAGATTAGCTAAAAAAATTGGATATACAGTAAATATATATGGAGACTATTTATTTTTTAGAAAACAAGATTATAGTTCAAAAACTCAAAGAACTTTAGTTTATTTTATCGATGGAGCAGGTGAAGTTGAAAAATTTTCTCCATCGATAAAGACTAGTGGATCTACATCAGCAGCTTCTTCAAGTACAGTCGATCCAGCTTCAAAAAGTGAAGTTAGTAGCAAATCAAATGGTACAAAAGATACACATTTAGGAAAATACTCATATGTAGTTGATGGTATTACTGGTGAAGAAAAAAGAGTTTTAACTCCAGAATCTTCAGCTTCAAATGACTCTGTAAAAACTAATACTGATTCAGATACAAGCACTTCTACAAATAGTAAAATGTCATCTTCTGAAAAGAAATGGCAAGAAGCTGAAATAACTTGTGTTGGTATTCCAGAAATAGAAGCCGGTAAATTAGTAACAATCAAAGGCGTAGGGAAAAGATGGTCTGGAAATTGGTATGTAAAGACAGTTAGACACACGTTAGACAGTGATGGTTATAGAACAGTTTTAGAATGTACGCGCGATGCTTCTGGAAAAGCTGCAAAAATATCAGAAGAAGTAGATGGCGCTGTTAATGACACTCCGGCTAAAACTGATTCGTCTAAAAAAGCTGCTAAAGTAGTTATTGTTGATGGTATTACAGGAAAAGAAACAGTAGGCGAAATGCCTTAAGCATAATTAGAATGCTGATAGAGGTATTTATAATTAGTTTTTAATATATTAATATGTATAAAGTTTTATTTATTTCTATAAGCATTCTAAAGGAGGTTTAAAATAATGGATGTGTTAGATGTATTTGGAAAATTTGAGTCTCAAGATGATAATAAATTTTTCGGAAAGTTCAGAGCAGTTGTATCAAAAATTGATGACCCGGAAAAATTAGGTAGAATAAAAGTTACATGCCCGGATATTTACGGCGATGATGAATCTCCTTGGGCTTGGCCTTGCTTCCCTATTGGTGGTTCTTTAGAAATAGGGTATTTTGGAATACCTGAAAAGGGAGCAGGGGTTTGGGTTGAATTTGAGCAAGGTCATACTACAAATCCTATATGGTCTGGATGTTGGTATACTAAACCAAAAAATAAAAATGAAGTTCCAAAAGAAGCTAAGGATAAATATGGAGACACACAAGTAATAAAAACAAAAACTGGCCATATTATAGAAATTTCAGATAAAAAAGGCGATGAATATATACATCTATATAATGGTAAAACTAAGTCATCTGTTAAAATAGAAAAAGATATTACTTTTCATTCAGAAGGTAATGTTATTATAGAAGTTCCCAATGGACACGTAGATGTGAGGTGATAAAATGCCAGCTGTAGCAGTAAAAGGTGGAAGTATTTTAGGTATGACTACTGGTGAGCATGGAGGGCATACTAATCCAAATGGTACTCCAATGCATGGACCAGGTACATTAACAGGAACTATTACATCCGGAACAGATAAGTTAAGAATTAATGGTATTTTTGTTGCTCTAGAAGATGAAGATACTGAAGAAAGTGATAACTGCGATTCTGATACTGGAAAATTAGGAAATATTGAACATAAATTAAAAGTAAATGGTAAGTCAGTTCAATGCTTAGGAGATAATACTAAACCTCATAACGGGACTGCTAAAATATCAACAGGTAATTCTAAAATAACTACTGTATAAGGAGGTAAATATGTCTAAGCTTGGTATAATATTCCCATTAACTTCTGATTATAAAGGATCAGTTGAATATAATGAAAATTTAATTAATTCAATAGAATCTTCTATAAAACAAATTTTGTTGACTACAAAAGGTGAAAGACCTATGAATCCTGAATTTGGATGTAATCTTAGAAGATTAAATTTTGAATATGATATAGATATTATAGAAGAATTAGGTAAGCAGTATATAACAGAGTCTATAGAAGAGTTTGAAACTAGAGTTCAAATAGAAGATATAACATTTTCAAAGAGTGACGATACTATATTTATCCAGTTAGTATATTCAATCAGATATTCTAATTTACCATTACAAGCTTTAGATATTCCATATAAGTTATAATTAATATGAAACAATAAATAAAGGAGGCGATAAAATGGCAATAGATTATACATCTCGCGATTTTCAATCATTAAAAAGAGACATGATAAATGCTTTATTAGTAAAAGCTCCAGAGCTTTCTAATAAAAATGATTCAGAGTTTGCAGTAGCAATGATTGAACTTTTTGCGTATGTAGGCGATTTGTTATCATATGCATTGGACAGATATAAAAACGAGGTTTATTTACCTTCTGCTATTCAGAAAGAAAATGTTTCTAAAATATGCAGTATGTTAGACTATAGACTTTATAACTATGAACCATCAAAAGTCTTATTAACATTTTCTATAATAGAGCCTCATGATAAACGTATCATTATACCGGCAAAAACAACATGTATGACAGAAGGTATGAGCCCTGTAGTATTTGAAACTGATGAGATTTCTTTTATTGAAATAGGAGAAACGTCAGTAACGATAAAAGCTACTCAAGGAGAAACTCATGAAGAAATACTTGGATATAGCGATGGTTCTTCAAATCAGGAATATAATTTGACTTATTCTCAAGTATTAGATGGTATTCAGATATTTGTAGAAAGCGAATCATATACTGAAATTGATAACTTTATTAATAGCAATAAGGATAGCAAATATTTTGTAGTTGAAAGATCTGGAGATAAAAAATCAAAAATATCATTTGGAAATGGTGTAAATGGTTATATTCCAGAAGAAAATTATCAAATACTTGCTTCTTATAGAGTTGGCGGCGGGTTAGTTGGAAACGTAAGTATGAATTCTATAAATTCGATAATTGATCAAATATATGATGAAGACGGTGATATGGTTGATGTATCGGTTACAAATGAAGAAGATGCTACTGGTGGATTAGATGAAGAATCAATAGCTTCAGCTAAAGCTAAAGCCCCAGCTCAAGTTTATACATTGTGGAGGGCAGTTACTAAAGAAGATTTTGTTAAATTAGCTCTTACTATTTCAGACGTTCAGCAAGCAGTCGCTATATTAGATTCAGTATCTAGTAGTACTACAGTTTATCTTTATATTAAATTATTAAATAGAGATGATATACCAACTGTAAGATTACAAGAACTATATGATTTTTTTAATGAAAGAAAGTTAATAGGAGTTGTAGTAATAATAAATGAACCAGTTTATAGAGAAGCAGTTGTTAATATAAATGTACTTGCTCATACAGGGTATTTAAACTCAGAAGTTAAAACTAAAATTGAAGATTATATTAATCAAAATTATACAGCTGGTTCATTAGGATTTGGAGAGCAGATTTTAGATGGTGAAATAGTAGATGAATTAATGGATTGGGATGAAATAAAAAATGCAAGAGTTACAATAAACAATGGTGAAACTTTAGAAAATGAAATCATTAAGATAGGAAGTTTAAATATTGTAGTAACAGGAGGCAAATAAAATGGATAAGGATTTTTTATACAATAGTTTGCCTGAAATATATAGGACTTTAGATGTTGATCAAAAATTAATTCTTAAAAGATTTTTAGAAGCAATACAAGAAGGCGGAGCAGAACCAATGCTTGACGCTATTGTTGAATTTGCTAATATAAATAATATTGACAAATTAGACGAAGAACAATTAAGGCTTTTAGGTAGAACATTTGGTTATGAATATAATGAAAATCTATCATTATTTAATCAAAGAAGACTTATTAAAAATCTTATAGTAATATACAAAAGAAAAGGTACTAATTCTTCTGTAATTTATGTGACAAGAGAAATAACAGAATTTGACGCCGAAATAGTACCATTAATGAACAAAATGTTTAAAACTTGGTCTAATAAAAATCATATGGAGATACCGGGGTATGAATTATCCAAGACTTTTACTAGTTTTGGAGATACACAGTCACATTATTTACCTGGTACTAAATATTCAAAGACTAATATATTCTTAAAGCTTATTCCATTATTTGATATTGGACTTCAATTTGAAAGAAGTTTAGCTTTAAGTGAAATACTTCAAATGCTATTACCAGTTTATACAAAAGCATTTTTACTTCTATCGAGTAATGAAGGTGATGAAGCATTAGATGTAAAAGTCGATGAAAGTAAAGACAGATTATCAATTTATCAAGAAGAAACAGATTATACTATCAATGCTGATATTGAATATTTAAATATAAATATAGATATAATTGCATCTATTGAAGAAAATTCAAATAATAAACATATAGAAGATTCAGAAGTGACTGCAATTAGGTTTTCACCAGACCAGTATGATGTAAGCACACAGAATTTTAATGACGATTTTGAACATTTTAGATTTGGAGAACTTGGAGAGTCTGTAACTTCAAATCTTGAAGAATCTGATGATATTTCTTCAATTCAATTTAAAACAGAAGATGAAACAAAAAATTCTATCAATTCTACAACTACAGAAACAAATGAAGATACACATATTAAGTTTTCAGAATTGATAGAGGATGAATATACAACCAACAAGCAAGAAGACGGAGATTTTATTTTTATTAATTCATTAGATTCAGAAGATTTAAGTTCTATTTCCAGCTTAACAAGTGAAAGTGATAATATGATAATATCTTCTGATGATATAGAAGTTTCTAATACTTTGGCAGAACACGATGGTATTGACATGGTTAGAAATAATAATGAAATAATGGTTTTATTTAGCGAAGCAAATCCTATTAAAATTACTAGAATAGAAGGAAGTAGTAGACAAGATACTGTTATTTATGACCCTGCAACACAAGTTCCTATAGTTTCTGCTTCACATTTTAATATAATATCAAGCGATGGAGATACTTTAAGTGATTCTGTAAATGTTCCGATAGACTTAAGATCAATGCCAAATGGCACTAAAGATACATATGACATAGTAAATGGAACAGGTATTAAAGCAAAAAGAATAAATACTATTTTATTTGATGGTAGTGCAGATGAAAATTGGATAAAAGCTCAGATAGGTACTGGAAGTAGGTGGAGATTTTATATTTCTATAGCTGATAAAAAAATTAATGCTGCAGCTGATAGTATTTTATGCGATAGATTAAGACCTGCAGCATTTAACCTAGCCAGTCCTCCGACTTCACCATCAATATCCGGACACAATACAGTAAGTACCATTAATATATTTGGTACAATGTTTGACTCGATGTCTTTGACAGATTTTAGATCTTACATTTCCTTATATCCTTTGCTTGTGCAATATGAAACTTTAACTACTACTACAGAAATAGTAGGAGATTTAATTGTTAGCGGTTATGCTGATGCAACATATCTTTCGACAGATTCAGATCCTGAAGTAAAATTTTATATAAGATATCAATAATAAATAAACTAAACATTATAAAACCCTTATAGAGCTATTAAAAATAAAATTAAACATAAAAATACAACATAAATAATTTAATCAATCTATAAGGGTTTAAATAAATATAATACTTATGACTAAGATAAATCAATAATAAGTTTATAATATAGACAAGTAAAAACGTTTTATTTAGATATAATTTTATTGAACAAATAATAGGAGGTAATTTAATATGAGTAAAAATACAATTATCGAAAATTTACCTAATGTCAGAGATATTATGCAGGGTGAGTTTAGGGACGTAATACGCTACAAAGATGGCAGAATAGAAGAAAGGCCTTGGCAAAGGAATTTAATTGTTAATGATATTATTAAAGCAATTGCTTGCGCACTAAAAGGCGATGCGGGAATTAAATACTGGGCAATTGGAAAAGGATTGGATTCCTGGGATGATGTTACTCCTCCTGCTCCTGCGGCAACAGATTCACAATTAGTCCAAGAAATAGGTAGAAAAGCCTTGACTTCTGGTTCATTTCAATATGTTGATGGAAGTGGAAATGTTTCTACTCCTATGACTAATAGACTACTTATTACAGTAACTTTTGGATACGAAGAATGCAATGGTAATTGGAGAGAATTTTCTATTGTTGGTGGAAGCAGTGCAACTGCCACCTTAAATACCGGCGTATTATTAAACCATAAGACTCATGGTTTGATCGTAAAAACAAACAGTATGGAAATTGAAAGACAGATAAGATTTACGTTTAATAACTAATTTAACAGGAGGTAAGATAAATGGCAGACTTTTCTATAGAAGATAGATTTAAAAAAGAAGCCGCATTTTCCTCAGTTAAGTTTGGTGGTGATTCTTATATTCTTGGTGAAGAATTAAATGAAATGCAAGAAATAATGAGAGAAAGAATTAGAAGCATTTTTCGAAATTATTTCGGAGATGGCGTCTTTGGAACTGGTACATTAAATTATAATGCCGAAACTAAGGAATTTTCTATTGAAGATGAAAGTGTTGTAATTGATGGTGAAATCATATATATAAAAAATATGGTTTTAGAAAATGTGGAAGAAGGCGCCATAATTTATCTTGAAGTATGGGATGAAGAAGCAAACTTTAATTCAACTTTAAAAAAATGGGGAAATCAGCAATCAGATGAAACAGTAGAAAATACTATGCTTGATCCAAGAGTTCTTGAAGAAACTACAAGAAGAATGGTTTTGTGTAATCGCTTGACTTTAGATAATTCAAATGAAAATCATAGATTCATAAGATTAGCACATATAGAAGATGGATTTGCAGAAACAGATGCAGTAAGTATAGGTGGCATGGTTAATAGACATGGAGATCAGATGCAAGGAGTACTTAAAGCTAATAATAACAATCAATATAATGTCCCTCAGGTAAGAAATTTTGTATTATCTACAGACCCGCCAACAGATGATATAGGGCAAAACGGTGATATTTGGTTGATGTATGAATAAGGAGCGTGTTAATAGATGGCCGGCAATTTAATTTTAAATCCTAATATGTTAGAAGTAACAGATCAGAATTATGATGTGCTGACATCTGACTGCCTTGATAGGACTGTACAAGGGAAAATCACAGACCCAAAATATTATTTCTACTTAGGAGGTTGTGATTTTCCCGACTATCCAAATGGACTACCAGCTGGAGTAACAATGAGTAGTTTTGAGTATGCTGGAGGTGAACTGGCTAATGATTCAGTAGATAATGACCCTTTAATATCTAAAAGTATTATGCTAGATGCTTCTAACCCTCTTACGAATTTTGGAAGTATAGGAAAAGAACATAATCCTATATATGGTGGTTCTGGTGGTGTTACTCAAGTCGTTTATATAGGACAAACAGAAGCTAAACCTTTTAGGTTTTCATGTTATTGTAAATGTGAGGATGTTGTAGGTAACGCTAGAGTATTATTTGATGTTGTAGGCTTTGATAATACTGGTTCTGGGACATATTTGTCATATGTTTCAGGTACTCATGATTTTCAAAAATTATCAGAATTAAAAACGTTTAGCTTTCCAGTAAAATATGCATTTCTTCATTTTTCTGTTCAAAATATGTCATCAGGAAAAGCATGGTTTGCTAAACCTCTAATAGAAGAAATAGATATGGACCTTATTGTTCCGGATCCTGATGAAAGAGTAATGAATCCGATATTTGTTCATACAAGCAATGAAGTCGATACGGTGGCTTGGGAAACTACAAATTGTGAAAGATTTGAAGATATAGATTTAATTTATTTAAACCCTTATATGGGGACAATGTTAAAAATGACAAGCGGTTCTTCCTTACAGCAAAATGCTATTATTGTAAGCGATGTTTCTCACGCTATATTAAACGTAAAATGTACTTTAAGAAGTTTTGGTCATACTGTTGTCAAAATAACTCTTACAGAAAGAGGAAGACACAGAAACAAAATGAATGAAGTTTCTAGAATATATAATATATCTTCTGATGATATTTGGAGACAAATAAGATTAATGACTTATTCAAATGTATTGATAGAAAAAATAGATTTGAAAATAGAGCATATTTCAGGAGATGATATATTAATATGCAATGCATCAATAACTGAAAACACTATACCACCTTCTAATATATCTGAAGATAAGGTTTTTACTAAAATCGAAAGTGATGTTGAAATACCTAATTTACCTAATTATGATGATACTCTATCTATCAAATTGGAAAATGAATTAAGTCCTAAATATTTAGAGCTTAATCCTAATGATGAATTTAATGGAGTTGCATACTTAACAAATGGCATGATAGGTAAATTTGTACCTTATAAAGAATTATCTGGATACAGTTTATATCAAAACAAAAAATTAACTAAAATAGATGATGATTCATATTACTTAACTCCATGGGACCCAAATATTGTCGAATTAAAAACTCCGGACGAACGCCTAAGAAATTTCTTACCTGCACCTCATATCAACGAAACAGAAGATGTAGTTATAGAAGTAGATGGACATATTAAGGCCGGAGACAGAAGGTATTATTGTGCCACTGCATATAATGAATTTGGAGAGTCTACTAAATCAAATGATGTAAGATATATAATACCAGACAGTTATTCTGATTATAATGTAATAAATTTAGAAATAACTCCAGTTAAAGGAGCAACTGGATATAGAATTTATATGTCAAAAGCATATGATAATGAAGACCCTAATATGCCTGGAGATTGGGCACAATACGGAGCTGATTATGTGTTGTGGGGAGAAAATGCTTTATTAGATACTATATCTCATGAGCAGCTAAGATCAAATGGATATTTTTATTATGATTATGGTTCTAATGATGATAATATGAAACCAGGTACTCCAAGTATGACAGTAAATACTGCTAAATTCTGGTACAAAGATGATGCTTATCAAACTGTCCATTTAACTAGTACTTATTATAGTAAATATGACATTTATGCTGGATGCTTAATTGAAGATTATATTATTCAGGCTATTAAATATTTACCTCATAAACGAAAACTCTATTTGGCCACTAATAAAGGCGTTTTTGAATCCGATGATAAATATACAAACAAGCTATACAAGGTTTTAGACAGTAATCTAATACATTCTATGTCATATGTAGAAAGTGGACTTAAATATTATACAAATGCAAATATTGGCTTTTTACAAACTGAAACTAATAAGTATTATCTCAATTATGTTACCGGAGTTTTGACAATTAATGATTTAAATAATACTTATATAAGCTCAAGTGAAATAGAGGTTCCAGATGCTATATTGAATGGATTTTCTAAATATTATGATAAATTCATAACTCATAATAAAACTAACGGAACTTTTATAATATTTGAAGAAAACGGCACTATAGATAAGATATTACCTTTTGTAATAACTGATTTTGAAAAATGGGATATTACTGGTTCTATTTTGTCAGTTCTTATGAATGATGGAGTAGTAAAATTATTTGGAATTTTCGCAGAAGAGTATTATGGAAGATTTAATAGTTTAGATACTGCTTATAGAGGTTTACATTTCCCTGCGTTATGCAAACCAAGACTTCCAGATGAATCAGTTGAAACTGATGATCATGAAGCTTTAGTAAATGGGACATTTACAGTTTGGAATGGTCAAAAAACTTCTCCTGAAGGTTTTCATATTATTTATGATACGCAAAGTGTAGTAAACTTAGGACAATCAGACGATGTAGCTATAGTAAATACTAAAGCACATGTTTATAAAACTTTAGTAAATTCATGGGGAAGTATTTATAAGCAAGATGTTGAAGTAGATGCTGATTCAACGTATATAATATCTCTCTATACTAAAGCTTCGATAAAATCATTTGGTTCTTTAGGAGTAAAAGTCAAAAATGCTCAAGGGCAAGGTGAAGAAATATATTATAGTTTCGATTGCGAAACTGAATATGAAAAAAGATCGTTTGAAATACATTGTGATGAAAATGCAACTGCAATTGATTTCAGAGTATTTTATTATGGTACAGACGATCACCCTATAACTTATTACACTAATATGTTATCTGTAATGTTAAAAGAAGATCAGCCAAAAGAGCTTGACTTTAGTTATATTTCCAATGGCGACTTTTTAAATTATGGCCAATCTGGAAGTAGTCCTGATGGGTGGTCACATTTTAATGATGTTTCTTCGGCAATTGAAAATAGTAGCATGGGAAGTATAGGAAAAGCTTGGAAATTAACTTTGCCTATAGCACCGGCAGAACCAGTAATAATTACACCAAGATTTTCAGCAGAACAGGGTGACAATTTAGAATTAAAATTTTTATATAAAACTACAGATCCATCCAATGGAATTATTGGTTGTGGCATAGAATATTTTGATATAAACAATAACTATATAGACTCCAACTTTAAAGATATTTCTATATCTGGAAATAATGTAACAAATGAAGTGTTAGCAAGATTTGATATTAATTATAATTCTGCTTATTGTCATATTAAAATAGTTATTAAGAATTATAATTGCATATCTTGGTTTGAAAACATGACAGCACTGCCTTATATCAATATCGATGCTAATGAAAAGGTTGTAAATCCAAGATTTGAAGAAGGTTTATATGGCTGGAATCATTCTCCAAACGTATATATAGGGGACTCCATAAGAAACTTAGAAGGTGGATATAAAGAATTAATACCAAATTGTGCTATATGTAAAATAGATTCTATTTTGGACCCTGATACTACTTATACAGAACTAAGGCAAGAAGTATTTATAAACCAGTTGACAAACAATAGAATACATGTAAAACATAAAAGTAGATCTGTTAGCAAAACTCCAACTGGAAATATACCTTCAAGATGCGACATGGTAATATCTTATATGGATAATACTTCAACTTATAATAATTTTGAACTTTCAGATGGGTCAATGTACAATGCAGAACCTTATTTAAAACTACCTTATGATAATTGGACTAATATAGATTTTTATATAGACCCTATAAAACCAGTTAAGTCTATAATTTTTATTTTTGCTACTGGTTTTGGACATGAAGGAACTTTATATGTTAAAAGCACTTCGATTGAAGAGATCACACAAGAACTACCGTTTAATGATATTGACCTTCAATTATCTGATTACAGTTTAGTTAATTTAAATTTAAGGGAATCTTTTTATAAAGAAATAAATGGAAGTGCTAAATTATTATATAATGGCAATCCAGTTTATGCTAAAAATAAAAATATAGATATTGAAATTTCTCCAGTTGCTTTTGACTATATATTTACAACTACAAATAAATTTGGTAAAGCTAAATTCAAATTTAATATTATTAATTTTGTTGGAATATTAACAGTCACTGCAAAATTAGGTGGAGTATCAGTATCTAAAACTATTACTGTAACAACCGGTACATTTAAATCAAAATTAAGAAATTTCTTAAGACCAAAACCTATTGGACTTCCAGATTCTATAAGCAATATTTATTTAGAGGTAATTGCACAAAGGACTAAAAAACCTGTACAAAGAGTTCATGATAGAATAGGTACTTGGGAAGTATTTAGAAGATCAGTAGTAAGTCCTGCACAAACAGAAGATTATGATATACATTGGGCTGAAAACAGTTCAGAATATGCTTTTGTATATCCTAATTCTTTGTATATAGACTATTATGATTATTTAAGTTTTTATCCATCTTATGGCGCAGCTACTGAAATAGCTGAAAAAAGAAGCGAATGGAGATGTGTTGAGCCAACTGGTATTTCTCAACCGTTTGGAGATGGAAGAAGTTATTATAATTGGAAAGACCCTGAATGTAGAGCATGGTTTGCAGGAAGAATGATACAACGTACTTCTGAAGTTACAAATTGGTCTGATGGAACTTATTTGGATGATTTTTGGGCTGAAAGTTATGAAGCTGATGGATTTGACTGGGGTGCTAAAGCATCATGGTTATTAAATTTTAGAACTATTAAAGAAAGACTTGAAAATCAAGGAGAAGGGTTAAGGCTTACTGCAAAAGAATATCATAAATATGGTTTATATTTTACTTCTAATTATGGTGATTCTAGAAAAATTGATTATAGTAAGTCAGAACCAGATTTAGACGAAGGAAGTAAAACACTTGCTGATAAATTTGATGGTTATTTAAGAGAAGTTTGGTTTTATGGTGATTTAAGGCCGCCAATTGAAGCTAGATTTCAAATATCTAAAGTAAGAGATGAAATTGAATTTTTAAGATATTGCAATAAAAATAATAAATTTGTTGCTTGTCTTGCTGGTCAGTTAATGCATGGTTATGATGCAAGAATATTTGCATTAGCAACTTTATTATTTGGAAAAGGTGATTATACTTATTTTGCTTGGAGAAGTTGGGACTTTAGTTATTGGCATTATGGAATGGCTAATCATCAAACTATCCTTCCGGAGCAAACAATTTACGTTGGAGAGCCTAAATCTGAATATGTGTATGATAATGACGGATTTTTTAGTAGAGAATTTGATAATTGTATAGCTCTATTAAATGTAAATCCTAATGCAAATTCAAAAACTTATACATTACCAGATGGTGTATGGTTTACTACTAGAGGCCAAATGTTTACTGGTTCTATTACTGTAACTTTTCAAAAAGCATATGTTTTAGTTAAAGAAAGACCATAAGGAGGAATATATGTCAACTATAAAAATGTTTACTCCAGGAGAAATTCAAAGAATTGAAGTTAATTCTAATAAGAGTTATATAATACATGGTAAAGCTGTAGTAGATCAAGATTTTACTCATATATATACAAAAGAAGAAGATTTATTACCTCATGATGGTTTATTACCTTATGACGGCGTATATCCAGCTTATAAAGTAATTTTATTTAATGCAAATAATCAAATTATAAGAACTGATTTAACACTTTTAGGAGCAGGAGTTGGAGTTTATGATATGCTTCATAAACTCACAATAACTGCAAGTACAAAATATATAGAAATAGAAACAGTTAACTGCGATATAGTTGAACTTTATTATAATGAAGTCAACTTATCCGGAATTATATACAAAGGTAATAGCGGATTAAGATTTAAAGAAAATAATTACTATCAAAATATAATCAATGCTTGGTGTAAGATCGATGGAACTTGGAGAATGATAAGATATATTTACTTAAAGCAAAAAAGAGAATATAAACAGCTTTAATTGGAATAAATTTACTAATGTTTAAATAGACGTAATTAGTATTTATACTGCTGAATCTGGAATTAGTCTGATTATTAATTTCAATTAAATATTAATATTTATGAGTAAATTTATTCCATGAGAGGAGTATAAATGGATGGCGGAAGAATTTATAAGTAGCGACTTTTGCAAAGGTTGCAAAGAAGGATTCGATAAGCAGATTGAGGAGCTTAAAAGAGTGACTGAAAAAAGATTAGATGCTCATTCTGCTGATATAGCAGGGCTTAAATTATTATCCGAAAGATTAACAGTTGTTTCAGAACAAAATACAGAATTATTAAAAGAATTAAGAGACAGGACAAATGAAGATGTTAAAGAATTAAGGGCTGAAATAAAAGAATTTATGAAAAAAAGTCCAGAACCTACAAAATCAGAAAAGAAAGAGACATTTTGGAACTCTGAAGCTGGAAAACAATTACCCAAATGGGTAGCTATAGCTTTTATTATTATTGTAATTTTTATTGTGGCAGCATTAGTTGGAACTAACCTTGTAGAATTCATAAAAGAATCCAAAAGTATTGTTCCAACTAGTTAATATTATAAAGCTGTAAAATGTTACTAGAAATGGTTCTAATGCGCTAAGGAGGTATGTATATGGCAATTAAAATTGGTCACGCTTCAATTGATGAAAACGGCAAAGTTTCCGGCGGTAAGGTAGGAGATCAAACTAAAAAAGAGATATGTACAAGACTTTGGTACAATAAGCCTTGGAATGTATATCTTGTTTGTACTGACGAAAAAATAGCTAATATAGCAGCAACATTTATGGAGCAAATTTGTGCTGATGAAAATTATGGATATGATCAGGGAGAAAGACTTACTGGTTATAATTCTATAATTAAAAATGGTGGAAAGGTAAAAGGTGGTAAAGGTGAGTTTGATTGTTCGTCTCTCATTTCTGCTTGCTATATTTTTGCTGGACTTAAATTATCACCAGCATGTACAACGCGTTCATTAAAAGCTGCATTACTTGCAACAGGCAAATTTATTGCTTATACTGAAAGCAAATATCTAACTAGTGACATTTATGCAAAACGTGGTGGAATTTATTTAAAAGAAGGAAGCCATGTAGTAATGGCGCTTGAAAATGCAGTTCAAAAGAAAAAGAATAATCCTTATGTTGAACCTAAAGATTCTGTAGAATTTGGTGAATTAGGTATTAGCGTAAGATGGGCACAATGGGAACTTAATTATGCCGGATTTGCTACAAAAGTAGATGGAGAATTTGGATCTAATACAGACAAACAAGTAAAAGCATTTCAAGAAAAATATAATCTTAAAATAGACGGCAAAGTTGGTCCTATAACAAGAGCTAAACTTAAAAGTTTAGTTTAAGAAAGTGAGGATAATTATGGAACAGGTTATTTTTAATCATGCTATTGATATTGCAGCAGCGATTTTTCAAGCTATTATGCTTGGTATTATAGCATATGGATTTGCATTATTGCAATCTAAAATAAAAGATGACAAAATTAAAAACGCACTTAATTCTGTTCAGAATGCTGTAAATATTACAGTAAATGAACTTAATCAAATGTTTGTTAAAGACTGGAAAGCTGCAGGCGGGGGAAAGCTTACAGCAGCTCAAATCGACGAATTAAAAACTCGGTCTGTACATTTAATATATGAAAAATTAACTGACCCTACGATAAAATTGCTTGATGCATCATATTCTAATTTAGATAACCTTATTCAATCTATGATACAGGCAAAAATTGATGAGATTAAAAGCCAGCCAGCATCAACTCCTTTGCCGGGGAATTGATGATATAATATTTATAGCCTCCTTATAGCAGGGAGCCTCATTTGAGGCTCCCATTTTTATTTATTTGAGATTTAAATTTAGACTTTTACTAAGCAAAAATAATATGGTTAATGATTTTTTTATTTAGGAAGCATTTTTTATTTATCTATCAGCGTTCTAAATAGGTATAGTTATTTTTAGAAATGCTAACTTAATCCAAAATAATTAAAATATTTCTAAAAATAATTAAAAAAGAACTCATAAATGATATAATAATAAATATCGAATTAAATAGGAGGAACTTCTAATGATCGAAGTTATTATAGACAGTAGAATAAGACTTAATTGGAAAGAACTTCCAAAAGAAATGTTTAAAGAATTAAAAGAATCTTTAACTTATAAAAACCCTTTATATCAAAAAGGTTTAATGATGGGATATGGTACTAAAGGCGTTCCTCAGACTATAACTAGCTATGACATAGAAAAAGAAATAATGACAATATCCAGAGGTGCTAGCTATAAGTTAAAAGAAATTGCAAGAAATAATGATATAGAAATTAAATTCATAGACAATAGGATATCACTACCTTATGAATTTAATTCAGATATTGAACTAAGAGATTATCAAAAAAAGCCTTCTAATCAATTATTTCATTTTGAAAACGGTTTAGTTCAGGGACCTTGTGGTTGTGGTAAAACTATTATTCTTTTAAAAACAATAGAAAGAATAGGACAAAAAACATTAATTATAGTTCATGAACAAAAGCTTCAACAACAATGGTTCGATGAAATTCATACTTTATTTAAAATCCCTAAAGAAGAGATTGGATTAATTGGTGGAATTTCTAAAGGAAAGAATAAGGTTAAACCAATAACTGTAGCACTTCAACAATCACTTTTAAGATCTGCTGGTAAATATAAAGATGAATTTGGATGTATCGTTTGCGATGAAGTTCACAGATATGCAGCTTCAACATTTCAAGAAGTAGTAGATGTATTTCCTGCAAAATTTAGAATAGGTGCCACTGCAACTCCAAAAAGAAAGGACGGCAAACATTTTCTTGTTTTTGATCAATTTGGAAAAATACTTCATGAAATTACTGAAGAAACACTTAAAGAAAATAATATGACTATGGATATTAAAGTTGTAGTAGTATTTACAGAATTTGAATATACCGGAATTATGGAAAGACATAAAAATAGAATATTTAAAGGGAACGATTCTAATGGAAAAGCTATTTGGGAAGAACAAGAAATAGAATATGTAAATAACAATGAATATTTAGAACAAATAATTTTAGATCAAAATAGAAATAGATTAATTTATAGATTTTTAAAAGAAGAAGTTGAAAATAAACAATACTGTATTTTATTATCAGACAGAAGAAGATTTTGCCATAATTGGCAAAGATGGTTAGAACAAAAAGGTATTGAATCTAAACTTTTAGTTGGTGGTTCTGAATATAAAGAAGAAGGTGATAATGCTATAAAGAGGATTGAAAAAGATGGCGATCTTTATGTTGTTATTGGAACTACAGTAGCAGACGAAGGTCTAAACATTAAAAAGCTTAGTAGAGGTTTCACTTCTACACCAACAGCCACTAACGAAAGAAGAATAATTCAACAAACTGGTAGAATAAAGCGAATCTGTGAAGGCAAAAAAGATGCTATTTGGTATTATTTTTTAGATCATAAAGTTAAAGGTTCTGAAAAGCAATTAAAAATGTTAAAAAAACTTTTTAAAAATATTGAAATTCTTGAAACACCGGAAGATATAGATGAATATTTTCACATAATGAAAGAAATAAAAGGATAAATTCTTTATCACCCGATAAAGAATTTTCTTGTTATCTTTAGATAACAGCTCACTTCTATTTCCTCTGGTAAGTTTTAAATTTTAGAGCTTCCCCTCCCCATACCCCTCCCTTATATATATTTAAATATAGCTTTATATATATAATCATTTCTAAAATAAATATTTTAGAAATGGAAGATAAAATCTTTCAGATTTTATATTCTATCTTTTAAAAGATCTTTTAAATATCTTTAAATAAACTTCTAATCTTATTTAAATCTTTTATAAGTCTATAATATAAGACTAGAATATAAGATTAATAGAAATAACTGTAGAATTTAGAACAGCGCTGACGTTTAAATTTATTTTATTTTTTCTTTAGAAGTTAATAAATGAGTTTTTTGTGATATAATTTAATTATGGACCAAAATTTATTTGATAGACAGTAATATCAAAACATATTTCATGAGGTGGATAAGTTGAAAAAAATAAAGAAAGCAGTGCCAATTAGGCCTGTTAAAAACTGTTCAAAACCAGATGATTTATTATCATTCATAAAAACAGATAAGAAAAAACAAACTCGAGCTAAAAATGGTGAACGAGTTAAAATTGATAGATCAGCACCATCTAAATACCCTTCGCTTACACATTGGAAAAATAAAGAAATAGATAAGTGGATAAGCAACGATTTTATTGGTTTTTATTTATTTGTCTATAACGAAGTTGTTGGCGAAGAAGATATTACTTTTGCTGGAAGAAAAGCAGACGATACGATGGGAAAAGAAAAAGGCTGCTTAAATAGATGCCTTAAAAATTTCTTTTTAGAAAATAACAACGAAATGAAAAATTACATCGAATACATAATAAGATGGTGGATATCACCGGATTCATTTCCAGATTCATTGCCTTCATTCTGGTCTATATTCGGAACTAATGGAACTTTCGTTAAACAATATCGATCAACAAAAATTATTAAAAAGAAAAGCTTAAAAAGCAGAAAAGAAATTGATAATCATTATGCTGACAAACAAGCATGGGATAATTATTTTGATAAGGAGGATTAATAATGTATCAAGCTAATAAACTTATCTCATCAGCTTATAGAAAATATTCTAAATCTAATTTGCCAATGAAATATATTGATCATAATATTGAAGATTTTAGAATATTAGGAGATACTACAAAAGAAAAAAAGCATAATCAACAAATGTTTGATAAATTTATGAATTATTATAATAATCTTGAAGAAAATTTAAAAAACGGACGAGGTATAATACTTTGTGGGTCTGTAGGTATTGCAAAAACATGGCTACTTACTCATTTATCAAAAAAAATTATTTCTATATTCGAAGAAGAAAATATAAACATACAAGAAAAAGAACAAGAAGGCGACCTCAAATCAAATTCAAAATATAACAATTTTTATTATATACAGGCTACTACATTAAGTCAAATGGTTTTTACAACAGGACTTAATGAAGATGAGCTTAAAGTAAGAAGGGGAATAAAAACAATAGCAGGGCTGTGGATAGATGATATATCTAAACTTGCTGAAACAAAATCTGGCCATGAAATATCTTTTTTGGATGATATAATTAGGTGGAGAGATTTAAATCTTCTTTCGACATTTTATACTTCACAACTTCCATTTGATTCGTCCGGAGAACTTGAAGGATTAGATTCAGCTTTATCAAAACCTATTCACGATATGATAAGAGGTAATTGTGAAATAATAACTTTTAGAGGAGAGAGTCAAAGATAATGGAATTTAATAGAGACGAATATTGTAAAGCAAAAAAATGTGGAGTCATGATATGTATGGAGGATGATGAAATAAAAGAAGAATGGAAAACGTTTGAAGTAGTAAAAAATAGTTGTTTAAAATGTGAAGCTTTTAAATTTCATAAATGGCTTTTAGAAAATGATTATAGAATAGTAAAAGAATAGGCGGGTAATTGGTATGGCTGAAAAGATCAAAACAGCTTCATTTAATATACAAAACGAAATGATTGTTTTAGCTAACATGATAAAATCTACAAAAGTAAGAAGAAAACTTTCTAAGGAATTAAAACCATATCATTTTATTGGAAAGAAACATAGGACTATATTTAATATCTTATGTAGATTGGTTGAAAAAAATCTTGAATTCGATTTAGATGTTTTTGAAACATTAGCTAAAGACGATGAAGAATATGGTAGTTTAACTTATATACAAAAAATAGAAAAGCTATTTCAAGAAAGCGATAATATTGAATTTCATGTAAATCAATTGAAAGTAGATTCTCTTAAAGCACATATAAAAGAAAGAAGACTTGGTAAACTATCAGATGCTATAGAAGATCCACATTCAGAATTAACTAAAGTAGTAGAAATAGTTGACCAGATAAAAAGAGAGATAGCTGAAAATACAAGTAAAGCAAATATGTTATCTGGTATAGATTTAAGAAAAGGTTGGTGGAAAGATTATCAACAAAGAAAGAAAGAATCTATATATACTCCAACTGGAATAAGTGGCCTTGATAGAAGATTAACAGAAGGATTGGCTAGAACAAAATGTTCTATATGGTCTGCTAGGCCAGGTATGGGGAAAACAACTACAATGGCAAATATAGCATTAAGATTATCAACTGGATTAGATTATAATGGTATTCAGTTGTGCGAGCCAAAAAAAGTTTTATTAGTACCTTTGGAAACTGGTTATGTATCATATATTGATATTATGGTTTCAATGTTAGTTAAACAAAAAATAAAGAAAGAACTTGAACAAAAAAGCGAAATAATGCCAAATGGTACTTATGGAATAAAATTAGAAAAACTTGTAAGATATACTGATCAAATAACAGTAGAAGAAGATAAATATATTAAATGGGCATTAGATCAAATATTTTGTAATAACAATTTAGTAGTTACAGATAATCCAAGCATGAAATTAAGTGAATGCGAAACTATACTTGAGGAGAATAATTTTGATATCTGTATAATGGATTTATGGGAAAAGTTTACAGATATCAAAATAGATGCAGCAAGCATTGCTGAAAAACTCAATAAAACTCAAGCTATAGCCAAGGAATGTAATACACATATGGCTATAGTTCAACAGATAAAAAGAAGTGAAGATAAAAAAGGTAAAAAAAATAAGAGACCAACTATAGATATGCTTAAAAATTCTGGTGGATATGAAGAAATTGCCGATTTGATTATCATGATGCATAGAGAAAGATATTATGATCCAGAAATTGATGACGATATTATTGAATATATTATAGGTAAGCAAAGACGAGGTGCTATGAATAAGACAGCATATCATATATTTGATGCAGATTATGGTATAATTGGAGATTATGTTAAAGCATACTCTAATAACAATGACGATGTATTTTAGGTGATAATATGAAAATAAGAAAAGGCAATGATTATATTGATTTAATTGGATTAAATAATTTTTCATTAAAAGATACATTTGAATGTGGTCAATGTTTTAGATGGAAATTAATATCTGAGAATTTGTATCATGGGATAGCATATGGAAAGCCTTTAATAATTGAGCAAAAAGATGATTTTATTAGACTGTATACTAGCGGTAATGAATTTAGAAAATTCTGGAAAGATTATTTTGATCTTGATAGAGATTATAATAATATACGTAAAAAGATTCAATATGACAAATTCTTAAAAAAAGCTTCTCATTATGGAAAAGGTATTAAGATATTAAAACAAGAACCATGGGAAGTACTTTGTTCATTTATTATATCGCAGCAAAATAATATTCCAAGAATCAAAAATATAGTAGAAAGAATTTCAGAAAAACATGGTGAAGTAATATATAAATATAATACAAAATTTTATGCCTTTCCAACACCGGAAAAAATTATAGAACTTGGAATAGTTGGACTTAAAGAATTTGGTTTGGGTTATAGAGACACATATTTAATAGATGCTGCTTATGCTGTATTTAACAAAGAAATTGACTTAGAAAATCTTAAATATATATCTTCTGAACAATCTTTAAAAGAATTAATGAAACTTAGAGGAGTAGGAACTAAAGTAGCAAATTGCGTTAACTTATTTGGATTACAACATATAGATTCATTTCCAATTGATGTTTGGATTCAAAGAGTCATTGACGTTTATTATAATGGTCATATTGATATTATACCATATAAGGAAGTTGCTGGAATAGTACAACAATATATGTTTTATTATATTAGAAATAAAGAGGTATAAAGCATGTCTGATATTATGAACAATATAGTTAAAAGAGGTAAACTTAAAAAAATTAAAAAAATGATAAATATGAAAGTGCTTCTTAAAGCAATTAATGTCACAACTAAATCAGCAAATATATATGGAGAGGAGTTATATGATTTATGTCCAGATCCAAAACATAAAGATTCATCTCCAAGTTGGTCTATAAATATTGAGCCAGAAAGTGAAAAGTTTGGTGTTCACAGTTGCTTTAGTTGTGGATATCGTGGCAACTTTATAACATTGACAAGAGATAAACTGTCTCAATCCACCGGTAAGAAATTAACAAATGCAGATGCTATAGAATTTATTGTCAAATTATTCTCATTAGGAGATATTGATGAAGATTCGTTATATGGATTAATACTTGATGAAAGAGAACAGATGTTGGAAGATTTTGAAAAAGAGCCAGAAGGTCCTAAAGAGTCAAGCTTACCAAATGATGAAAAATCAGGTTTTTTTAAACTTTTAAAACCTGAAAATAAATTATATTGGAATTACCTTACGAAGCCTATTTTAGAGGGCGGTAGAGGCATACCTGCCAACTTAATTGATAAATATCATATTGGATTTTGTGATAGTGGTCTATATAGGAAAAGAATTATAATACCTTTTTGGCAAGAAGGTAAATTAATATCATTTCTTGCAAGAAGTGTATTACCAACTATAAAATCTCAAAAGAAAAATGGAGAAGATTTTATAATTTGTCCAGAGTGTGGTAAATTAAATGCTTTTATAAATAAAGAATGTACGAAGTGCGATTGTATTTTAACCGGATATGTTGTTAAGAAAGCTAGATCAAGATATCCAAAAGGAAGTACAATGGAATATATGCTTTGGGCATATGATGAGTTAGATTATAGTTTAGATTATGTAATTCTTTGTGAAGGGGCTATGGATAAACTAAGATTAGAAAGTCTTGGTTATAAAAATGTAATGTGCGTATTTGGAAATAAAATATCAGATTTTCAAGTAGAACTTCTTAAAAAGTTTGAACAAAAGATAGGTAAAAAATTAAGAGTTTTTTTATTTCCAGATGCTGACGAAGGTGGAGATATTTTAATAGATTTTGCTAACCAGAAAATAAAATATTTATTTCAAGCATTTGTTATAGAATTACCATGGATTGAGTCTAATCCATTAGATCCAGGAAGCGCAACAGAAAAGCAAATACGTATAGCAGTTAATACTTGTGAAAAATTATATAAAGTTTATATGAGAAAATTTGAAAAAAATTACTAGGTCTACATTTATTTTTAAATTTCTTAGGATATAATATAATTAAGGTGGTATTTCAAATGCGAAATATAGTAAGTTTTAAAATGAAGGATGGTACTATAAAATATAAATTTAGTTGGGTCGATTTAACAAGTGATTCTGAAGAACCTATAGTTGAATGGGCAACTGAAGAAGAATTTTGGTCGATGATGGATACAGCATCTTTCCAAGAATATGCATGGATAAAGTTTTGGCCAGTTTGTACTAAATGTAGAAAATAGGGGGTAATAAATGTATTCTTTAGAACAAATTAATAATTTATCTGATACTATAGTTAAAGAATTTTATGATATGAATGATCAGCAAAGATGGTTTATATCATCACTTGTACAAAATGAAAAATTAAAATGGACTAGAATAGAATTAATGAAGATGCTTATGATTTTTAATTATTCTGTAGAAATAAAATGCGATATTGCTTCAGAAGAAGTAAATCAGCTTTCTAAATTTATTGATGATAATTCTAAAATAATAAGTGATATTTTTAGTCTTTCAGATAATAAATTTAGAAAAGAGCATGGAGCTTATAATTAAGGAGAAAATATGGTTAAAAAATGTGGGGTTTTTAAATGTAATAATAAAATTGATTTTAGTGTATTATGCTTAAGCTGCGTTACAAAAGACAATATTGTATGTAATATTAAAAATCAGTGTAATTATTGTAAACAAAAATCGTATTGTACATTTAAATGTATCGTTTGTCCGGAATGTGGAGAAGAGTTTCATAAATCTCCTATAATGAATAAGTTCGAATGTCCAAATTGTAAAAAGGAGCTTAATGATGGAATATAAATATAATAGTACATATAAGGTATTGAAAACAATTTCTTTTACTAAAGAAATAAGTACAACAAGAATTTTTAAAAATGATAAAAATTATAAAGAGACAATAAATAATACACTATATTCTTTAATAAGTTCATTAGGTAAAGAATATAATAAAATATGTATTGTTTGTATAGGATCTGATAGAGCAACAGGAGATTGTCTAGGTCCTATTGTTGGAAAGTTTTTAAGTGAAAAATTTGAAGACGATGATTTTATAAAAGTGTATGGAACTTTATTAAATCCTATTCATGCAAAAAATATTGAAGAACTAATGGATTCGTTAGATTATTCTAATTCATTAGTAATAGCGATCGATGCTTCTGTAGGAGATGACCAAAATCCTTTGCATGAAGTTGGTAGTATAATTATAAGAGATGCTGCATTAATGCCTGGTAAAGGTTGTGGTAAAGATCTTGGTCATATAGGAGATATCTCAATCACTGGTATTACTACACATAATGCTTTTTATTTAAGAGATGTAAGACTATTATATGTTTTTGATATGGCAGAAAAGATTTATAAAGGATTAAAACCAGTATTAAATACTTTAAAGAAAGAATTTGTTTTAAGGGGATAAATATGAAAAGCTCAAAATCTTATTTTAAATTATCTAAACAAGAAAATGTCTTTTGTCCTAAATGTAATAAAGTAGTATATAGGCTTTCAGACGACAAAAGACAAGATAGTCCAAAATTTTATATATGTTTTGATTGCAAATTTATTGGACATATTGGAGTTGGCCAAGTCACTTAAATCAAAGAGTAATATGATTCAAAATAAACGTTCTTTTGTTAAAAAAAGAAATTATTTTGATATTATTATATTAGGTTATAAAAAGGAGTGACGAAATGGCTGTAAAATTATTAAAACAAAAAAAAGAATTTAATGAACAGCAACAAGAAGTAATAAACCATAATTATGGGGCATGTGTAGTAGTAGCCGTTGCTGGAGCTGGTAAAACTACAGCTGTTGTTGAAAGAATAAATAGAATGTTAAGAAATGGAATAGCAAGACCAAGTCAGATTTGTGCTACTACATTTACGAAAAAAGCTGCTGGTGAAATGAATGACAGACTTAAAGCTTTAGGTGTAGATACTGACGAAATGCAAGTTTCTACTTTTCATTCAATTTGTTATAAAATAATGCTCGAGGAGCTTAAAAAAGTCAAAGCCAAATACGATTTAGATGCCACTGGAAGTAAGTCTAAAGCGCTTTTAAAATATGTATTGGGTTATCAATGTATGGATTGGAAAACAGCTAATATCAGTGAAGTAGATATGTTTATATCCAATTGTAAAAATTCATTATTAAGACCTAAAGATTTAGATATAAATGTATGTGGTTATTATTTAAAACAAGCATATGAGTTATATGAAAAAAATAGAGAAGAAAGACAATTTTTAACATTTGACGATATGCTTATTAGATGTTGGGAAATATTTGATGAACATCCAGAAATTTTAAAATATTGGCAATCTAAATTTAAATTTGTAATTGTAGATGAGTTTCAAGATACTAATAAGGCACAATATGAAATAATGAAAATGCTATCATATCCGGAAAATAATTTAATGGTGGTTGGCGATGATGACCAGTCTATATATAAGTTCAGAGGAGCAGTACCAGAATATATGATTAATTTTGAAAATGATTTTAATGCTAGAGTAATAAGGATGGAAAAAAACTATAGATGCCCTCAAATTATTGGTAAATTAGCTAATCCTCTTATTTCTAATAATGAAAAAAGATTAATTAAAGTTCTTTCTGCACAAAAACAAAATGAAGGCAATTTAAAAATTATAGATTGTTATGATTTTGACGAGGAAGCTGCTATGGTAACTGAATATATAAAATCGTTACCCGAATTTATAAATAAACAGTATGGAAAAATATCAGTTCTATATCGTGCTAATGCCCAATCTAGGGCGATCGAAGATATGCTTATAATGGAAAATATACCTTACGAATTAGTTGGTGGTATGAACTTCTATCAAAGAAAAGAAATAAAAGATATATTACATTATTTTTATGCAGCATTTGATTCTCAAGGCAGGGGCGAGGAGGGATATGAAAGAATTATAAATGTCCCTTTTAGATATATAGGCAAAGCATTTATGGAAGATTTACAAAAATTTAGAAAAAATACTGGATGTAGCTTTGAAAGAGCCTTAAAAGATATGAGAATGACTCCAAATCAAGAAAGATCTATAGATAGTCTTTTAGATGTTATAGATACTATAAGAAAAAGAAAGCAAGAAAATCCTCAAATATTGATTTCCTGGTTAGTAAATGAGATTGGCTATTATGATTATCTCGTTAAACAAGAAGGTGATAAAGAAGAAGAAAGTAGTAGATCTTCTAATATAAAAGAATTGATACGTGCATCTGGTAAATTTAGTACTGTAGAAAAATTTATAGAATATATAGATATGTTAAATACTAAGAAAAAGAAAAATGGTCCAAAAAATAAAGTTATACTTTCTACTATACATAGATCAAAAGGGCTTGAATGGGATAATGTAATTATAATAGGATTAAACGAATTATTACTCCCACATAGCAGGAGTTTAGATCCAGAATCTATTGAAGAAGAAAGAAGACTTGCATATGTAGCTATAACAAGATCAAAAGAAAGACTATTATTAAGTTTTGTTCAAACTGCATCTGTTGGTGGAGGAATTAGAGAATTAAAGCCTAGTAGATTTATTTCGGAAATGGGATTAGCTGGTAAAGGTAAATATTTATATTAAAATAAATGATAATATTTTGTCAAAATGGGTTTACAAATTGTTTCTTATTAATTATAATAATATTATAAATTTAAATTATAACCAAATAGATAATACATTATAACGAAATAAGAAAATTTGTAAATTTGGGAGGTTACATATGGAGGAGAAGAAATTTGACGAGTCTAAAATTCTTTTATATAAAGAGACTGGAGACGAGTCAATATTTGAAGAAATTATTTCAAATAAAGATATAAAGAAATATATATATTCAGTATGTCATGACAAAATGAGGAATTATCCTAGTTCTTTAATGGGATTTGATGATTTCGAAAGTCAAGCTTATTTAGTGTTATGGCAATGTATTAAGAAATATAAATTTCGATGTCCAATATGTGGTATTCAAGCTAAAACCGAATCGGTATATAAACTTCATATGCTAACAAAACACAATGAATATCGAGAACCAGCAACGAGTATATCTAAATACATAAAGTTTAATCTCGGTGCATATCTTCAAAATGAATTAAGGAAAGAATATAGTGAAGAAAGAAAGTCTAATATAATGACTGTTAGTATTTATTCCGGCCAAAACAGTGAAGAAAAAGATGAGACTATTAATGATAGAGTTGAATTTGAATTTTGTCAATCAAATGGTTTTGAAGATGATGTTGTTTTTAAACAATTTTTGAATGATCTTGTCGATAAATTTGATTCTCAAACAAAAGAGATTTTTATAATGATGTTTTTAGAAAATATGAAACAAATAGATATAGCTAATACTTTATATAGACAAGGAAGATATGCAAGCGAACAATCGGCTTCTGTAGTAGTCTCTAGGACTATAAAAACTAAAATATATCCTGCTATAACTGAGATATATAGCAAGACTAATATTTAGTATTATTGTTAGTTTTGTATAATATAAATTTTTTTACTAAAAATCGTTTATTTTTGTAGTTAAGATGATATATTATTAATATACGGAAATAAACACGTAAATTCCAAATTTAAAAGGAGATTTCAAAATGGGAAAAATTACTGTATCAGCTTTGCAGGAAGGATGCAAAGAATTAGGAATTGAAACAAATTCTAAAAAGTTAAAAGAGTTAGAGACTCTTATCGACAAAAAACTTTTTGAAACTGAACTCGGTTACGAATGCCCATCTTGTGGCAAGGATATTCCGGATGTTAAAAAATGCCCGTATTGTGGAGAGTCTTTTGAAGAAGCTGAAGATGAAGAAGTAGTTGAAGAAAATGATGAAACAGCTGAAGAAAATGATGAAGCAGAAAACGACACAGCTGAAGAAGATGAAGAAAATGATGAAGCTGATGACAATGAAGATGGCGATGCCACAGATGCAGAGAGCGATGCCGATGAAGAAATTAAAAAAGCAGCAGAAGAGGTTGCTGGAAAAGTAGTTGACAAAAAAGGCAAATCATCTGATAAAAAAGAAGACAAAAAGGCCGATAAAAAAGAAGACAAAAAGGCCGATAAAAAAGAAGACAAAAAGGCTGAGAAAAAGGGCCGTCCTGAAGGGACTTCTGCGGATACTCAGAAGAAAAATGAAGAATTTGAACAGCTTGTTGCAGAGATTGATAAAGTTATCGGTAAAGATTTTGAAAAAAGAGAAAGAAAAACCGGTATTACTTATGTCAAAGATGGCAAGAGAATCCTCAAAGCTGTAAAAACTGGTAAAGTTCTGGTAGTTGAATTTAATGCCGAAGTTGAATCCGATGTTGATGGCTTAACTAAATATACCGAGGAACAGGCAAAGCAGAAACACCTCGGAACTACAAAAGCAGTTTATGATGGCGGCGACACCAAAGTTGTTACAAAGTTAGTTAAAGAAGCTTTAAAGAACTTTGGTAAATAATATATTTCTTCTCCTTAATTAAGGGAGGCACCAGGCCTCCCTTTTTGAATGTTTAAGCATCTACATATAATAAATTTTATTTGCTCAACGTTAATAAATGACAAATGAATAATATTATAATATTATATAAAGGAGGTTAAAACGTGTCTAAATACATAATTGGTGGTGGAATAACTGGATTAATAGCTTCTTTTTATAATCCAGACTATCGAATTATAACAGATAAAATTGGTGGCCAGATGGCTGCTAATACTGCTGGTCCTAGGATTCTTGAAGTAAATGAATATTCAAGAATGTTTTTAAAAGATTTGGGATTTGAAAACGTAAATACTAAATTTGCTAAGATTGGATATAAAGTAAGAGGCAAGATAGTAGATTCTATAAGTAAAAGCTTAAGAAATAAATATTATTTAAAATCAAGATGCCTTGATGACGCCAATTTAATACCAAATTCTATAATGTCAGACGGAAAGAATACTATTGAATATTTTGATATAAGTTGGGATGAAATAATTGAAAGACTTATATCAAATATCAAAAAGCCAGTAATTAATAAAATAACTTCAATAGACACTGAAGAAAAAATAATCGTTTTAGATGGTCTTCCATTTAGATATGAAAAATTAATATCGACAATTCCTGCACCGGCTTTTTTTAAAGCATCTAAGCTTAATCCAGAAAAAGAGCTAAAATTTATTCAAAAGGTATTTATCATAGTAGATAGTAGTACCATTGATATGAGAGAATATGAATATATTTATTATCCAGAATGTCAATACCCATATCATAGGATATCGAAAGTTGGTTCTAATAAGCTTTCGATAGAATTTACTACTAATGAAGATACATCTAAGATACTTAATTATTGGAAACATATTTCCATACAAAATATAATTATACCAATAGGTCAGATACAATCTGGAATGATTAGTAAAGTTAAAGATATATCTTTTTTTGGCAGATACGCTTGCTGGGATCATGATTTAAAAGTTGATGATGTTATTAGGCAGAGCATAGACTATAATGATACAGAAAGGAAAAATATTTATGATGGAATATAAAGATAAGCTTAAACATATATGGGATGTTCAATTAGACTTTAATAAAAAGTTTTATAAGTCTAAAATAGGTAAAGATATGAATGATATGACTATGGAAGAAAAGGTATTTTGGTCAAAAAATCAATTACTTTCTATAGTTAAAGAATCTATGGAAGTACTTGATGAAATTCCTAATTGGAAGGAGCATAGAAACATAGCTACAGAATTTATACCATCAAATCTTTTTGAAGAGATTATCGATGTTAATAAGTTCTCTTTAGGGCTTGCTCAAATATGGGGTATGACTTTCGAGGATTATTATAAAGAATACCTTAGAAAAAGTTGGGTTGTTGATCAGCGTTGGACTCAAGAACATGACTTAAAATCTATAAACGAAGACGATAAGATTGTTGGAATAGATATTGATGGAATATTAGGAGATTATCCAAAATGGTTTCTTAAATTTGTTTATGAAAAAACTGGTAAAGAGTTTAATACACTTGAGCAAGTTAAAAATTGTTTCGGTACTTCGGAATATGAGGGATTAAAGTCTTTATACAGACAGTCAGGATGGAAAGCAACAATGCCTGTTTGTGAACATGCATCTGAATTTACAAATCTTCTTCATAACAAAGGATATAAAATAATAATACTTACAGCTAGACCTTATAAGGATTATTATACTATTTATCCGGATACATTACAATTTCTTAAAGAAAATGAAATATATTTTGATGCTATAATTTGGGATGAAGAAAAACATTTAAGGATTATTAAAGAATTTCCGAAAATGCTTTTTATGATTGATGATACACTTGAAGTGGCAGAAGCAGTTGCAGCAGAAGGATATGTTGTATTTTTAAAACAGACAGAGCCTTTTGTCAATATCGATCCTAAATTTTGGGATAAAATTATTACATTTAGTGACCTATTAGAAATACCCGAAAAATGGAATATATAAACCATTAGGTGCATTATTTTGAGCTGTCTATAAAGGTTCTAAATAGGTTAAATTTATTATTGGAAGGGGTTTTAAAATGGCTATTTTATTTTTTGTAGGTGTTGATAAAACAGGTAAAACTACTTTATTAAAAAATGTTTTAAAAGAAACTAATCGTCATATATGTATTGATAGATTTACTCCATGTCAAGTAGTATACGGAAGAATACATGATAAAAAAGACACACCAAAAGTTAAAGAATTTAGAGAATTAGAAACATTTTTACGATATTCTCCTATACCAGCTGCATTTGTTTATGTGTCAGCAGAGACAGATATGATAATAAAAAGATTTAAGCAGCATGATGAAAAAGATATAGATATTAGTCAAATAAGTATTGTTAAAATTTTATATGATCAGTACTTAAGTTCATCTCCGCTACCATGTTTACGTATTGATACAACCGGAGACTCAATAGAAAAATGCACTAATACGATTATCGAGTTTGCAGATAGGCTTGATAGAAAGGAGATTTATATATGAAAGCAAAATTAGGGCTTGGTGGATATTTTACAGACACCAAAGACAATCCAGCTTCCATTATAAGATATGCTTATGATTTTGGTGGAGTAAGATTTTTTGATACTTCACCAGTATATGGAACTAGTGAGCAAATTTTTGGACATGCACTAAAAGATTATCCAAGAGAATCTTATGAACTTTCAACAAAAACAAAAGCTAAAACTGTTGAAGAGCTTCATTCTTCGTTTTTACAAAGCTTATTTAATCTTAACACTAATTATATAGATATGTATTTTGGTCATTCAGCTATAGATGATGATAATACATGGAAAGATTTTCAAAAGATAATAAATGAACTTTTAAGATTAAAGTCAATCAATTATATCAAAAAGATTGGAGTATCTGGACATTCTGTTTCTGCAGCTATAAAAGCGATAAACAGTGGTTTGATTGATGTTATAATGGTACCTCATTCTATAATGTACAGAAAATTTGAAGGAGTGATTCAATTAGCTAAGTCCAAAAACATAGAAGTAATTACTATGAAAAACTTTGCTAGTGGAATATTGCTTGGTGGTCCGGATACTAATGAATATAAAAAAGACGTATCAATGCAGGATATTATCAATTTTTCTTCTTATTGCGGAGATATAATAATACCAACTCCAAGATCTATTAATCAATTTAAAGAAATAAGTAACTGTTATCTAAATGCAGCTGAACTTAATACATCTAAATTAATTAATATAGAAAGTAAGATAATAAAACATCTTGGCACGGATTTTTGCAGATTTTGTAATGAATGCAGACCCTGCCCTAAGCATGGATGGCAAATGTCACAACCAAGCATCTTAAAGGCAATGTTATATCAGTCAAAGTTAGGAATAGATGGAAAAGAAAGATATTCTAATTTTGCTTATAATGTAAATCATTGCGAAGGATGTGATAGCGAATGCTCGCATATGTGCCCTTTTGGTATAGATATTAAAGAAAAAATGCAAAATGCACACAACATTTTTACAGGAGGAAAATAAATGGATGTAGTTAATGAAAAAGCAGCTAAAAAAATATTGCCATATGTAAAGTCAATAGAAAATGGTACTATAAAAGGCCCAATTTCGTTGCACTTATTAATAACTGACTTTTGTGTTAATAAGTGCAACATGTGTGGACATTGGAAGACTAAATGCAAAAAAAGTTTAAGTCTTGATGTTATAAAAAACATTTGGTCAGAGATGAACGAAAATGATTGTGAATCAGTTTGTCTTACTGGCGGAGATCCAATTTTGCATCCAAATTTTGAGGAAATATTAGATCTTAAAAGAAATTTTGACCTTGGTGTTATTTGTACCGGAAATTTTAATCCAAAATTTGATTTTGAAAAGCTTTCCAAACTTAAATGGTTACGCTTTTCTATTGATTCTTTAAACCTTGATAGATATATGGAAATAAGAGGTTTGAGTAATTTATATTCAGTTATAATTCCTAATCTTATAAAGGCTAAGAATTATATAGATCAGGTCGGTATAAATTTCACTATACAAAAGAAAAATATTATGGATGTAAGAGATATTGTAAAATTTGCTTATAATGAAGAAATTTATAGACTTATGATATATCCAATGCATGGTGATAGTGACTTATGCTTAAATTCTGAAGATATTAAAGTTGTTTTAGAACAATTAAGAGAAGTAATTAAGTACGGATTTCATAAAGAAATACCAGAAAATAATATTGTATTTTTGTATCAAAGTTTAAAAGCAGCTTTAGAAAAAGACACTGAAGTAAGAAAAGCAGTTTTTGATTATTCTAAATATCCTTGTATTATAAATAAAATACATTTATCTGTAGGTTCTGATGGAAATGTATTTCCTTGTGAAATGATTGCAGATGATACAGATGCATATGGAGAAAGAGATTTTTGGGATACACATTCACATTATAATAGTCTTGGAAACGTGAATGAAGAAAGTTTGATGAAAATATGGAAAAATAATTTTGACAACTCCTTTTGTTCCGGAAAATGTGAAAATTGCTTCAGTAGATATTTACCTATTAATAAAGCTTATTATGAAAATATTGGAAAGAGGATATTTATATGAGAATAACAGGTATATATAGTCCATTAAAAATATATTTTGATCTTGGTGGCCAGATGGCTGGTAAGAGATGTTTTACATTATGCAAAGATACTTATTCTGAAAACGACAGGTATACTATTTGGCTTGATGGTTCCAGATTAAAATGCAAAAGAGAACAGATAATAGATACAATGAATGAACATTTAAGAATAATTGACAAAAATGTTAAATTGTCTAATGAACAAATTGACTTTATTAATGAAATAATAAAAAATCATAAATTCGAAATGAATTATTATTTTGCGATAGAAACAATTTAATTTTAGACGTTAATAAATGATTCTAATATGATATAATATTATTATAAAACAATAAAGGAGGAAATAATGGAAAACTCAATTCAAAAAATAAATGAATTAAGAAGTGTTATGGGAACTTTACCAGATCAGGACCCGCAGCTTAAAACTGAATTTATTAAGGGCGTTACTGGAATTTCAGTTGAACTTATCGGAACAGTAGAAAATCCGTATAAGCCGATGTTTATATTAGGGACTACATGCTGGGGTAAGAAAGTTAATAAATGGGAAGAAACATTACCCGAACACAGGTTTGAAGTAGTAAAGGCGGCTTTAAGGGGTCAGGCATTACCTCTTGCATTGGAAACTCCTCAGTTTTCATTTGCTATTGAAGGTCCATCAAGAGCGGCATTTGATCAGATTGCAAGAGCAAGGCTTGGTGTTGTATTTTCTGCCAGAGGTATGAGAGATAATAATTGGAAAGACGCTTCAATTCGTATTCCGACTTCTTTGTGGCCTACAAAAAAAGAAGATATTTTGCATGATGAATATCTTCTTGATGGCAAAAGAAGCGATGAACATAATAATGCTTATATAAAGGTTGAAAACTTTAAAAATATAGAAATTACAATGCTTGAAGTAAAACAACTTTACGCTGATATTGTAGATGTTGGAAAAGGTTCTTGGCAGGCTGCAAGGAGCGTATTGCCTTTATATGTAGTTTATGGTTTTTCAATGGGAATTAATTTCCAAGCATTAAGAAGCTTATGCAGCTCAAGAATGAAATTTTGCGAAATGGAAGATACAGTTGCAGTAGCATGGCTTTTAGCAAAAGCAGTATCTGAAAAATTCCCTTTACTTGGTTCTTATTTAAGACCCGGATGTGACTGGTCTGGTAAATGTCAGTACCATAAAGCTTATTCTTTATCTGAAATGTTCGGTTGTTTATTTAAAGAATGTGGCAGAAACGAATGCACCGATACAAATGATTATGCAGAATTTAATGAAACATGTACAAATTATCGTGATCTTGAGGAACAGCTTGGTATTCATATTACAAGGCCAAATGAGTGGCCTAAATTTGAAAATTTCGATGATTTGTCGGATATAGATAAAGCATTATTTATGCAGGATTAATTTTAAGGTGTGGCTATAGATTAATAGTTTATACCACACCTTAATTAACTTATTATAGAAGATTAGTCGCTTTATTTTAATAGTATTAATCTTCTATAATAAGTTAATTAAAATAAAGAAATGGAGAAATAGATTATGCATGGATTAGGTTTAAGACAAATGATAGAAAATCTTGAAACTTTTATAGTTGAAAAAGGAAAACCTGTTGTTGTAGACAATCAGGGAACTATAGAAGTTTTAAATCATAGTTTCAATATTACTTATAATAGTATTATTGATATTGAAGATATACAAAAGCATATGAAAGATTATTATGACGTAAATGGTATTGATTATTCTAAAATTGAGGAACTTGAAAAAAATGAATATTCGTTAATCGAAAACGAACTTTATAGCAAGTTTGCTTTATTCAATGATGATATTCATTCAAGAAGGGTCCTTTGGTCTGATGATTGCTGTATCAGTTTAATTCATTATCTCATCCGGGATAAGAAAATCTATTGCTTTGTTCATTTAAGAAGTTCTGACATCGTAAATAAGTTATTTTCTGATCTATTTTTAATTCATAAGATAACAAGGCAACTTCAGGATGATCTTGATATTAAAGATGTTAATATTTGTGTAAACGGTCACAGCATGCACAAGCTGGTATTAAACAATATGAACAAGTGTAAAAATGAGTAAGTTCTGCCCAAAAATTAATGGCCCTGTAGTCTATCTCGATTGCCTTGAGTGTGACTACAGGGTTTGTGTTAAAGGAGGAAAAGAATTGGCAAAGATAATAAAAAAAATAAAACAACCAGAACAAGAGGTACCAGACAAAAAGGTAAAAAAAATTAAATCGTCTGAAATAGATGAACAAGTAAAAGAAGCTAAAAAAAATATTCGACAAAAATCAGTACCTGTTATGGAGTCAAAATATTCTGGTATAATAAAACCAAGAAATGTGGCTATCCCAACTCGAGACCTAATTCAATTTATTCCGGAACATATACATACAGATTATTCAACAAAAGATGCTGCTATGTCTATTGATGAATATATTGAGTCACTTAAAGAAATGGGATTTAAAGGTGGTACAATTACTGAACATGGAAATATGTCAAGTTCAGTAAAGTTTTATAAAGCTATGAAGGCTAATGGGCTTAAACCTATTTTAGGTAATGAAATCTATACGGATGATAATATCGAGCTTAAAATAGAGGCTTCATTAGAAAGGTCAAAGAGGAAAAAGGACGATGAGGCAGCAGAAGGTGGATATTTGGATGATGAGTATGGTCATCTTGTAGTATTAGCTCCAACTAATGAAGCTTATAATGAATTATTATTAACTACTGCTAAAGGATTTAGAGATGGTTTTTATAAGAGGCCAAGAGTTACACACGAATGGATTTTAAATGAAGCTTCAAAACACCAGATTACCACTACAGCCTGCCTTGCATCGAAGTTTAATTATTATATAAGGTGCGGCCAGGATAAGGAGGCTAAACAGCTTCTTAGTGATTATAAGTCAGCTTTTGGTGATAGGTTTTATGCTGAACTTCATTTTAATGAATTAGAAATACAAAGATATTGTACTAATAAGTTATTAGAATTTTGCAAAGAACTTAAAATACCTTGGATGATTGGTCTTGATGCACATTATGCAAAAAAAGAACATGCTGAGTATCATGACTATATGAAAGATATGTTTTATAAGGGTTCATTATCTAAACCATCTTCTTTAAGATATAATACTAGAGAATTATATCTTAAAAATTCAAATGAAGTTCTTCATTCAGCACTAAAATGGGACTATGGAATTGATCAAAAAGATATAATAATTGGATTGAATAGAACTAATGAATTATACGATAGAACAACATTTGAAATGGAAATGGGAAAGTTAAGGTTTCCAAAATTTAGTAATGATCCTAATTTTGATCCAGTAGCAGAGTTAAAAAAGAAATGTATAAGAGGATATAATAAAAGAAAGAAACAAGGATTACTTCCTGCACCGGGATATGCAGATCAAGACTATAAGGATAGGTTTAATAAAGAATTTCCAGTAATAGTTAGTAAAGGTTATGCTGATTACTTTTTAATAGTTTCTGAATATACAGATTATTGTGTACAGACTGAATTATTTAAAGGTCCCGGAAGAGGTAGTGCTGCAGGTGCTTTGATTTCTTGGTTGCTTGATATTACTAAGATTGACCCTATAAGATATGGACTATTCTTTGAAAGGTTTCTTAATGAAGAACGTGCTGATCCACCAGATATTGACCTCGATTTTGATTCTGAAAGAAGATTTGAAATTGAAGAACTTTTAATAAGAAAAAATGGTCCAGAAAAGGTTGCTCACATTATGTCATTTGGTACATGGGGATGTAAAAGTATTCTTGGAGAATTATCAAAAGTATTTGAACTTCCTTGGGGTGTTGTAGATAAACTTAAAAAATTATGTAATGATGATCAATCGCTGCAGGAAAATATTGATAGAATATTAGGAATAAAGCCAGTTAAAAAGATAAAGAAAGATGGTACAGTGCAAGAAATATTTGAAATACCATCTCCAGATATAAAGGAGTTTATTGAGAATAATGAAAAATTCTTTACTGTATGTAAATTTTTTGAAGGTAAAGTTAGGAACTATTCAATGCATGCTTCTGGTGTAGTTGTAACTCCAGGACCTATGGAAGAACTTGCTCCAATAAACAGAGCTTCTGGGCAAATAGTTACTGGTCTTCAAGAAGGTGGAGATATAAGAGAAATATCAGATATAGGGTTACTTAAATTTGATATTTTGGGTCTTAATAACTGTACTATAGTTAATAGGACTTTAAAGTCTATTAAAAGAAGAAAAGGCATAACCATTGATATAGATGCTATTGATCTTGAAGACGATAATTTATTAGAAAGATTTAGAAAAGGGCATACAACGGGAATATTTCAGTTTGAGTCTACCGGTATTACTAAATTTATGAAAGATATTCAGCCACAAAGACTTGAAGATTTAATTATAGTTAATGCTGCTTATCGACCAGGTACATTAAGAGCTGGTGGTGTTGATGCTATCATAGAAAATAGGCATTCAGATAATATTGATTATATGCATCCAGCTATTGAAGAAGTTTTAGGTCCAACATATAATGTTTTAGTTTATCAAGAACAGCAGATGGCTTTAATGGCTCAAGTTGGTGGATTTACAATGGTTGAAGCTGATAAATCTAGGAAGACTATTAAGTTAATTAATAAAGCTTCTACTGCTTCACCAGAACAGTTAAAGAAATTTTATGATATGATCGAGCATTTTAAGCAAGGTGCTCATGAAAAAACTGGACTCTCGCATGAAAAATTACAAAAGCTTGTTGATGCAATGGCTGCGGCTGCTGACTATTCATTTAATAAATCTCATAGTTGTAGTTATGCTATTATAGCAATGCAGGATATGTATTTGAAGCATTATTATCCAGCTGACTATGCAGCTGCTTTCCTAAGTAGGACTAAAAATGAAGAAAAGAAAGGTAAAGCAGGACATAAGACTGGGGAGAACAAAATTGAAAAATATGTAAAAATGGCAATAATTGAAATGGATTTAAACATTGCTCCTCCGGATGTTTCAATTTCTGGAGTAGATTGGATACCTAAAGACGATAAGACTATAATACCTTCATTAACTTTTATTAAAGGTGTTGGTGAAGCTGCAGTTCCTCAAATTGTTAAGCACCAGCCATATGCCACTTTAGAGTCATTCTTTGAATGTGATATGGATTGGAGGTTAGTTAATAAAAGGGTTGTTGAAGCATTAATCCAGACAGGGTCTTTTAACAATCTATATCCGTATAGGAAAACATTATTGGAGGTATATACAAAGTGGAATGCTGCTGGTAAAAAGAACTTTTCAAAAATACTTGAAAAAGTAGAAAATGAAATGGGTCAAGTTGATATAGACTTTGACGAGGGAATGATTATTGAAAAAGAATTATTTGGATTTTATTTCAGTGCTAATCCATTAGACAAATATAAAGAAATTGTAAAAGAAAGAGAAATAAAAGAAGTAAGTGACTTAGCAAAAGGTAAGAAATGGAAAAAAGGGACACTTTATGGAATAATTACTAAAGCATTTCCATATAAGATTGCAAAAGGTAACATGTGTTTTGTAGATATACAAGGAAAAGATGAAACAAAAGCAAATATTACAGTTTGGCCAGAAATATATGAACAATATAAAGATATTATAAAAGAAGGAAATGTAGTCGCTATAAAAGTCAAACCCGGTAAAGGTAAAAATGATGAACCTTGTTTTTATGTTGATGAAAGCGACGAGCGAAAGAAGGTAATCTTAATGGAGCAATTATTAAAAATTAAATCAAAGCAACGTTAATTTTTGAATCTATACCAATATAATAATATTATAAAGGAGGTATAAAATGCGAGTTATTAAACCATCGTTTGAAATTAAACGCAATTTGAGTGGGGAAGAAATTTTAAAGAATATTGAAAGAGCTGGCAGGATTTGTTATAAATCCGAAGATTTAATAACTTCAGATTCTGCAAAAAAATTTGTAAAAGGCCTTTTAAATAGAGGCCATGAAGCAATGATCGAACATGCTTTTGCTACCGTTATTATAGTTTGTGATAGAGGAGTTTCTCATGAAATTGTTCGCCATAGAGTTGCATCATATGCTCAGGAAAGTACAAGATATTGCAATTATGGAAAAGAAAAACATGATCAGGAATTGAAATTTATTGATATAGGACCAGTTATTGATAGTAAAATTGGTACTACAGTAAAAGATTCAAATGGTGAAAATGTTCTGGTAACAGGTGATTTAGCAGCTTCATGGATTATAAGCTGGCTTGATTCAATAGCTGATTCAGAAATAGCATACATGAATATGGTAAATTCAGGATGTCCTGCAGAACTTGCAAGATCAGTTCTTCCTAATTCAATAAAAACAGAAATAGTTGTCACAATGAATTTAAGAGAATGGCGACATTTCTTTAAGCTTAGGGCTATAGGTACAACGGGAAAACCTCATCCTCAAATGGTAGAAATAGCTAAACCTTTATTAAGGGAAATGGCTGAATACATACCAGTTGTATTTGACGATCTTATTGAATTGATTAGTTAGGAGAAGTCATATGGGCGAAGTCATAATTGGTAGTAAAACTAAAAAGGTAATTAAAAGAAGCGACTCAACCATTGAAAAGGAAGAAAAAGACTGGGATGAAGTTACACCAGAGGATGAGTATCATTATTATCAAACTGATTTAGATAATGAAGATCTTGATGCACCGGTAACTAAGTTTGGGTTTTTAACTAAAGACTTAAATAATCTTGATATTGAAGATATTTATAAGCATTTAAAAAAGAATATGAAAGTTGGAAAAGATAGATTGGATCCAGATGTATTATCTGAAGCAATTGATTCTGCTCCAGAATGGTCTTTTAAGGCAACTCAAATTTATCTTATAGCAAAAGAAAGATTGGCAAAGTTTAATGATCTTACCTTTAAAGTTAAATATGCTGACTTATCCAATAAAGCATCTGACGAGTTAGAAAAAATGCGTAAAGATAAAAAGTTAAATGGCCAAATAACTAAGGAAAAAATTGAAAACTGGATTGTTGCTAATGTACCAGAATATAAAAAGTTACTTAGAGAAAAAAGGGAACTTGAAACTGCAGTTGAACTTCTTAAATCTTTAGCAGCTCAGTTTGAAAGTAAAAAATCAATGCTTCAAACACAAGGACGTTTAGCTGAAAAGAAAAAGTTTGTTGTAACACCAAAAGGAGGTGAGAAAAATAGAGAAGAAGAAGATTAAAGCGGTGGTTAATCCAGATAAGGAAATGGTAGATGAATATACCCCTTCGTTTGGAGAAACTCAGCCTGATATAACTTTAGTAAAATCTCAATCTTCTGTTCAAATTGAGACTGATTCTAAAGGCATTAAAAAGTATTCAGTCAAGGTTTATGCAGATAATGCAATGGAAGCTGCTAATAAGGCTTTAGAAATTTCTGAAATGGTTGAACAAAGAATAAATAAGAAAGAGGATTAAAACTATGGCACAAAAATCATTGGGCATGAAAGAATTTATGAAAGATACTAAACCAAAAGGCGGAGATATGGAAAGCCTTGATTTGAGAGAAAGGGGTAAAGTTACTGTCTGGCTTCATCCTGAAAGCGGAATTTATAAAAGAGATGCACATTATTTTCCGGTTTATGCTACAGTAATGGACAATGATAAAAAAGTTAAAAAGGTTTACAATGCCATGGTTATCCATGAAGATGTAAAAAGCTGCTTGATCTGTCAGCTTAGAAAAGCCCTTAGAGACGACGAAGATATCGATATGGATGAAATTATACTTCGTGTTGGAGAAGATGACGAAGAAGTCGAATATAATAAAGGTGAAATTATTGGGGCAGAAGGCTATGGCTGGAAGAAAAACCTTTCTTATAAAACTGAATACTTATTCGGTGTAATTGATAATGATAAGCCGGATAAAGTGTTGAGGTTAACAGCTCCAAAGTCTTTAGGTAAGAAAATTACTAAAGTAATTGAGGATCAGATCGAAGAAGAAGGAGAAACTGATGGTAATCCTTTTGAAAATCCTTATGCTTTCAAACTTTCTTATGATAAAGATGCTGATCAGGCGAGCAATATGTACAATGCAATATGGAACAAAGCAAAGTATACAGAAGAAATTCAGGAAATATTAGAGGGCGAAGGTCTTGATCTTTCTATATTAACTGAAGTTACACCTGAGGCTAAAGTTGCTTATATCATAAGAGAAGCTTTGGTAATTGATCCGGATGACTTAGGTTTAGATCTTTCGGCTGCAGATGACTTTGACCCTAAAGAACTTGACAGAGTAGGAAATTCAGAAAAGGAAGAAGTATCTGACAAAAAGGAGTCTAAAGATTCTAAGGAAGATAAAAAACAAACTAAGGACAATAAAAAAGTTACAAAAGATAAGAAAGTAACTAAAAAAGATAAAGATGATGAAGAAGACGATGATGAAAAAGAGGAGCCTAAGGAAGATAAAAAGCCTGCTCCCAGCAATAAGAAAGTAATGAAAAGTAAAGTTGCAAAAAAACCTCAGATTGATTGCCCTAATTGCGGAAAAAAGATTGATGAAGATGCTACTGAATGCCCGCATTGTGGAGTTGAATTTGAAGATGAAGAAATGATTGAATGCCCATCTTGCGGCAAGGATATTGCAGCTGACAGTCAAAAATGCCCACATTGTGGTGACGATGTAAGTCCTTTTTAATAAGTTTCGGTTCAGTTATTACAAAGCCCCTGAAATATGGGGCTTTTTTACGTTAATAAGAGACTTATTAATGATATAATATAAATAAAGGAGGTAGTTATATGTGTATTTGTAATCCAAATAATAGAACACCATTTTGTGGTAAACCCGGATGTGAAATGCCTGAGCGAGAAGCTGGTTGTCTAGAACCAAAGAAGTATGATATTTCAGAAGATCTAGAAAATAGATTTTCTTATCATTCTCCAAAGCCCGATCAAATAGGTAAATACGAAAGAATAAGAGATATGGCTAAAGAATTTGCTTACCTAATAAGAGATAATTGCCCAGATTCTAGAGAAGCATCTTTAGCAATTACTAAAATAGAAGAATCTGTATTTTGGGCTAACGCCAGTATAGCGAGGGAAAAATAATGGCTGCACCAGTTAAGAAAAAACCAACTACAAAAGCAACAAAACCAGCTGCAAAACCTACTGTTAAAACTGCTTCAGCTATGGTTAAAAAGCAGGTTAATAATAGTGATCAATTGGATATGCTCAAAATGATAGCTGGAGATATAAAAGGGAATATGACTTTTGAAGAAAAAGAAGAGATAAAGTTCATACCAGCTAATTTACTTTCTTATAATAGAGCATCAGTATTTGGAGGTTATCCCACCGGTGGTATTTATGAATTACATGGCCCTAATGGCGGAGGTAAGACAGCATTAGGTATTGAAATTCTTAGTTCAGCTCAGAAAGCTGGTCATTTAACAGTAATGTACGATCATGAAAGAGCAGCTAATGATAAATCTTGGATTGAAAATTTAGGATTAGATCTCAAGAACTGTTTATACAGAAATAAAGCTTTAGATGGAAAGTCAATAATGACTTTAGAGGAGAGTGCACAAGAAATTAATGATATGATTATTAATTTCAATGAAAAAAAGCAAAAAAAATTAATACCACAGCATGTGCTTTTATATATTTTGTTTGACTCTGTAGCTTCAGCAGTTCCTAAAGCGAAACTTGAAAAAGGCGCTAAAGTTGGTGATGCTAATTATGGTTTAACCGCAAGATTAATGTCAGATTGGCTTCAAACATTAAATGCTTTAGTTGGTGGTAGTGATGTTGCTGTCATTTTTATTAATCAGGAAAGAGTGAATGTTGGAGCTAAACCTTGGGAACAAAAATTCAAATCTTTTGGTGGAGAAGCATTACAGTTTTATGCATCAGTAAGAATAAGAGTTAATTATTCCGGTGCTACTAAAGAAAAAGTCAATTCTGTAGAAATTCAGGTTGGGAAAGAACATAAGTTTAAGCTTGAAAAAAATAAGCTTGGTTATCCTATGCAGGAAGGCTATTTTTATACTTCAAATGGACTTGGTGAATGCAATATTGGTTTTGATGATGTAAGAGCAACTATTACAGAAGCCATTTTGCAGAATTTAATTACCAAGGAAGGAACAAGGTTTAATTGTGAGTTTTTCGATGAAATAAATGGTGAGAAAAAATTAAGAGCATACTTAAGAAATAATCCAGATACCCTTGAAAAAATTAAAGAAAAGGGTTATAATCAAATAGTTGAAGGCAAAATAAATATGACTGACACAAAATCTGGAGATGATGATATAACATCAGATGATGAAGAATAATATTTAAAATTAAGGCTCTGTTGATTAAAACAGGGCTTTAATTTTGTTAATTTGTTGTTGTCTATTGATATTATAATATTATATAGGATAAATAAAAGGAGAATAGCTATGGAAATTGAAATCTTAGGTTCGAATAAGTCTATTAACAAAAACAGGATAATCAAAACTAATATAGGTTATTTCTGTAAGGAGTCTGAAAATTTAATTACAGATGATATTACAAGAAGTACTTTACTTGGAGCTGTTGAAGCTGCATCGTATGTTTATGCTATATCAAATGATATTTCAACTCGCAACCATTGTAAAGTAGAAGCTGAAGTAGTTATATATAACGGCTTTAGATTTGAGATTGGAAAATATTATATTAATACAAATGGACTTAAAGTTCATGTACTTTGCTCTGCTAAAACTACTTCTTATGGAAAATGTTTTATAGCAGAGTCCAATATTGATGATATGCTTTTACCATTAAGAATGACTGAAGAAGGTACAATAGGCTTTAGAGAAATTACTAAAGAAGATTGGTTAGTAGATTTTGCCATACCTTCGGCGGCACCAATAATAACGAAAGGAGAAGGAGATGCCTAAGTTTATTTCAGACCAAAATGAAAACATTGTAAATAAAATTAGACAGTGTATGGAACTGTCTAGAAAAGCTGGTACTCCAGAAGAAAGTCAAGGGGCCTTATTAAAGGCTCAAGAACTTATGGTTAAATATAACATAGATCTCGAAGGAATAAAGGAATCTGAAAAAGAAAAAGAAGTAAAAGAAATAATCGATGAAGAATTTACACCAATAAAAAGAAATCACTGGTGGGTGAAACAATTGGCATATATTATTGCTGAAAATTTTAAATGCACTTCGTATATTGTAAATTTTTATAATGCTAATTGTATTCATATGATAGGATTAAAAGAAGACGTCGAAATTGCAAGAGAAGTATTTAGTTACGCCGGATTCGAAATTGATAAGTTTTCAAAACAATACGCTAAAGAAAAAGCAGACTCTTCATTCTTTTTTAATGATAGATCATTTAAAAACGGTATTATAAATGATTATATAAAGGGCTATTTAAATGGTCTTAATAAAAAGTTTAAATCGCAAGTTGAAGAAAATGGGTGGGGATTAATTATAGTAAAAGATGCTTTAGTAGTAAGAGCAGTTGAAGATTTAAGTTTGGCTAAACCTTCAAAACCTGCTCCAGTAAATAGGACTGGAAATAAAGACGCTTATAGGACTGGTCTTAAAGATGGTCAAAATTTTGGAAGAAAGATAGGTGATTAAATTGCTTGAGCCTATTCATTTAATTTTCGCTGGAGACAATCATTACGATCTTAAAACTGAAGGTATCGATAGAAATATCGACATTAGCAATGCTAAGCAACAAGCTATAAAATATGCTGTTGAATTAAAAGAGTCAGGAGTTGAAGTATATTTTATAGAACCAGGAGATATATTTCATGGCGTAAGACCTAGAGCTGAATCTATTGCATTAGCTATTTCAGATTATAAGCAATTAGATTCTGAAGGGATTCCAACTTACCTTGTTGCTGGTAATCACGATGTAATTGATGAACGTGGTAAAACATCCGCTTTAGAACCTATTATAGCAGCTCAATTTTCAATGCTTAATGTATATCATGACATCGAATTAGTTAAAATTAGAGAAGGTCTAAATTTAATAACATTGCCTCATATATCAAAAGCTCGAGCTGCTGAGGAAGGTTATAAAAATGTTCAAGAATTTATTGATCATAAATCTGCTTTAATAGAAAAACGTCTTAATCCAGAAGAGTATAATATTGTAATAGGACATCTTAATATTACCGGTGCTACAGTCGGAACTGAAGAATTTATGATAAAAGGTGCTCATGAAGATTTTCCCAATGTTTTAAGAAAAAGCTCAAAAATAAGTTATATTTTTAATGGACATTATCATAAAGCACAGATTATATCTAATCCAGATGGTGCTCCAATTATAATTACTGGAAGTATATCAATTAATGACTTTGGAGAAAGGACTGAGACTAAAGCATTTTTTGATTTAGAGGTAGAAATATGATAAATGTCGGAGACAAAGTAATTATAAATTTCAAAGGTAAGAGAAGGGACAAATCTTATAATGGTATAGTTATTGCTTTAGTTTTAAACGATTATTTGATTTATAGTAATGGATTCACATGTTTATATAGTAAAAGCTCTCGTCATTATAAGGTTGAGAAATTAGGTGAAGACAATGGCTGAAAAATTAATTAAGAAAGTCAAAAAAACTATTGCAAAACCATCTCAAGAAAAAGGATTAATTGATGTATCAGTAATTCCAGGATTAAAGGCAATAGAAATAAGTACAAGAAAATTTACTCAATATGATTTAGATTTCACATATCCGGGATGTAAAATTGAATTTCCAGTCATAAGAGATTACGATTTAATAGATGCAATAGTTAAAGTAAATATTAAAATAAAAAGTGATGATATACATAAGATTAATATTAAAGAATTTGAAGAAATGCTAAAAGAAAAGGCATATGTAGTGAAACCTATAGTACCTCAGATATTAAAAACAAGAAGGGTCAGAATTAAAAAGCTTACTGCAGACTTACCACCTATAAAAGCAGTTGAAGTTTGGTTAATTGAAAAAGGTCATAAAGATGCTGATCAAATACTTTCTATTGCAGATGATATAATAAGAAAGATTGGTACTGTATGATAAGAAAAATAATTAAGAAAATAATAAAATCTTTTCAATGGCCTTGTAAAGACTGCGGTCATACTATCATAAAAGAAGAAAAATGGCTATGCACTGTGGCTAAAGGATGCTGTAGGAGAGATAATAATTTTGCTTGTTTTATAGATAAAGAAAAAATTTTACGGAGGTTATAAAGTGGATCTCAAAAGAATAGGTTGTCAATATTTTCTTCATTTTGGAGAATGGAGTGAAATAGTTTTTAACGAAGATCAGAATATAATTTCTATAATTGGAGAATGGCATAAAGAACCAAAAAGATCTAATCGATCTGGTAAATCCTCATTTGTAGAAATTATATTATATGTTCTTTATGGAAAAACAAGAGCTAAAAAAGAGATATCTTTAATAAATAAGAATTATCCAAATGAAAATATGTTTTGTGAGTTAGAGTTTGATGATGGTAATATCATTAAAAGAGGTAGAACACCAAGTAATGAAATAATTCTTGATTTTACCGGTTTCGAAGGCGCAGATAAAAAAGTTATTCAAGAAGAGATTGAAAAATATGTTGGTATGAATTATGAAGATTTTATAATGACTTCATTTTTTTTGCAAGGCGATATTCATACTTTTATGAATGCTGGACCAACTGGACAAAAGCAAATAATATCTAAATGGCTTGAAAAATCTTATTGGAAAAATTTTGAAAATGAAGCAAAAAATCGCTTGGAGGAAATACAAAAAGATATTAATAAACTTCAGCTTGTTATAGATGATAAGCCAGACCCTGATAGAGACGATCAAATAAAGGATCGAATTAATATATTAAAAAACGATTTGGAGTTGATAGAAAAGCAATTAGAAACCCTTAATAAGGCTATGGAGGGTTTAAATATTAAAATCCAAAAATATAATGATATAACAAATATACAAAAGTCTATCAAATCAATTAAGTCTGAAATTAGATCAATATCTAATGAGATTGATGAGTTTAATGAAGATATTGATGAAAAGAAAAAAGATGTACTTAAGGCAGAAAATAATGAGAAAAGATTATTAGAACTTAAAGATATAAATTCAGACTGTTTAAGTGATGCTAAAGATTCATTAGATATTGCTAATAAAAAACTTAAAGAAAAAAATCAAGAACTAGCCACTGCTAAAGCTGAATTTATATCCTTAAAAAATCAACATGATAATATAGATAAATTCGATAATATATGTCCTATTACAAAAAATCAGTGTACATCTTTAGATACTATTAAATCTTCTAAAAATGATTTAAGAAAAAAAGGTATTGCTAAAAATTTAGAAATTAAAAATATTGAATCTAAAATAGAAGTTTTAACAGGGAAATTGCAGGAAGAGCAAGAAAAATACGATGAAATTAAAGAACAATTACAAGAGATAAAATTAAGACAAAAAGAACCAACTAAAAAAGAAATATTAGATAAGATTAAATCTTTAAAAGATAAAATTGGTGCCAAAGAAAATTTGAAAAAACAAAAAGAATCTTTACTAAAAGAAGAAGAAGAAAAATTAAGTGAACTTGAGCAAATTGATATAGACAAATTAAAAAACGAAAAAAGTGTTACAAATTCAAAAATAGCTGATAATAAAAGCTCTCTTAATGATATTATAAATAATATAGCAAGGCAAGAAGCAGAGTTAAATATACTTAAGCAAAAGAGGCAAACTGCAATAAAAGCTGAAAAAGATATGAAAGAGCTATTGAAAAAGTATAGCATTCATAAATATGTTACATACATGTTTGGAAAAAATGGTATACCTTCAAATCAAATAGAGGCTTCATTTAATGAAATTGAAGAAGAAGCTAATTTGATTTTAGAAAAAATAAGTTCTGATATATCTTTAGAATTTACACCTGATAGAGAATTAGATTCATGGGAACCAAATTGCTTAGTTTGTGGAACACCTTTTCCTAAAAATTATAGAAAAACAACATGTCCTGAATGTGAAAATGAAAGACAAAGAAAAAAGAAAGATGAACTTGGTATAATTATTACCACCGGTGGAAATGAGATAGATTTTAATCTTGAATCTGGTGGAGGTCAAGTATTAATTTCAATTTCTATAAGATTAGCTTTTGTAAGATTGTTGCAAAGAAGAATTGGTGTTAATCTTAAATTAGTAGTTTTTGATGAAATATTTGGAATGCTTGATGAAGTTAACAGGCAACATATATTTAAACTTCTTGCAAAAACTTTAATTGATGATTTTGGTTTTAGTCAAATATTGGCAATATCTCATGAAGCTGAAATTAGGGATTCATTACCTTATGTGATTAAAGTTACAAAGTACGATAATTATTCTACATTCAATTGGGATTGAGGTGATTAGGTGTCAAAAAGAGGCTTTAAATGGGGAGTTAGTTTAAATTCAAACTATGGTGCTTTTTTATTAGGAGCTAATATTCATATTGGTAAATATAATAAAGGCGAAAGATATGGTTATATAACTATCTATTTAGGCTTTAAAACAGTGGTAGTTGGAAAGGATTATTTTTAATGGGATCTAAATTAATCAAAGAAAAAACGCAAGTTGTTGAGAAAGTATCTCCAGAAAAAGCAATAATTTTAGCTATAGACCCAAGTCTTAATGGTGCTGGTTTTATCAAAATGAAAAATTTTGAAGTTCTAGATTATTGGTTTTTCACTAATGTGGTAAAAAACAGTAAAGATCCACATGCGAGATTTAATAAAGAATTTGGTAGCAAAAGATTAAACAATATTTATGAATTTTACGAAGGATTACTTAAAAATCATAAATTTGATTATTGTGCTATTGAAGACTATGCATATGGTGCAAAATCAAATTCTGTATTTCAAATAGGTGGTCTTGGAGAAATGATAAGATTATCGACGTATCGTTCCGGAATACCTTATCGGGATTATGAACCTTCTAAAGTTAAAAAGTTTGCTACAGAAAAAGGAAACGCAGAAAAGTCGGAGATGGTTTTAGCAGCTTATAAAGCTGGATTTGATGTTGGAATGTACGGAAAAAATGGAGAAGATTTAGCTGACGCTTATTGGATAGGGGCTATGCTAACTACAGAATTATTTTTGCATAAAAATAAAGACTATATAGGAAGATTTACAAGAAAGCAGCAAGAAGTTTTTAGTGAAACATCTAAAGCTTATCCAATACCGCTTCTCAGTAGGCCTTTCTATAAATAATTTGGGGGCAAAATGATATGGCAAGGAAATGGTTTGTTGGTTATTTCTATAGTGGATATTTAGATCAGCTTATGAAGATATTTAATAGAAAAGAAGAATTTAGCGACGTTAGGATATGGAATCCACAGACTTATGAAGTGGTCGTTAAAGACGGTAAGAAGATTGAAATAACTTCCAATATGTTTGACAGCTATATACTTTTTGAATTTGAAGAAGGCTCTTTAATTTGGAAAAAGATAATAAAGTCAACGCCAATAATATCATTTCTTACCGATGACTCAAATAACCCTATTCCAATTACAGAGCAAGAAGTAATTCATATAAAGGAGATAGAATGTACAAGCAAAGTGGTTGATTATACTATACTTATTAATAAAAAAGTTATTGTTACGGCTGGACCTTTTGCAAATTTTACCGGAATGTGTAAGACAATAATAAAAAACAAATATAAAGCTAGGGTTTTCATAGAGATGTTTGGAATGGTTGAAAGAAGTGTCGAGATAAATCTTGAAGATCTTAAGTTAGCAGATCAGGAGTAGTTATGTCATGTGGAATATATGCTATAAAGTGCGTAGTAAATGGTAAAGCATATGTAGGAAGCAGTAAAAATATAGAGAGAAGATGGAAAGAGCATAAAGTATCTCTTAATAAGCAAGATAAAAAGAAATGCAATAAACTTCTTCTCTCTGATTGGATACGATATGGGCAAGATAAATTTACGTTAGAAATACTAGAAGAATGTTTGCCTCAATTTATCTTTAAAAAAGAAAATAACTGGATTGGTAAGCTAAATAGCAGAAGAGAAGGGTATAATATAAATGTAGCATATAATAATCGTCATAAAAAATAAGGGGATAGTTATGGCAAAATATTGTATTCATCCAGGAGTTACTATTAGCAAGAATGATGGTCAATTTCATTATATTTCTTCATCAAGACTTATAAGTTTATATGGGGTAAATCCATCCGATTGTATTATAAGTTCATGTGATGAAAGAAACCCCAAAAGATATCCAGAAAATATAATTCATTTATATCCAGATTATAAAGGTAATTATGATTTAAAGGAGGTTTTACGTGAAAATAATAGTCCTTGAAGGGATTGATAAATGTGGAAAAGCTACACAAACAAAAGAATTAGCTTTAAGATTGAGTCAAGCAGGATTTAAAACGCAAGCATCTGAATTTCATAGATATGATACACAGACCGGAAAAATGATTCAAGATTGGCTATTTGGAAAGTTTGAATGTGATACTTATACTATGGAATTAATTATGGCTGCAGACAAACAACTTCAACAGTATTGGTTTAATGAACTTGAAAATCAAGGATATGACTTTCTTATATTAGATAGGTATACATTAAGTCAAGAGATTTATGCAACATATAAAAAAGTAAATCAAATATGGTTATATTCTATAATGACATATTTGAAAAAACCTTATGCTGAAATATTAATAGATATTCCTGCTGAACTAAGTATGTCCAGAAAACCCAAATATGGTACCAATAATAATATTCAGGATGACAGGCATGAAAAGGATTATAATTTGCTAAACAGCGTTAGAGATCTTTATTTAAAGGCTTGTAATCATAATCATTTCGATATAAAACGGACAATAATTGATGGAACTCAGACAGTTGACAATGTCAGCGATGATATTTGGAATTATGTTAAAAATTTATTCAAAATATAAAATACGCGTTTACTTTTGCCAAAAACGTGATATTATTATATTATAACCACGGATTATTACCTTAACAGGCTGTCCAATATCCAAAGTGGATTAGCTACCCACGAATAATGGCATTCCTAGGTTGCATGGCTAAAGAGTCACTCGGCTCGAAAAGGTTCGAATCCTTTACATTAGTATTGGATAACCTGTTAAGGTAATAATACCAAAAAAATAATTTATTTTATAGGAGGATTTTATTATGGCAGGTATCGGTGATATCGCAAAGGCTGCTGGAGTTAAGTATGAGGCAGTATCCGCAACAATCGAAGGAATTAGATCTTTATTAATGCAGGGAGAAAAAATTACACTTCAGGATTTCGGTACATTTTATATCGATGTTCAGGACAAAAAAGTTGCTCGCAAGGTTGCTACCAGCGAAAAGATTGATGTTCCGGAGAAGTCCGTTCCCAAGTTCAGATTTAATTACACTTTCAAAGCAAAAGTCGCTGAAAAGGTTAAAGTCGATAAGGAAAAGCTTCAGAAGAAGAGGGAACGTAAAGCTAAGTATGATGCCAAGATGGCTGAAAAAGCCGGCACTAAGGCACCGACTGGTAAAAAATCTAAATAATTAAATAGCAGCAGGCCCACTTAAGGAGGTTGGTTATAGTACTAACCTCCTTTTTGCTTGTTAAATTTTGCCTAATAATATGTTTATTTTTGTCGTCAAAATGATATTATTATATTAGGACAAAAATAATTTAAGGATGGAATTATGACAAACTGGGACAAGAAAATTAGAAAAACAAATAGAAGAAAAGAAGCTAAAAATAAAAGGGCTTTATTTAATAAGAAATTTGATGAAAAATTTTATAAAATATACTCTAAATTATTAAAGATTTATTTTATAATAGTCTTTCTTATAATTTTATATATTGTATTTATTTCATTAGCTGGTGAGGCAAAGCTTGGTTTTTAAATGGAGGATATAAAGTGGAGAAAAAATATGATGTTGCAATAATAGATGGAAACAATTTATTTTTTAAAGCATTTTCTGTTCATAAAGACTTTTCTGTAAAAATTTCAGGTAAAAAGGTTTTTACGGGTGGGACATATGGACTAATAGATATGTTAATAAATGTTAAGAAAAATTATTTAAAAGAAGATTCTATAATAATAGTTTGTTGGGATAAAGGTCACAAAAGAAGATCTCTTATTTATCCGGAATACAAAGCTAATAGAAACAAAGATGAGTGGGAAGATTATGAAAATTTTAAAACTCAGATGGCACAAGCAAAATATGTATTGAGTTTTTTAGGAATACGCCAAGCTTCTAAAGATGGAGAAGAAGCAGACGATGTTTGTGGAACCCTGTCTAAGCTCCAAAAGGAAGCTGGCAAGGAAGTTATATTGGTAAGTGCTGATAAGGATTACCAGCAGCTTCTAGATGACTCTGTCGACCTTTTGGCTAATAAAGGTCAAGGAAATATTAAACTTTGGGATGTTGAATCTTGGGAAAGATCTAAAGGGTATAATCCTAAATATTTTTCATATTTCTTAGCCTTAAGAGGAGATGATGGTGATAACATTCCGGGAGTAAAAGGCATAGGAGAAAAAACAGCAGATAAGTTTTTAAAAGAGAATTTTGAACTTATAGAAGCAATGATAGATCCTTCTAAAAAGTTTTTTCAAAGTGGAGCTACATACGAGGAACTTATACCAGAAAAGCAGTCTGCAGCTATGAAAAAACTTTTAGAAAATGTGGAAGATTTAAAACTGTCTTATGAATTAGCACTTATAGATAAGAATATAGAAGGTATTAAAGTTAAGAAAATCAAAAAAGATATGGATAAAATAGAGGAAATATTTGAAACTCTTAAATTTAATAGCTTTTTAGATCATAAATATTGGAGCATATTGGAGGTGTTATAATGCAAACAGTTTCTTCAAAGAATTTCGCAACAAAAGGAGATCTTGGATACATACCTTTAGAGGAAGCATTAGAACAATATAGTTTTGAAAGTCTTATTTTTTATGATAATGAAGACGAAGATGAAGAAACTAAGGAACAAAGATATAAATTGTTCCAAGAAATTGATGAATTAGCAAATAAGTATCTTAATATTAAAGAGCTATGCATTTATAATTTAGTAATACATGAAAACAAAAAAACTTCAGATATTGTAGAAATAATGAATTATAATAGCTGGAGAACGACTCAAAATTCTATTGAAAGAGTTTTTAAGATTTTAAAATTATATTATGAATTTTCAAAAATTGATCAAGAAGATTTGTCGTATGAAATTACTAGAAATTTTAGTAAATTTGAACAAAAGATTTTAAAATTTCTTGAAGATAGACTGACAATACAACAAATAAATGAAAAATTAGGAAAGAAAAAGTTTTGCTATACTAAAACACATTCTTTAATTAAAAACATAATGAGCAGGCTAGATGATATGGGCGGTAGCTGCAGACAGTTTTATAATTTCTTAAGTGAAATAAGAAAATTTAAAGATTCGTGTAATTTTGATGAAAAAGTTGATAATATCAAAATATTAAATGGAGGTAAATAGATGGAAGAAAGAATAAGCTGGGATAATTATTTCTTATTAATTTCTAAAGTAGTTTCCTCTAGAGCAACATGTTTTAGTGAACCTAAAGGAGCAGTAATTGTCGTAAATAAGAATATTGTATCTACCGGATATAATGGGGCTCCTAGCGGTATTAAAGATTGTAAGTATGGATATAAAGAGTGTAAAAAAAGATCATTAGGTTATGGTCATGGTACTGGGCATCATATATGTCTCGCGTCACATGCTGAAGCAAACGCAATTGATCATGCAGCTAAAAATGGAATTTCTATAAATGGTGGCACGCTATATTGCACTCATAAACCATGTTCTGAATGTGCAAAACACATTATTAATTCCGGAATAATAAGAGTAGTTTATATTAATGAATACGAATCAAACGCTTTTGAACTTTTTAATGAAGCCGGTATTGATTGTGTAAAGTCTAAAGATTTTGATTTAATTGAAATGTTAAATCAAATCAAATAAATTAATGGAGGTAATTATGGAAGTTGTAAAGAATTTTAGTGTAGTAACTCTTTGTGGAAGTACTAGATTTAAAGCGGAGTTTGCCGAAGTAGCAAAAAGGCTTACTTTAGCTGGAAATGTTGTTTTGATGCCAATATGTTATGAACATGCAGATGGTCTTGTTTATTCGGATCAAAATATTAAAAAGATGTTAACTAAGATGCATGCTCAAATGATTGATATGGCAGATGCTATTTTTGTCATAGACCCAGGTAACTATATTGGAGAATCAACAAAAGAAGAAATAGAATATGCCATCAGAAATAACAAAAAGATAATTTATTATTCAGCTATTTTTGATCAGAATGATGTAGATAAAATGTATAAATCAGGTAAAAGTCCTACTGAAGGAGGTTGCTGGTTTTGCAGTAACACTAAGAACGAAACTGAAAATTTATTATTTTCATTTGAGTTTGATACTTATGTACATGCTTCTTGTGTGCTTGAAAAAGAAAAAGAAGGCAATGGAGAAGCAGAAATAATTGCAAAAGAACTTAATCTTCCGGATATAAAAGCTGACGTAAAGCATGAATGCCATTGCTGCAGACGCAAAGAGGATTGTACAGAAGATGAAAAAGATTATGGAACTCAGCACGATAATAATGAATGCTTTGAAGATGAAGAGGAGGATGTTTAATGAAAAGAAAAAGTATTATAGCATTAAGTGTAGTAGGTATTTTAGTCCTAATGTTATTCATTGGTTTAGCTGAAACTTGGTCACACAGAAATATTGCAGTAGACCTTGAAGAAAGAATTGCTGCTCAGTACAAATCAAATCAAAACAGTTATGATTCTATGTGGAAGAAATTCAAAGAATTGACTCAAGTAACAGAGCTTCAGGCAGATCAAATGAAAGATGTATATACTGATCTTATTTCGGGAAGGTATGAAGATTCTGATGTCTTGTTTAAAATGGTGACTGAAGATAATCCTGACATTAATACTTCAGTTTATACTCAGCTCCAACAGCAGATAGAAGCTGGCAGAAATTCATTTAAAAATGATCAGGATAAGATATTGGACATTATAAGAGAATATAATTCTAAAGTAAGAAAGTGGATTATAATGTCTGCAATTACCGGACGTACTAGAATCGATGAAAATAAATATATAGTTACTTCTAAGGAAACTCAAAATGCTTTTGATGAAAAACAAGCAGACGTTATTGATTTAACAGATTAGGAGGGTTTATGGTATTTATACCTTTTATTCTATTTTTATTGATTTTGATATTCTGCTTAATAAAGCTTAGTCTTAAGATTGAGTATTTTATAGGTGGGATTATTCTCGGTTTGATTCTTTTATTTGCCGTAATTGCTGCAGATGAAGTTGCTCAAACTACGGATACAGAAGTTTGGTCTGGATCAGTTATAGACTGGAAGCATACTGAAGAGTACGATGAAAAGGTTTACGAAAAGGATAAAGATGGAAATGTAACTGGATATCATTATGATCATCATTATGCTGAAAATAAGATTAAAACTTCAGATAATGGGTGGATAACTGTTAAAAAGTCTCCAGATGGTAAGAAATTTACAGATAAATGGCCAAACAAAACTTCTGAACTTAAGGAAATCTGGCCAGAAGGAACACCTACAGCATCATCTCATACTTATGTAAATAAAATTCAAGCTTCATATTCTATATATAAACACGAAGAAATTGATTTGGATCAATATAAAGATTTACCAAAATATCCAGATAAAACATATGATTATTTATATATAGATAGAATTGTTGGAGATTTTCCTAATGAACTTGAATCTAGAAAGCTTCTAGATCAATGGAATACTGAGTTAAATAAGTTTATCCCTGATCCTGAAAAACCCGGTAAGAATAGGTCTTGGAAGCAAGTAAACATTATATTTGTAAATGTTGGTCCTGGTAAATCAGTTGATTACGGATTCGCTCTCCAAGATTATTGGGAAGGTGGAAATAAAAATGATTTTGTAGTATCATTAAGTATGGAAAAAGATGGTACTATAAATTGGGTTTACCCCTTTAGCTGGAGTGAAGTAGAAATATTAAAAATAGAAGTTAGGGATTATATAACTAATTTAAAAGTAATTAATGATTTAAGTCCAATAATTGATAAAGTGAGTCAAATGGTTGCAGATAAATTCGAAAGAAAACAATTTGCTGATTATAATTATTTAAATATAGATGTAAGTAATGGTGCAATAGTTAGTATTTGGGTTTTATTTATTATTTTGTCTTTAGGAGCTATTACTATTTCGGTAAGAGAGTTTTAGCATTTAAAGTTTATATAGATCTTATTATAAAATAAAATTTCCTCTAATAGTTAATTTTTGAATCTTAATTGATATAATAAAATTAGGTCCAAATATAATTATTAGAGGAAATTTAGACTAAATACTAAATGGAGGTGCTAAATGTCAATATTAGATAGTAATAAGATGGTTAAGTACAGGGTTGTTGGAACTACACATAAAAACCCCAATGGTACTTCAAGGCAAGAAATTATTTCGCATTTGACCAAAGCTTCAAAAATTACTTTAGTAAGAGAGCCGGATAATGAGTATGATAAAAATGCTATTGCAGTCTATGCTAATGAAAAACAGATTGGATATTTAAGTTCTGCTTATGCAGCAACATTTGCTCCAAAAATTGATGCTGGAAGAAGATTCGAAGTAAATGTTGATACAATCGGGAGTAGAACAAGCAAGAAAAATGGACAATCTTGGTATATCAGTATAGAAATTAGATAAGCAGCTAAGTCAAGTCGCAAGTGAAAATTTGAGCAATTTGAATTGGAGGAAAATAAAATGTATAATTTTGTAAGAGTAAAAGATATCTTAGGAAAATGCAGAGAGTATGAAAAGACTCTTAACGAGTTTGAAAACGTTATAAGAATACAACTTAAGATGGCTGGCTCTAGTGAAAAAAGAGACTGGAAAGAAGCTGCTGTAAAATCTGAAAGTTCAGTGGTTAAGTGCTTATTTGAGGAATATAAATCTGTAAAAAGATTTTATCAGTTGTTTCTCGAGTCAGAATATACTGATAAAGATCAGCTTCTTCCGTGCTATCCTGAAGATGGAAATGAAAATGCAAATAGTGAGCAGTCTACATTAAATGGAACTTTAGAAACAGGAGAATAATAATGGCACAAAAAATTGTTAAAGCTAAAAGTAATTTAGACTTATTATCCTGGAGGCCTTTTATACCAATGGGTGCAGTTAAAGAACCATTGGATAAGTTAGATGCTTACATTGATAATCCGGACTATATAGCTGAAATTAAATATGACGGCTATAGAATGCCTTCATGGTTTTACCCTGATGTTATAAGGTTTACGACAAGAAGCATAGGCATAGAAACAGTTAGAAACGGTTCTCCATGGCCTACAGAAAGAACTGATAATATTCCACATTTAAAAATACTTAAGCATAATCATTATGGAACAATGCCAGATGGTGAGATATGGAAACCAAATAGTAGATCGCACGATATGACATCTATGATCGGAGGCCTGCCTGAAACATCATTGAATAATCAGATTGAAAAAGGTTTTGTTCATTATATGATGTATGATATAATACAGTATAAAGGTAAAGATCTTAGAGAAACTGGTTATTCTGAAAGAAGAAAAATTCTTGAAGATTTTTATCATGAAATGCTTCATATTAATCGTGATTGGTATTTTGAACATCCGGTAACTAAAGAAATACTTTGTAATAATATAGAAGATTATCTTCATATATCTCAGATAGTTTCATTTGAAGATAGAAGAGAAATTTGGGAATCTATTGTTGCAGCTGGAGGTGAAGGTATGGTTCTTAAACACAAGGATTCTTTATATTATGAAGGAAAAATAAGAGATGGTAAAGGCGAGCCTGCTAAAGTAAAAGCAAATAAAAAGAAAGGCATTCCTTTCACTCCTTGGGTCAAATGGAAGAAATATGATACATTCGATGTAGTAATCAAAGGATTTGAACCAGCAACTGTTGAATATACTGGTAAAGATCCTGCTAATCATCAATATTGGATGTCAGAATCTGGACATAAATTTCTTACAACTGGTTCGGAGGAGGCATATGATAGGGCTACATCTTATGGCGAACCAGTTAAGCCTATAACTAAATTTCACTTTTATGGCTGGATTGGTTCTATTATTTTTGGTCAATATAAAGGCGAAGAACTTATAGAAGTTGGAAATACTTCTGGTATTACAGACGAAATGAGAGAAGAATTTACTAAAAATCCTGATAAATATATTGGTTTAGTTGCTGAAGTTGGAGCTATGGAAAGAGTACCAAAAACTGGAGCTTTACGTGAACCAAGATTTTTAAGGATACGTGATGATAAAAATGCCTTTGAATGTATAATTGAATAGGAGGAAATATGATAGAATTTAGATTTACTTGTGAAGGCAAAAATGATTTTGCAAAAGACAGAATAGATTTTAGACTTGAACCAGTGATGGAAGGAAGTATAGAAAATAATTATTTATTTGTAGGACCTCCAAAAGGTATGTTTAGATTATTTTCAGTCAATCCAGAAATTTCTGAACATATACAGATTGGTAAAGAATATATTGTATCTATATTGCCGGAAGAGCGAAGCATTGGAACTTGCAAACTTATGAAAAGACTTTTAGAAGTTCCAGGAGTGGAAGGTCTTCCAGATGATTCGATTGAAGAGTTGAGGCGGATTATTTGTGGAGAACATAATGGAAGTTGTGATGAGAGATATTCTGGTATTAAAAATTATATTCAAAAGGAGGTTAATCAATGTTAGAAAATCTCCTTTTTAGGAATGGATCTAAAAGAAAATTTGTAGTACTTAAGATAGCAGATCTTTTAAAATATATAAATTCACCTTTTAAACTTGCTATGCTAGAAAATGATATGCTTGATATTGTTGAAGGCAGAAAAAAAGATGGAAAGAATCCAGAAAATGAATATATTATAATAAATACAGACGAACCATATGCTAATGAAGTTATTGAAATTTTAAAAAAGAATGGGCATTGGGGATAATAAATATAAAATAGTATGTAAAGGCCTCGTACGAGGCCTTTTGATTATTTGCTAGCCATTTGCTCCTGAGCTTGTTTGATCATTTTTCTGACCATGTTTCCACCAATATAGCCATTCTCTCTAGCAGTAAGGTTTCCCTTATCAATCTTGTCGTAATCTGTTATTCCTAACTCATTGGCAATTTCAAGTTTCATTTTGTTTAAAGCTTCTCTTGCTTCAGGAATTTCAACTCTGTTTCTGCTTGACATAGTTTAAACCCTCCTTGAATTTAGTTATATGATTACGATAATATTATATCCTATATGAATCATTAATAAACTAGTAAAATTTGGTAAATTTATACCTGAAAGGCAACAAAATAACAATCGAGTTTCCTTATATTATATACGCGTTAAAATCGAATATCTGAACGCAGACTTAATGGAGATAAAAAGTATCAATCTTTAAAAATTGTTTTTAATAAAGGTTTTAATATTGACTCAATGATGATATAATATAAATAAATTAATAAATGGAGGATTTAAAGATGAGTTATATACAGCAAAAATTATTAGCAAGAGATAGTGATGAATGTAAGTTAATAAGCTTTACAGATTGGCTTGCTAATAACATAGAAAAGATGGGGGTCCAGGTTAACGAAAGTGATTTTATTGATGGAACTTATGATTTATCGTTTCAGGAAAAAACAAATTCGTTTGTTTTAGAAATAAACACACCTAACGAAGAATTTGCAAATGAAGCTAAAATAGAATTACAAAGACTAAGTGTTGATGAAATTAGGATGCTTGGTGTTGTAAAAGAACTAGGAGTGGTTTGATGAAATATTGTGCAGAGCTTAGTTGGCTAGAAATTATAACGACACATCAATTTCTAGCCATGTTATATAAGAAAAAATATAAAATCGAAAGTATCCCAGAAAGAGATATACCAAAATTTACATCAAAAAAGATGATGTTTGTATATCAAGCTTTTGCAGATGCTTGTACATTTTATGATATAACCGGATTAGAATATTTAAACATTAAAAAAATTAAAGCAGAAGAAAAAAATGGTATTTGGAACTTTAAATACAAATATAAAAAAGGATTATTTGCTGAATATAATGAGATAAAAGATTATGATGAAAATTGGGAAGAAAAAATAAAGGAAGAAGAACTTAAAAGAAAAGAAGCTAAAAAAGAACAAGAAAGAAAAAGAAAAGAAGATGAAAGAAGAATAAAAAGAATATCGAGAGGAAGATAAGATGTTAATGATCGAAGAAATTAAAAACGGAGAAAATGAAGAAATAGATAATTTGAAAAGTATGTTTAAAGATAATTTCGGAAAACTTTCAAATAATGATGAAAAAACTATTGAATTTTATTATAATATGGGATTGGTGAGGGGAATTAATGCTTATACATATATTGAAGAAGCTATAAAAAGAGCATCAATGAAACAAAACCTTTCTAAACCAATCAGCTATATAGCAAGTCTTTGCAAGAGCTTTTATAAGCATGGTCTATTTTATCAACCTTCAAATGAAGAAACAGATATCATTAATTATATCGAGAGCAAAATTGGTGAAATAAGCAATGACAATAAAAAATTAATACAAACAGCTATTTCAACATCCGGATGTGTAAGAGTAATGTCTGGAGCTTCTGAAGTTCTTAATAATTCAAAATTGCAAAATATGATTATTGAAGAAATTTTACTGAAAGTTGTAGAAATTTGGGAAAATAAATAATGATGCTTTAGACAGTCATTAGAACTTTTATTTTATTTATGGTATTTTTACCTTAAAGCATAATTTAAATACTCTATTTAGGGTCTAAAATAGGCTTAATTATATCAATAATTAGTTTTTATAAACATTAAATATAATTTTTAATTCTGAATAAAAAGATATTTACAAATAGAGTATAGAATATTATAATTAAACTGTAAGGTTAAATAAATCAAATGGAGGTTATTAAATGGCTAATACTAAAGCAACAAATAAAAGTAATAAAGCTAAAGCAAATACCAATCAGAAAAAGCAAGAATCTAAAGAAGTAATTAAACCTGCAGATCAATCTTTAGAATCTAAAGAGGTTGTAGAAGAAGTTACAAAAGAGGTTACAGAAGTTAAAGAAGAAATTGTAGAAGAAAAGAAAGATACTGAGACTAAAACTGATAACAAAAAATTAACAGAAGAAGAAAAAGAGAAAGTCAAAAAGGAAGCAGAAGCTGCTCAAAAACTATATGATGCTATTCTTTTGGAAATTGAAAAAATTATTCCAAAAGATAAGTTTAAAAGCAAAACAAATAATTCTGGAGTAACATTCTTTGGTACTGAAGGTACTAGGGCATTTAAAGTAGTAAAAGCAAAGAAAGGTGTTAAGCTTGAACTTAATGTTCCGGTATCTAAAGTTGAAAACTTAACAATATTAACAGAAAAAGAGGCTTCTGAAAAGCATATGGGAACTTGTAGATGGATTTATATTGGAGATGATATCAAAACTATAAAAAATCTAATAAAGGAAGCTGTTGAAAAATACGAACCTAAAAAACGTTCTGATTCTAAAGAAGAAAAGGATAAAAGGGAAGCTAAAGAAAAAGAAACTAAAGAAAGTAAAGAATAAATATAAGGGCTGTGTTATCGAGGAGCATTCCTCAATTGTAAACATTCAATTTTTCTTCTTAAAGTCCAAGAGAATTTGGTCAATGCTCTTGGATAACACAGCCCAAATTTTAAGGTCTATTTAATGGACCTTTTTATTTTTGAGTTAATTTGTATTTTCTATATGATATAATATAAAATAGGTGATTAAAAGTATTTTACAATTTGAGAATAGAATGGTATAATTTATATATAAACTTAAGGAGGAATTTAAAATTGAGTGATGTTTTAAAAGAAACATTCGATAATTTATTTAATAATCTTGATACTTATGAAGTAATGCCTAAAATGGTAGAAAAAGTAACAAGTGATGTTATTCATTCTGAATTTGATGGAATGAAAGAACATAGTATTTGTTACCATATATCCGGAATGGTAGATATAATTTTAGCTGCTAAACAGTCATTAAGTTTATTAGTTATAGAATCAAAAATATTAGATATAGATTTAGAATCCGAAATGGATGCAGAACAGTATCTAAAATTAACAAAACTGATTGATGCATTTAAAAAGAATGATTGCATTTGTGAAAATGTAGAATCAAAAGAAATTTCAAATGGTTATTTCGAAGTAAGATGTAAAGACTGTGGCCGAACTTGGGTTGATGGTTGAACATAGAAAAAATAATAGGAGGTATAAGATGGTAAAGAAAATTTTAATTGCACCTCATCCAATCCTTAAAAAAGTATGCGAAGAAGTACAGGATTTTAATGAGGAAGTAAAAACCGAAGCATTAGATTTAGAGGAAACATTAAAAGCTAACTTAAGAAAAGCAGTAGGACTTGCAGCCAGTCAAATAGGTTATATACATAGAATCATAGCATTTATGGATCTTAAAGATGGAAATGTAATATCTATGATTAATCCGGTAATAACTTATTATTCTAAAGATGATATGATTCATGAATTTGAAGCCTGTGTGAGTTATCCAGGCAAGAGGAAAAAGATATATAGAGCTAAAGAAATTGTAGTTGAAGGATATTCTCATTCTGGTGTTCCAATCAAATATTCAATGGAAGATTTACAGGCCAGGATAATACAGCATGAGGTTGATCATTTAAACGGCAAATGTAGAGTGTCTATGAGATAAGGAGGCAGCAATGAGAGTAAGTGGTAGAATGAAGAAAATTAAAAAGGAGGAGAAAAAGAATGCCAAGATTTGAAAAGAAAAATCGCAATGAGCCTACTGTACAAGAGCTTAAAGATTTATTTGAAAGAATGATTGATGATGGTATGGGAGATCATACAGTAAGACTATGGCATCAACCAAGCTGGCCATTTTTATTAAGTATTGGTAAAGTAGCTACAGTTTATGAAGAAGAGTTGGATGAAGATGATCCAGAGTATGATGAAAATGCAAATAAGTTTGTTTATCTTTGTGAAGGAAGACAGTTATGCTACGGACCTAAAAAAGATGAACTTGAAGAATATGGGGGTTGATTATGCAAAAAATCAAAAAACAAACTATGTCACAGCCAGTACAAGTAGCTCAACAAAAGAAATCGTCAGCAATCAATAGATCTGAAAGGCCTACTGCTAAATCAAGTGGCTCTCTTTCTGGTTTGATTGATAACGCAAAGAAAGCTTTAAAAAAGGCCGGTTTCAAGGCACAAGCTGATGAAATGGAAGACAGGTGCTTAGATTCTGGAGACTATGATGAAGTGCTTTCTATCTTAAATGAATATGTAATTATTGATGATTAATAATCTAAGGATTGGCTAACAACCAATCCTTTCTTTTTAAAAAGTAATTTACAAAATGATTCTATTATATTATAATTATATTATAAACAAAGGAAAGGAAAGGTATAAGATAATGGGAAATTACGAAGCAGTTATTTTTAAAAACAATCAAGTAAGAATGGTAGGGGAGGTGATATCTGATTTTAGTTATAGTCATGTAACATTTGGTGAAGGTTTTTATGTAGTTAATGTAGCCGTTGAAAGATTAAGTACATATGTGGATATTATACCGGTTATGGTATCTGAGCGGTTAGTAGATATAAAAAATGACTTTAAAGGTCTTTGGGTAGAAATTACCGGACAGTTTAGATCTTACAGTAACCATGAAGATGGTAAAAATAAGTTAGTTCTTTCAGTATTTGCCAGAGAGTTTAAAGAGGCGGCTGAGGAGCTTAAAGTTGCTAATTCAATTTTTATAGATGGGTTTGTCTGCAAGCCTCCTATTTATAGAAAGACTCCTCTTGGAAGAGAAATTTCTGACTTGTTAATTGCGGTTAACAGGCCTTATGGTAAAAGTGATTATATTCCATGTGTCTGCTGGGGAAGAGATGCAAGATTTGCGGAAAATCTTATAGTTGGTGACAGGATAGCAGTAAATGGAAGAATCCAATGCAGAGAATATATTAAAAAACTTGAGAATGACATTGCAGAAACAAGAATAGCTTATGAAGTATCAGCGGCTACTATTGCATATTCTGTTGGAGAGGAGTAACATGGAAGGTGATTTTCTTTGGGAGCAATGGTGTATTAAAAACAATCTCCCTAAAACTTATGAAGAAATGAAAAAGTCTTATTGTAATATATCTACTGAACTTGCTGATGAAGTTTGGGATAGCCAGTTAGATAAATATGCAAGAGATGGTTCTAAAAAAATAATAAGGTATTGTGATTCTGATCATCTTGCTTTTGTTTATGATTTATATAAAACTACAGAAAAGGCTGGAATATCTGTAATCACAATAGACGATAAAAATCTTTGCAAGTATTTTGTCGTTGCAACTCTAAATAATGAGAGTTTTGTAATCAACATTACAGATATGGATGCAATCGATAAACCAAGGTTTATAGCTGGTGTATTATCAAATAATTTTACCGGAATTGATGGCATAGAAATTTATAAAAAGATATAGGAGGGATTATGGAAGTTTTATTAGCAATATTTTTCGCATTCATAATAGCTTTAGTATTTGGATATATTGCTAGTAGCATCGCAAGAGTATGGGGTCATATTAAATCTAGTGACCCCGACGGTGCTTCTGATGAATATATTGAATAATTAATGCATTGCAGGAGTTAATTTTAATTGTCTTGTTAATATAATAATATTTAGGAGGATAAAATGTCGAAAAGAATAGTAGAAGGTAGTATCTGTCAGAGAGGACAAGTATGGTGGATACCTGAAAATGAAAACGAAACAAGGAATGCTATAAATAATCCAAATAATAGTGTTACAGCAAAATCAAGAACATATCTTATAGTTTCTTGTAAAGAAAATAATGAAATGTCAACTACTATAAATTGTGTAGTGGTATCAACAAAAGCATTTGATTATTATCCTATGCATGTACCTTTTGAGTTTGGTGGTGTTCAGCAGATGGTACAATGTGAGCAGATAAGAACATTTGATATAAGAGAATTTACAAGATTAAAAGCATATTATAAATTCTCTTTAACACAAGCTTTAATGGATAGAGTTAATATTGCATTAATCGGTCAGCTTGAACTAAATAATTGCATCCCCGGTTATTCATCAATTATGAGCATGATCGAAAATATAGCTAAGATTAAAGCTGAGGAAATGAAGAATATGTACAGACAAGCAACTGAAGATGACGTTGCTGATCTTGCTGCTAAGGTTGAATCGATGCTTAAACCATCTGCAAATGATATTGTCAAAAAACCAGAAACCAAACCAGATGCTGTTTATGCTTCAAATAGCAGCAATAAAAGTGCTATCGAATATTCCAATTCAAAACATCAAACTAAGTCTGTATCAGGGTCTAACAATGTAACAAACAGGCAAAATCAGGTTGATAAGTTTAATAACAAATATGATAAGTCAAATAATGGAAATATCCAAAGCAGAGGTTTTAACACTGTTTTGCCTCCCGGATTTAAGCTGGAACCAGAAACAAAAACAGTAGAAACTAAAAAGCCTGAATCTATCCAAAAACAAACAGAAGAGAAAAAAGTTTCTAAACCTAATGGGAGAAATAGTTGGGATGAAAAAACCGTCAAACAATTCTTGGCAGACTGCGAAAAACTTTCTCCAGAAGAAATAGCTAGTACTTATAACTTAAAAGATAAAAAGACTGTATATCAATACAAGTATAAGTTTCAGCAGTTACAATTCTAGCAAAGGAGGAGGTTAAGATGAACCTCAGTCTACCAAAGGACAAACAACATCTAGTTATTAACAATATGCAACTAGTTTATCATATTGCAAGAAAGAATATTAAACCTCCACAAGATGAGTTTGAAGATTATGTTCAGGAGGGTATGATTGGTTTAATAAAAAGCGCTATAAGATTTGATGAATCGAGAGGTTATAGCTTCAGTACATATGCTTTTCCAGTAATTATAGGAGCTATGAAAAGATACAGAAGAGATAATACAATGGTAAGTATGCCAAGGAATCATTATTCAGATTATATTAGGATTGTTACTTATAAAAATTCTCATAAAGATGCACAAAAAGATGAAATAATTAAAGAACTTGGTTTAACAACATATAAATTTAAAGCAGCAATGCAATATTTTGACTGTGACAGTCTTGATAGAAATGTGAGCGATGATCTTAATAGTCCTGTAAGCATTGTTGATACAATATCAGGAGAAGATGCATATGAAGCTCTTCACGGGATGCTAGTTGAAGAAAGTATTATAGAGATATTAGAAAAAACTTTAAAATTTGCTTCAAAACAGCACAGAGCAGTATATGAAGAATTTTTCTATCCATTACTATTTGGAGAAAAGGTTTCTCAGATGGACATAGGAGCCAAATATGGAATATCCCAAGTTCAAGTCTCTAGAATAATTAATAAATATAATGAACTGCTTAAACAACATCTTGTATTTAATGAAATTTTATAAGGAGGCGGGTATGAAATTATTTAAGATTTTATATCTAAAAAAATGGTCTAAACCATATAAAACAGATATGTATATGTGGAAAAGTTTCTTTATATTAAAAAAGAAAGACAAAACTCCAAAGATAAATAGTAAGAAATATAAGAAATTCGAGAAACAGTTAACAAAATATGGATACGTTCTTGAACCAGTTATTGTTTCTCGCGAATCATTTTCATCAAGATATGTAATAAGAAATAATGTTGAAATTTATCATCTTCTTGCTAGTAAGGGCTTTGCAAAAATACCTATAAAAATAAAGAATAAAGAAAGGAATTCAAAATATGATCGAATCTATTCAGTTTATTAATTTCAAGGATAAAATAGAAGGTAAAGAAGGTATTGTAATTCTTGGAGCAGGAGGAGAATTACAAGAATGGGTTTCAGGTATTTGTTCCTTATTAAATGAGTCAGGAGTGACTAATGAAACTAATGAAGATCTCATTTTTCCGGAACAATACAAGCTTATTACAACCGGTGGCAGAACTGATCTTGCATTAGTAGTAAATTTTGATTTAGTTAGCGCTGGATTAGCAATATGGAGAATTAAATTTGGTGATTGTAGTTGGATATCTGATTACATCACAAATTATGCAAAACATCATTAAGGAGGTAATTATGCTTTGGCAATGGACACATCCTGACTTTACTTATAGTCATTCTTATGTATATTCGTTGTTATCTATGAAAACAAAATTTATAAAGGAAGGATATGATAAAATGTATACTGTTAAAAATTTTAAAACTAAAAAAGCACTCAAAGAGGCTGTAGCATCTGGTGAAGAGGTTACGTTATTTGCACCAGGTCTTGGAACTCCAAAAGAAAATGGAACTGAACATGTTGAAGGCCCTCATTATCCGGCAGCACATTCTTGGTATGCTGAAGTTGAAGTAAAAAATGGAAAGGTTATAAAGGTTAAATAAATGAAAAATGTAGGAAGACCTAGAAGATCTAAGTTCGATCCCTACATAGAAGAGATATCAGATCTGTTAAAGACTGGATTAAGTATTAATAAAGTTGCAGATCTGATATCAATTTATTTTGACGATCCAGTAGACATGAGTGCACTTTATGCTTTTGCTTATAGTAGAGGTTTGGATCGTAGAGTAACGCAGGGTGGAACTAATAAAAATTATTCAATACCAAATTGTAATAAATGTAAAGAATGTATCAAAGTGCTTAATACACATGATAGTGAAATGTTATTATGCTTTAAGGCTAAAAGATTGATTAGTAAAACATGTAAAACAAGTCCAATGTGGTGTGATAAAAGAAAATAAACTTAACAATTCCTAAATTCTATAGGATTTCGTCTTGTCTTATAGAATTTAGTTTATATAGATAATTAAGATAAGGAGGTTAAAATGAATGTATTAGGAATTATATTAATTATTCTATTTTTTTTAATGATGTTTGTCTATTTATTTGGAGCTGTTGGAGAAAAAGATCATGAATTAAGAAGACATTATATAATGGCGACATTAGTAACTGCAGTTATAATACTTATAATCTATTTTTTAGGAGGAAATTAACATGGATGGTAATACATACCAAGCATTAGCAATGAGAACAAATGATGGTAAAGCAGCAGAAAGGCTAAATGCTTACTTAGATAGTAGTAATTTTACTGATCCTGCCGGAATATTAAATGCAGCTCTTGGGTTAACTGGAGAAGTTGGTGAGCTTGAAGATATGATAAAGAAACATATCTTTCATCAAAAGCCTATTGACGAAGATCATGTAAAAAGAGAGATCGGAGATATTTGTTGGTACATTGCTATGGTATGCGAGTCTGCAGGATATGATTTAGATGAGATTATGCAGATGAATGTTGACAAACTGAGGGCAAGATATCCAGAGGGCTTTGACGTAGTTAGAGCCAATAACAGGGCTACTACTGATAATTAATTTAGACTGTCAATAGGGCGTTTTAATTTTTAAACGTAAATTAATATTACGAATATATTTGAGTTGCTTTAGACAGTCTCTAAAAAGGCTCAAATATATTCTAAATTAATCAGAGGAGGTTATATGGAAAAATATATTTTTGATTATAAGTCTAAGTCGCAGATATTATTCGAACATCCTTTAGATATTATAGTAGTTATAGAAGATTTAGTAAAAGATATTGGTAATTATAATGAAATTGCTGATTATCTTGATACCATCTACATACACGGTTTAACTTTATTAGAAATGACCTATGTATCCGGAGAAATTGCTAAGTTTCTTTCTCAAAAGAAAGTATCTACAGCAAGGATGCAATATATTTTGGAAGATAAATATAAAGATAAGGCAAAGTTAGAAAGTAATAATTATCAAAGTCTTAACCAAAAGTATTTTACAAATTGAAAATAGAGTGATATAATTTTATTATAAACAAAGGAAAGGAGATAATATTATGACTAAAAAAGCATATGAAGAAATTATGAAATTGCTTGAAAAAACATGCGGTTTTGATAATCTTATTATTATATATGATAAAATTATCAATTACTATGGTTCAACTGACATTGATGAGACTGGTAAGTTTATTAATGCTAAATTAAAACTTAATCAAAAAAATGATTTAAAAGAATTTAACGAATATGAAATGACTATAATGTATGATGGTGGTTATTTGTATTCGGTAATGAGCTGTGAATTCGGTTATCAGTCAAAAGATAAATTTATAGATAAGCTTGATTTTATTTTAAGAAAATATAATCTTTGCTATGAAGAATATGATAATGTTTCGTTAGTTGTTTGTAAGAATTAGGAGGTTAATATATGACACCACATGATAAGGAAAAGATGCTTTTAAAAGCTAAAAATGTAAAGGCATGCGATTTAGTTTTAGATACTTTAGATCTTGATGAATCTAAAGAAATTATCAAATTACTTTTATCAAGAATAAATTTATTTAATATTGCTAATGATATTTCAAACAAAAGAGTAGCATTAAATCATACTGCTATTGAATTGGAAGGACTTCCATATCCTGAAGAAATTATGGGACTAGTAAGGCAGGCATTAGGAGTCCCTGAAGATGATGACTCTAAAGATGAAAGAATTAAAAAAATGACAAAACACAATGTTTTTAGAAAAATACTTCAATGGGAAGGGATTGTAGGATATGAGTTTTATATTAAATCTTGGATAGAACAGATTTGGAATATCAGTTTTGACAGTCTGGAGGTATCTGATGAAAGGTAAAGCGGATGAGCCAGTAAAAGGTATTAGAGAATGTAAAGTTTGTGGAATGCCTATTTTAGCTAGAGGTAATACTCAGTATTGCGATAAGCATGGAGATAGTAGAAGAAAGAGCAGGAAAGCTGCAAGGGAGGCTAAGAAAAATGAAATATTTCAAAGTAAGGAAAAAAGATAAATCTGAGGTTCCTACGTATTATAAATTTGAAGATAAACTTGAAGTTACTAAAGAAGATTTAGAAGATATATGGGGAAAAGATTATGAAGTAAGAGAAATAGATGAAGATGTTTATAATGCTGGGCAGTTAATTGTTGAGCAAGGTCTTCAAAACTATGTAGATCTTGCAAATGATCTTGCAAAAGGTACTGCAAAACAAGTAACTATTGGTATAGACTTGGGGGTGCTTAATGATTAATCATTTAGTTGAAAGATGGGATTTAGTAGGTAATTGGTATATTATACCTCAGATATTATTAGAAGGATTCTTACTAGGGATGACTTTCTACTGTATGTACATACTGACTGCAAAATTAATAAAGAAAATTAAAGAAAAGAGGAGTAAATAATGCTAAAGTACTATTTGTTTGAAGTCGATGAGTATGAAGGAGTAGATTTTGTATCCGAACCACATGCATCTTATAAAGGTAAAAGAATTGATATTGATGCAGTTCCGGAAAGATCAATTACACTAGAGGAGTGGAAAGATGTAAGGGCTAATACTTGGGGTTTTGAAAAATTATATTCAAAACTATCAGATTCTGCATTCTTTGATGTTCTTGATAATCATTTAAAAAACTCATCTGGAAAAGCCTGTGGAACTTATGATTATTCAATTGAAAACAATTTGATACCAGAAATGAGGCATAGAATGGAATTATATTCTATGAAGAAAGCTTTTGATAAAACATGCAGAAGGATTGTAGGGGTAATAATGATGCAAGTTCCTATTATAATCTTAACAAGAGCTATATTAGAAATGCATCAAAGCCTACTAAGATCAGTTATAGAAATTGGTTCTGCAGTATTAATATATTTCTTGTTAGACTTAAGACAATATTTGAAAGGTAGATTTAGAAAATGGAAGAAATAAAAATACCAGAAATTTTGTATCATGCAACCTGGGAAGAAAATGTTATGTCTATATTCTTAGAAGGTTTGAAGCCAGGATTTGATGGTTTAAATTATCTATGCGATAAGCAAGAAGATGCTGCTAAATTTTTAGTATTAAAAATACAGCCTGGAAAACAGCTTGTAGTTCTTAAAATATATACTAAAAATTTAGATAAAGAATTATTTGACTATGGGTTTGATCATAATCCTAATTTCTTTGGAAATCTAAATGTATTAACTTATAAAGGTATTATAAGTAAAGATCATATAAGTTCACTTTATACAAAATATGAATTTGGAGGTAAGAAATGATAAATAATTTTAGAGGAAATTATGGCTTTTTAAGTAATTTTTACAAAGGAAAAGTAATGTTTGAAGGTTTAGAATATGATTGCAGAGAAAATGCATTTCAAGCTTCTAAAACTACAGATGAAGAAAAAAGAAAGTCATTACAACATGTTAATCCAGTTGTAGCAAAGCGGTTTGGTAGAGTAGTTAAGCTCAGACAAAATTGGGAAAGAATAAAGTATAGAAATATGTATCTTATAGTATTTGACTGTTTTAAAAGGAATGATAACTTAAGACAATTACTTATTGATACCGGTGATGAAGAGCTGGTTGAAGAAAATACTTGGGGAGATACTTATTGGGGAGTTTGTAATGGCAAAGGTGAAAACAAACTTGGTGAAATACTAATGAGAGTTAGAGATTATCATAATGGATTGATTGACTTTAAGTTCATTGATGATGAACTTAACTATGTCAATAGTTGCTGGCCGTCAGAACCATTATTACATAGGGTAAAAGATGATAGAAAATATTTATCAAGGTCTGAATCTTTTACCCTAATTGATAGAAAATGTAAATCAAGAGTTATTGCATTTGAAGAAATAGATGCCTGGTTTCATGATGAGAATTATATTGATTGTGGGCATGATTGTGATATATGTTTGACTCCAATTTGCTAAACAGAACCTCTAAATATAAATTATACCATTCTAATAATATTTGATTTTACAATTTGAGAATAGAATGGTATAATTTATATATAATAATTAAGGAGGTTGTAAAATGAGCATTGATGATATTTTAGAAAATTTCTTTGAAGAAGAGGTTGAGATTAAAAAAAGCTTATCACAAGAAGAAGTAAAAAAAGCTTATAATAAAAGTACTAATATAAAGTTTTATAAAGGAGAACGTAAAGATTTAACTTATATAGGTTTAATTTTTGAGACTTATCAAGATATAAATATTTACGTTGATCAAGAAAATAACTACTGGGCTGATTATTTTAGTATAGGAGATTAAGGAGGTACTGTATGACTAATAAAGAAATTTATGCTGAAAGATTAGCAGATGGTATGAGAAGTGCAGGCCAAGAAAATTGGTCAAAAAATGATATTCAAGATTTATGTGAATTAGCTGGTATGTGGGATGAATGGTTAAAAGCAGAAACAACTGAGCAGGAACAAGAACTTGCTATAAAAGCTGCTAAAAAGCTAAATGTTAAGATTAGGCATTATGTTTTAATATGCAATAAATGTAAGAAAGAATTATCAAATAATGACAAAGTATTTTCTGCAGTTGGAGTTCATTTGTGCGAAAAATGTAATTCTGAATCTAATAGCAGAGTAAGTTTAGATATGATTTTAAGCAAAATAGAGAAAGGAACAATCTAATGAAAATAAAACCAATGTTTGCATGGTATGATTTTTGGATCGGTTTATTCTATGATAAAAATAAAAAAATTCTTTATGTATTCCCAATACCAATGTTTGGCATAAAGATAGAGTTTAGGAGATAATATGCTAAGTATAAATTTACCATGTCTTGGATATAGAGCTGACTTTGGACCAGATGGTTATGAATATGATTGTGAGTATGGAACTGGTATTCCATGTGAAGATTGTGTTTGTTGTCTTGATGCTTGTGGCTATACAGATCCAAGAAATGATAAAGAAATAAATTTTCTATTCAAAATTATTCAAAGAAGAAGATCTAAAAAATATTGGAAAATCAAAAAGGAAGGAGTATATGATGATATTTTCGGAGATAATAAAAACTTCAGTAAAATCACAAGAAAGTATTTACAACCTAGTAAGCAAGGTAGAAGAAGAATGCAACTCTTTAAAAGAACAAGGAAATAGGATAATATCTATAAGTATTCAAGGAAGCAGGGCAATAATATTTGCAGAAAAAGAAGAGGAACTATATCATCCGGCAACTAGGTTCGATTTATTTAAAGAAAATATGTCTAAGCTTCTTGATAAATGGAGAAAGGAGAAGAAAATCAATTTTGAAGTAGAAAATTATGTCGAAATGCTTGACATATTAAGAAATGTAATTGAAGTTGAGAAGCTTGTATACATACAAACTGAACGCTGGCAAGATAGATGCAGCTCTTGTTTCTCATTTGAATTAAAATCTTGCAGATGTAAGAATATAGCAAGTAAGTATTATATGATGTTTATAGATGAGCCATATAATACTAATTGTGATGGTTATTCATTTGTTTGTTCCCGGCATGATAAGATCTGTAAATATGCTGTTTATCAAAGTGGTCAATATACATGTGGAGCTAAAGCTGGTAATACAAAACCTTGTGGAAGATAATAAGCCTGCCAGATAATTTAGAATTTATCAAAGTAGGTATTATATCAAATATAAAATAAAAGAAATTTTCTAGGAGGTTTTAATGGAAAAAGAATTTGAATGTCCAGTTTGTAAGACTAAAATTACTAAAATTTATTACAACGACTTAGGCCATTTAGCAGAGGAGTTTTATTCATGTCATCATTGTGGATACGGATATCAGTATGCATATGGTAGTACTTTAGAATATGTAAATGGTAAAGAATTTAATTATGATTATAAAACAGATATAGATGAAAAAGTATTTAAAAACATAGCAGAGGAGATAAAATTATTGAAAACTTTAATAGAAAATCAAGATGAAGATTTAATTGCAGCTAGCAAATATTGGTCTGAAAAGTTAGAATATGTCAAATCAATTGCTTCAGAAAATAATCTGAATGTAGAAATAACAAATGAGTTTCTGTTTGATTTATATGATAATGGAGACAAAGAAGTTACAAAAGATGAAATTTTAAAAGAACTTAAACAAAATAGAAAGGAGTAATATAATGGATTATATGTATGCCTTGGCAAGTAGCAAAGCACAAGAATTTGAAGAACATACAAACAAAGAAGATTTAGAAGATATTAAAAAAGTGGCTAATAAATTTGACGACAATCAAAGACGATTAAAACAAATAAGCTCAAATCTTAATCAAAAGCGTTTTACAAAATGACTCTATTGTATTATAATTATATTATAAAATAAAGGAGGTTAAAATGTACGATCATTATGAAATTAATGTATCACTTCATGGAAGACATTTCTTTGCTACAGCATCAAGATCTATAACAGATACTGCAAAATTAACTGATGTTCTTAGTGTATTTGATATTGCTTTTCCAAAAGAATCTGGTTATGAAGTATCAATACATAAAATAGAAACAAGGGGAATACCAGTAAATATTGAAAACTTAAGAAAGGTAAAAGGTGAGTAATTATGAAATCTACAGGAATTGTAAGAAGAGTAGACGATTTAGGAAGAATCGTTATTCCTAAAGAATTAAGAAGATTAATGCTTGTTAAAGAAGGGGATCCTTTAGAAATTTTTACTGATAATGGTATAATATGTATGAGGAAATTCGATCCAATTCCATTATCACCGGACGATATTGATTTCATAATGAATGTAGTTTCATATGAAGATGCCGACGTTGATTCAAGAGAAAGAATTTTAAGCTTCCTCAAAAGCTTAAAGGAAAGCTTGATTATTTCAAACCAATATTGATAATTTAAACCAAGGCTAGAATTTTTCTAGCCTTGGAACAGCTGCATATAAAAGCTTTTACATATTAATTTACATTCAAATATAAAAGCTTGTTAGAAAAAGTTCTAGATATTAAGGAGGTATTATATGACAAGAAAAGAAATTGAAAAATTCGCATTAGGGCATCCATTTCCAACAGACTATGTAGAGATTCTTCTTAAGAAATATAACTATGATAAAGGCATAGTTAGAAAGATTTTATGTGGTCCTTCTGAAGATGTTATAAAAGAAGTACAGTCTATAATTAAAGATAAGTAGTTTAAATATGGGGGATGAGTAATGAAAGAATTCGAAAAGTTTGTTTTAGATAATATTGAGATCATAATGCCTGTAGTTTTGTTTTTAATTGCATTTCAGCTTGGTCAAGTAGTAGATATTATATCAGGAGATGAGATAGCTGGATCGATGGTGAGAATTGCTGTAGGGCTTGGTTCGGTTATCGCTTGGGACAAATATTATAAGAAAAGGAAGGGAAAGAAATGATATTAAGAATATTTTATATAATTAAAGATCTTATAGAAGAAATAGGAAATTTAGATAGGAAGATTTATGTATTAGAAAATTCTCCTAAAGATTTTTATATAAGTATTAGAAGTGATGCAACGCCACCCATAAGCGGTTATGAAATTTCTATATTGTTAAAATGCTATAAAGATATAAAAGAAAGAAAAACAAAAGAACTATACGAAAGATGGCCATCTTATACGGAATACAAGTTTGCAGATGTAGAAGAAATAGTAAATTCTATAAATGATTTAGAAGAAAAAATAAATACAATAAAAACATCTGACTATATCAGGTTATTTTGTGATTTTGGTACTGGTAAATTTTTATTCGATAATAAGTATTTAGATTTATTAAAAGATGCATTTGAAGCTGAGCAGGCAGAATTAATAAAGAAGCTTAGTTCATATTAAAAGAAAATGTTCTAGGGAGGTTATGGTGTGTTTAGAAAAGATTATGAGGCTGCAAAAGTAATAATGGATAGAGTTGAACTTCTTGAAAGAAGTATAGATAATTGGGAAAATGCAGTCAAATATAGTAATCCGAAATTAGAAAAACTTAAGATGAAAGAAATTGAAAAATGGAAAAAACAAGTTATGATGCTTATTGAAGAGCTTGATGAAATCTAAGGAGGTTAAGATATGATAGTAAATTTTTTACCATCACGCAATAAGTCTGAAAATGAAAAAGATTTAAATCGACAGATTAAAAAAGACATGGAAAGGTATATCAAGGATAGAGTTGACTATCAGAAAAATCATCTTGATACTACTGTAAAAGATTCTACAAGTCATCATTATGAAGAGTGGACTAAAGAAAATCAATCTAAAATAGAATATGCTCAAAGAATTTTAGATTGCATTACTCTGTATATGGATTCACTGCCAGATGAATGTGGTAATTGTGGAAGAAATTTAGAGGAATGCCAGTACTGTATAAGGATAGACAATTATGCAAACAATGGTAATCCGGAATATGAGGATTTATATTTCAGAGACAATGACTATGAAAGGGATGATTATGAAGATTAAGACAGGGAAAGCATTTCTATTAGATGGCGACAGATTCCTTTTAGGTACAATCAAAAGAAAAGGATTTAAGAAAGTATTTATGCCGGACCTAAGGTATAAATGTGGATTTGATTATCAATATCTTTATAGAGGAGATGTAGGTAGAATTATATTCTATGATGATGCGTTAGTGATAAATCTATCTAATGCTATTTTTGAACATCCAGACTGGTTCCAAGCAAGGAGGAATAAATAATGTTATCAAATGAAGAAAGAGCTTATTTAATTCATTTAGCAGATTCTGGTAATAAAGCTAATGATGTTATTAGAAAAGAAAATGATATCAAACAAATGATTGACTTCTTAGAAGGTGCTCTAAAAATAGAACCTCCAGTTTTAGAAGTTACAATAAAATATAAAGGGAGATGTATTGGGTTATCAAATCTGGTAGATATTCCTTTTGCACATGAAAAGATAAATGAAATAATTTCAAATGAATTAAAGGAATACAAAAGAGAAGATGGTGAACTTAAAATACCTAAGTCAATTGATCAAGATAGATTAAGGCAATATATTAACTCAATCACGGATAAATAAAGGAGTAAATAAATGGAATACCAAGAATTAAGATCTTTAAAAGCTAAGAAAGGAAATGCAGAATTAAAGAAAAGATTCTTAAAACAATGGTCTATAGCACATGGAGCATTACAACTTTGCATTATTCATGACCCTTATAACGTAAGAGAAGAATTAGAAAAAGAAATGCTTGATTTAGAATTAAAACTAAAACAAATTTGTCATTAAAGGAGAAAGGTTATATGACATTTGAAGATGCTAAGATGCAAGCCCAAAAGATTATCTATGTATATTGTACTAGAAAAGAACTAGAAATATACTGTAAAAGAAAAGGAATCTTAAAGTCATATGACCTTTCTAAAATAGATATAAAAGTATTACAGAAATATGCAATAAATAGATTCGCTAAGGAAATTCAAATCTATTTTAGAAAGATACAAGAAACTATAACTGTCAATCCACCGATAGAATGGAAGGAATAAATATGGAAGAATGTGAAGTATATTACAAACTGAATTGCTCTTGCAAAGATGGACATTGCAAAGAATATAAAGGCTACTGTGTGTTTGCAATACCAAAAGAAAAATGTAAGGAATGTAAAGAGAATCTAAATAAATGTGTCAATTGTACAAAAGAAGATAAGATACAAGATATACAAATTAACAAAGATATAGAAAACCTACAAGATGAATTTGCAGATATCCTATACAATCTTGAATCATCCGGTAAGATGAAAATGGAAGCATTAGATGAGATATTTTCTAAATCTATGGAAATAATCTCTAAATCCTATTGGCTAGGAAGAGAAGATAGACCTAAGATTCGAACTAAAGAATTAAATCTAAAACTGCAGAATAACTTCCAATCTGCCATCGTTAATTACCTCAATAAAGGAAGATAAATAAATTCTACATTCTACAAATAAAGCTCCAACGCCCCCTTCCCCTCAAAAAAATAAAATAAAAAGTAGCCCTTCAATATTAATGAATATATAGCAGATATAAAGGGCTACAATCTATATAATTAATAAATCTAATTCTATAAAACATCTAGACATATCAAAGCTAACCATTCTATTCCTCTACAATCTACATAATCAATAACCATAAGCTATAGTAATGATCCTCATGGTAACTAGATATAAGAATCAAATTGCATGAGAAAATGAGTATAGAGAACTGCTAGACTAGGTGCGAAGCCTGCGCGCAGAGTAGAGCGCTTTCGCAAGTGTACTACTCATATCCCCGGAGCTCTAGACTTCTAGAGCACTTGCGCGAGAGCACTGCGAGTCGCGTTATAGAGAGCTCGGCAATTAGAGCACTTGCGATTAGTCAGGAGTTCCCGTTGCCAGGGCCCTTATAGATCAGCTCTAAAGCTAATTGCTCTAAATAGATCTAAGCGCACTGCTCAAGTCTTTCTTTAAAAATAAGAACAGAGCTCTAGAATTAGAATTGAGCTCAAGATTACAGAGCAGCGCTCACGCGTCGCATTAGTGCACTACTCGCAATTTAGAGCTCAGTCATTCTACAGTCTAAGATTCAGTATGAGCTCTAAAAATATTGACAGAGCTCTGGACGGTTATAAGAGTGCTATTCTAAACTATGTGCTCTATAGAATTGATTAGAGCTCTGGTGGGCTTATTCAATAGCGTTCTATTGTTCTAAAAATAAGTATGCGCTCTAGCGAGCAACACCCACCCTGGCCCTATATATGGAAAATCAAAATTTCGACTCTAAAAATAAAGTATTTTACTTTAGAGGAATAGAATGGTATAATATATTCATAAGGATAAACCAAGGAGGTAGATATATAATGAAAGAATATGTTATATTTTATCGTAGTAGATATTTTCCTTTAGAAGGAATTAAAAAGAAGAAAGTTAAGGGATATAAATCTAAGCAAGATATAAGAAATAATTGGCATGATATCATCGGTACAGATGAATATACAATTAAAAAAATAGAGGAGGTAGATAAATATGGAAACACCATGTGATTATGGAGATTGCCCATTCAATGCCCAAGGTGGATATGATTGTAGAAACTATTGTGGATTAGGTGTAGATGAAAATGACTATCCAGAGGAGGAAGAAATAATGTCTAGATGTGATAATTGTGGTGGAGAAGATTGTGCTTGTTGTGAAGTATTTATAGAGGAGCAAGAAGATATTAGAAGAGGAACTTTTTATGAAGATGGAGATATAGATCCATTCAATTACTTTAACGATAGAGATGATAGATATTAAGGAGGAAGAAGATTATGAATAAATTATTGAAGGTAAACGGTAGAGGTAAAAACGAAATGCTTCTTGAAGGTGAATCTATGGCAATGCTTAAGATCTGGGCCATGCAAAACACTAAAGGTAAAGCAAAATGCTACATAGCAGATAGTTCTAATAAAGTAGTTATGATTATAAGTGGTGTCCCTGGCAGCTTACCGACTATAGATAAGAATCCTCCAGAATTGTATCTAGAAAATGAAGACGAACAAGAAAAGGAGAATATATAATGGCAATAGTTGTAGAGGAAATAACTTTAATTAAGCTTCTAAAAAAGTTTATAAAGAATGCTCCAACTTATAGAAATAGTAGCAGAGTAGGAAATCAAAGATCTGATGCAACACTAGTTGCTACAGAATCATGTATATTCTACAAAGAAGAATATGACGAAGAAAATGGATTTCATGATGTTGAATATAAGATATTATTTCTATCTTGTTATGGAATAGAAATAAAAATCATGAAACAAAAAGAAGTTTATATACATGCTTACTGGGATGATGGCTGGAAATATGGAAACACTGAGCATACAAGATATAATGCTGGCAGAAAGTTTTCTAAAATATGTAATCAATTCATATTAAATATTTTAGAGACTGCTGAATATGTTTCTACTAATATAGATTCTGCATTCCAGTTTGAAACTAAAGAAGTTGATAAGTTAAAACACTATAAAAATGAAAGTCTGAATGATTTAAGCATAGTTAATTCCTCTAACATTTCTAGATAGTCGATCAACAGGCATCCATGTTATTTATCAGGATGCCTTTAGTTTGGCTGTCTATCAGAGTTCTAAATAGGCTTAAATATATTGGTAGTCAAGCTTAAGCCAGGGTATAAATAAGTATGCGCTCTAGCGACGAACATACACCCTGGCAACTGAGCTCTAGTCTGAAAATAAAGCGATTTACAAAACGTTTCTATTGTGATATAATTAAACTATAAATAAAGGAGGTGGCATTAATGAAGGTATTTAGATCTACAAATGTACTTGGCAAACAAAGTAATTTATATTTAGCGAGTTATGATGATGAAGGAAGAGTAGTCCTTACAAGCAGTATTAATGAGGCAAAGTACTTTGACTATACAAATGCTGGTCTTGCAAAAGAATATGCAGAAATTATTGGAGGTGTAATTCTTGGAGATGAGGGAATTGTAGTAGATCATATTCAAGAATATCAAGTAGTAATTACAGAAACAAGAAAAAGAGTAGTATCAGTATTTGCAGATTCTGAAGAAGTTGCTATAGATCTGGTAGCAAATGATTATGAGGATGAAAGGTTTGTACTGAATGACCAAGACTATATCGATGATTATACAATAAGAATTAAAGGAAAGGAGACACAGCAATGAAGTATGTAGTCAAATATACGAACCCTAATAATATTTTTAGAACAGAACCATATACTTTTGAAACAAGATCTAAAAAAGAATATAATGATTTCATTAAAAGAACTAATGAGTATCCAGGCAGCTACAATATAATCTCAGATGAAAGAGTTAGTGAAGCTAAAAAGAAATAAATCTGAAAATTCTTTAAATAAAGTTTTAAAAACCTATTTACAAATGTGGAAAGAAATGGTATAATTATATCATAATCAATCAAACAATTATAGGCCAAAGGCCAAGAAAGGTAAGGTATTAAAATGGATAAGAACGGTAAAGGTAAAGCTCAGGTTAAAGAGGAAGTTAAGAAAATCGAGGACAAATCTTTGGTAGATGCAAAGGCATCTGAAGCAAAACAGGAAGTTAAAGAAGCAGAAAAAGTAGAAGTAAAACAGGAAACTGAAACTCCTAATCCTCCGGCTGAAGAGCCTAAGCAGGAGCCCGCTGAACAAGCTCCAGAAAATTCAGATAAAAAATCTGAAGATAAGAAGGAAAGCCAGAAGCAGGAAGTTAAACCCACACTTACAGAATCAGAAAAAGCCCTCATGGCTATCCAGTCACTGATCAATCGAAATTCTAGTCTTAAGATCGTTCCTTCAGATTCTAAAACAGGAGTTAGTTACTTCACAGGCAAGAAGAGGCTTTGCAAACTGATCAAAACCAAAAGAGGAGTTACAATCGAAATCAATGTGGCATTATCCGAAGATCTTAAGAAGCTGCCTGGCATGGAAAATATCTCAGCCACTACTGCATATAAGAAGCATCTCGGAACTATGAAACACATCTACAAGGCCCCTGATTCTAAGCAGGTATCGGCTATCATGAAAGAAGCCATTGCATTATTCAAAGCAGAGATAGAGGCTGAAAAAGCTAAGGAGCAGGCTCAGGATACTAAAACTGCATAAAGCATTCTAAACTGGAAAGCCCGCAAGGGCTTTCTTTTTATGAAGAAGATCAGAGCTCGAAGTTTAGAGCCAGAGCCCAAGCGTCGCATTAGTAGAGCGCCCGCAATTTAGACGTCTGCTCTGAGTCCTTACAAATTTTGTATCTTTGCAGAGTATGAGCTCTGATTAAATGTATGCGCTCTAAAGTTATGACAGAGCTCTGGTCTTCTTAGTGCTCTACTTGTGACACCTTCCCTGGAAATGTACGAGCTCTGGAAGCTCTCGAAATTCTTGAAATAAAGAGATTTACAATAGAATGCATAGATGGTATAATAAGTATATAACCTAATAATAAGGAGGAACCTAAAATGAATGGCAGATATGCAATAGAGGAAGTTAAAAGTGGCAAGATGTTGACGGTACTCGGAGTTAATGTTGGACCAGGGATAACTAAGATACAGGGTAAGGAATATAATGTAGTTGAGGAGGTTGTTGGTTACCCGCTTGGAAGTTATGTAGTTAAGTTTTGGATTGATGGTGAAACCCCAGAAATATTGTATGAAATATTGAATCATTCTAAACTTGATAGCAAAGAAAAATGGGCTGAAGATTTATATGTAATGGAACTCAAAAGATTAAGATAAGGAGGTACATAAATTGAAAAGTTATTTATTAGATGAAATAGAGGTAGGTGAAGAATTAATCGTCATCAGTAGGGTCTCCCAAGGTAAAAGGGAGATCCAAGGCGAGAAATATCTTCTTACACATAAAGTTTATGGACTGCCAATGGCACCTTACATAGCAAAGCTATGGATAGATGAGCAGACTGTAGTAAAGGCTTATCAGATTCTTGACTATGCAGATATAGACAAGGAATCATGGACTAAAGACTTGATTATACTAAAACTAAAACGAGTTAAATAGGAGGACTTAATATGTCAACATTAAAAGCACCGGCAAGGAAGATGGTAATAACTGGAATTGGATTTTTCATGGAAAAGAAGACTTGGGAACAGTGGTATTCAGAACTTCAAAATAAACCTTGTATTAAATGTGGAACTACAAAGAAATTTGTTGATTATATATCAGAAGATGGTAGAAATAATTATGTAATTAAATGTTGTCATTGCAATCATAATATAAAAAGTATACCAGATTAATAAAAAGGCATTTACAAAGGTATTCTAATATGATATAATTATACTATAAAATAAAGGAGGCAATAAAATGGATAACGTATTAGAGACAATCGATTATGGTGAAATTCCTATCGAAAAAAGTAGAACAATGTTTGATGATGTAATTGATGGTATTGATGCAAATGATGGTACTTATACAATTTGCCAAGCTGCAGAAGGATATATCTTTGCAGTAAAGGATAAGGAGGAATTAAAATGACAGATAGGGAATTAGGCTATAAGTTTATGGAAGATGAAAGAGTTACTAAGTTTCTGGAGGATATGGGATTAGGTCTTGAAACTATAGATCTTGATGAATTTTACAGAGGATCTTTTGATAGAATAAAGGAGGCATTAAATGAAAAAGAATAACATAATAAGATTTGCTATCGGTGTTCTGGTAGCTACGGCTTTGATCACTACTCATTATGTAAGTGCTAAAGAAAAAGAAATCCATACATTTGAAAATGTAGCAATCTATTACAGCGAAGGTTATATAATCGATGAGGATGGAGATAGATTCGAAGTTAAGTTCGACTGTCCAAATGATACTGTAATTTCAGTCACCTATGATAACCAAAACACAGTTACAAGATTAGATGATATTCCAATTAGGTTCGAAATATTAAAATAAAAAATCTTTGGTAGAAGGCTCTTCGGGGCCTTCTTTTATTATGCTAAGAATGAGCTCTGCAGAACGACACCTCCTCTGGCATTAGTGCTCTAGCTTAGCTAGACACTCTGAAAATAAAAGATACATATTTTGTAAAAACCTATTTACAATTGTATTCTATTGTTATATAATATAATTACCAAATAATGGTAATGGAATAAGAATATACATAAGGGGAGAAAAGGAAATGTTTAAATCATTAGTATCAGTATTTTCTAAAAGGAACAACAAGCTCGAGGAGGAGTTAGTAGAAGAGACAATCAAATTACTAGGAAATTTATCCGACATGAAGAAGCAAGGGAAAATTACAGAAGCAGTTTATAGAGTGGAAATAGAAAAGAAAATTTCTGCACTCAAATCCTTAAACTTAACATACGAAAGAATAATAAACAGTGTTGAGCTTAAGGAGGTAGCTGCGAGCAATGAAAGAGATAATAATTGATCTTATTAATTCCGGTGCTAATGGTTTGATCTGGTGTGTAGAAATGGTTGACAAGTTCCTTTTATTCTGTAAGTCAGTACATATTAATTTTACTTTTTATGATGTTATAATGATGCTTTTGTTAGCAGCTATTGTATATTTTGTAGGCAAAAAGGTAATAATTAAACTATTATCATTTAAATATAAACGATCTAGAAGCAGGTTAGAAGCTCGTA